CACATCCACTACAAATACACAAGGACAGTATTCTTTTTCACAACCTATAGTAAGTGGAGACGAGTGGTATATTGAAGTTGTAATTCCAACAACAACCTCGAACTTATCTTCTGTTGATTTTATCGGTATTGATGATGTGGTATTACAACGAACACCCATTAAGTCTATACATTATCACAAATATGAAGTGAGTGGAGATAATCTTATTACAATTAATGATATTTATACTATATCAAGAAGAATAAACGGATTAAATTATACAAAAAGAACTTTGTTATTTACTGAACCACAATGGACTAGTCTAAACACTGGAACTTTAGATCTTAGGAGTTCAATACCCGGTGTTTTGAATACCTACACATTCACACCGAGTGCGGGTGGAACCACTAATCTGTATGTTCTATCACCAGGATTTACAAATCAATCAACTTTAAATTATTAAATATGGATACATTAATATGTTATTTTATATCGAGTGTAATGACCCTTGCACATATAAATGGAGTACCTGATACCAAATTAACGTATGGTGCTAAACAAATTGTTACAGAATTAGTCAACGAAAAATATACACTTTGTGACGATGGTAGACCAATTACTGTTGAGATATTATCTATTGAGGCACCAACAAAAGGTATACGGGTAGGCCCATTTGAATTTAAACAGAAAAAAACAATTGTTAAAACAAAAATCACAATGAATGGTGTTGATTATTATGGAGAAGGTTCAAATAAAACATCCGTATCTTCAACTATATTACAATTACAGGATGAAAATTTACCCTTTGAAAGAACTGAGTTTAGTTCAGCCTTAAGGAAAGCTTTATCAAATTCTTTTGGAAAAAATTAATTTTTGATAAGTCACTCTCAAAAGACTTATATTTTCAAATACTAATTTGGATTCTGGAAAATTCTATCGAGTTCGAGATTTTCAACATCACTTCTGGTAGTTTCAAAATCAATATTCCAGTCCCAATAATCTTTGTAATTATCGCCCATAATTTCATCTTCATTATTTGCAATTTGATTTTCAGTCGCAAAAGTTCCAAATTCATACTCATAATTTCCTCTTCTTCTTTCATATACTTTAAATGAAAACTCTAACGAAAATGAATTTTTTTCAGGAATAACAAAATTATTTTCATTGCATGTTGAGTTATTTAAATCATTTAGATTTAGATAAAGTAAATTCCATAAAAAAAAGAAGTATTGCCAGTCATCGTTATGTAAATTTCTGATATCTGGTAAGTCTAAGAATTTAAACCAAATACGTCTAAGTGTTGAATTACCAATTGAAATATCGTCTTCGTCCAAACCACCCAACTCACTTTCTTCAAAAAAATCATACAGTCTTTTTAAAATGTAAAAACACTCAGGCCTAGTTTTAAAAAATTCATTCATATAAATCCTCCTCTTTGTCTAATGTTAAATCGTCCATTGATACATCACTATTATCCACTTCTTCATCGCTGTAATCAGGATCATATACATATGGATTTGACCAATCTGGAATTAATTCCTCATAATTTTCATAATCTTGTAATTGAGTTTTTGTAATATATCCCTCATATTCAATAACATACTCACCATATTCGTGCCTATCTTCATCAACCTCCATATCTGCAGTATACTCTCTATATTTTGGTACAACAATATTTTCAACTGTAAGTTGTTTTTGATTCAACAAAATTATATTTTCACTAATACAATTCATTAAAAAGAAAAATACTTCATAGTTGTAATCTTTTAAACCAACAAACTTTGCAGTATTTACCCAAAAATTCCAATATGGACCTCTATGGATATCAATATCATCTGTTTCAAAATTTTCTGCGGTAACATTAAGTCTACGAGAAAATAAACTGTAGTACGCTCTCACAAATGTTACTAAACGTTCTTTTGTTGGGAATAATTTCAATATATCTTTTTTGCGAGTCATATCTTTAAATATCTCTATTTTTTCTTTTAAGATTATTAACTGAAACAACCCAAATATCCGTTACATTTTCATCTTTTACTTCAAAATCACGGTCGAATGATTCAATGTCTCTAAAAGAACCATCATTTTCAGCACCCCACAAAAAATAACTTTTTGCCTGTTCTGGATACAAAAAACCTGTTATTGGTACATCGTAATAACCACCCATTTTTGCGTCTGTTAGATATTCAACTACGACATTGAAATAATTTTTTTCAGGTTCTTTCAGATTACTCTCATTTACAAGATCAAATTTAACACCATGGTTTAGTTTAATTAATTTCATTGAATAATAGAAAAAATTGTTAAAAACAAAAGTATCTGATAAGTCAATTCCGTATTCTAATAAACTACTCTTCAGATTTTGTTCGGTTATAAATGTATCAAAGGTGCTATAATATTTACTATAAATAAACATATTAATATCCTCTAATTGTCCATATTCATCAAAATCATTTGGAAATCTGTTTAAAAAAAATGGATACAATTTTTTTAAATAGACCAAAACATCATTTCTTGAATTAAAAAAATTATAATCATTCATATATTTTTGGATCTATAGATTTTTTCTTTATAATATTTGAAATTGCCCAATCATCGTAACTTGTGTCACTGTATTCAACGTTAGTCAATTCAGGATCCATTTGTTGATATTCAAACCAATCTTTAAGTAGATGATAGTAACCATTATCAAGGTCGCCTTTGTCAGCATAACCGCTGTAAGGAACTTTATATTCATATCTGTTTCGACTATAGATAATATCATTTACTCTAACAGTAAAGTAATTGTAATTTTTGATTTTTAAATTCTCAGTGGTTAGTTCGTTTGATAAAATTGATTCTTGATTTTCAATTATTGTATTCATAATGAAAAAAAACCAATTGAAATTATCCGACTCAAAAGAAAAGGTTGATTTGATCGTATTCCAATAGTCAAAAATCGGTGAATCCGTTAATTTGATATCATCCTTATTGATAACTTTGATTCCAGTTTTACGAACAAAATAAGAATGGAAAGCTTTTAAAAATTTGACAAAACTTTCTTTAGTTGGAAATCTACTTCTAACTCTATCTAAAAACTTTTGATACGAACCAAAATTTTCGTTTGACATAAATTCATTTTTAACTCAACAAACTATAGTATTCTTTGAAATGTTTTAAACGATCAACGAGACCTATTGTTCCACCGTTAACTCTTTTAGTAACGGCTGTGACTGTAGCTTCATCAGCTCCTTTATCACAAATTGACCACAATTTATTTGAATCAAAAAAGAATGCGGCTGATGCTAACGGATATTTTGTAGCAACTAAATCTGGATTAGCTACGGTATCCTCACCGATAAACTTAGCAAAGTTGGTGTAGTTTTGTTTACCAGTCAATTGAATAAAACCACGACCTCTAAATTTGAAACCTTCCTTTGTTGTTTCATCACCATTACCCATTCTACCGCCATAAACTTTAGATGCGATTTTTTCAGGATTACGAGCGTATGATTCCGCAAGATTACTAGGAAAATATTTTGGAAATATTTTTTTCAAACCATCAGCAGAATAGTTCAAATTTTCTTGAATGTGTTTAAATCCTCCAGATTCGTGACCACATTGTGCCAAGAAATGTGCTAATCTAAGAGGTGTTGTAATATTAAATTTTTTCGCGGTATCAGGAATTTGAGCGATTACTGAATCAGGAATGTGACCTTTTAATTTTTCTAATTTAAAAACACCACCTGTTGGTATTACAACGTCTTCTTTTACAACTTGTGGTTGTGGTGATGCTGTTGTTGGGAACATTTTTGCCCAAGTACCGTCACCAACAATACCATCGGCTGTTAATCCATTAGTGGTTTGCCATTCCTTAACTTTTTTTTCTGTACCAGCACCAAATACACCATCAGCCGTCAGACCAAGTTTAGTTTGAAGTTTTTTAACATCATCACCTTTTGAGTTTAATTTAAGTAACATAATTTTGAATTTTTGTATTTAATCCACTCAATTCTGATTTAACATTGAGCTTCATTGGTAAATATTCGTTACACCCAAATTTGTCCATTAAACTTGGGTACCATTTTTCTTATTTTATGCTTTGAAAGATTAGATAGTGGTGTATTATACAAAATTATATGACCTCCAACTTCTAAGTCTGGTGGTAGTTCAGTAATATTGGTATTTTCGAGAGTTAGATCATCCTTAACTTTAAGACCACTTGGAAGTGATACGAGATTTACAGATCCATATAAATTTAAATCACTATGTACTGTTAAATTATTCGGAAGTGATTTCAGATTTTTACAGTTAACTAACCATAAATTACCATTAACTGTGGTAAGGTTTTTTGGTAAGAAATCTATAGATGAACTAATTAGAAGTAGATCACCCTGTGAACCATTCTTAATGTAATCACGTATTATTCTATGGGTTCTAAAAAGTAATTTCTTATCCTTTTCCTCTTTTGTTCTTCGAGGAATAAAGATGTTTTCATCACTTTCTTTTAATATGTCCAAGAATTTGATCATAAATAATAAATATTCTTACCAATAATAATATTTATATGAAAAAAATTATGAGAGATCTTATAAAACAAATTCTTAAAGAAGATTTGGTCAAACGACCAATGCTTCTTAAAGAAAACTGTGAAATTTCTGAGTCTTTGAGACATCACTTAACTAATAAATTGACTCTTTCTGAGAATGTATACAGACCATTTTCAGATAGTTATTTTGAATTGATAAATGAAGTTCGTGAGTTGTATTCGATGGACATGATCGAATTGAATGAAGATGATGAGTGGTTTATAAATACAGACATTGGGAAGACAGCATACTACAACGGTGATATTGTTTGGTTGGACATTCCGTTTAGAGACGGAAATTTTATATCAGAAGCCGAATATCGCGGTCGTAAAGTAAACTTGAATTCTCCATTCAGAACACCTGGTGGGCCCAAAAAATTTTCAGTTTATGTTAAGAATAAATCAGGTAATATTATTAAAGTGTCTTTTGGTGACCCAAATCTCAGAGTAAGAAATAATAACCCAAAAGCAGCAAAATCTTTTAGAGCTAGACATAAATGTCACACTAAAAAAGACAAAACAAAAGCTGGATACTGGTCTTGTAATATTTCAAGATACAGATCTAAACTTGGTATCAAATCATCAAGTCCTTGGTAATGTCAAAACTTCCTTTCACTCAAATTTTAGACAATAATTCAATAGTTCGAAAGTTTTCTGAAAAAGTAAAAACTCATGAACTTAAGTGGCATTATGATCTAAAACATCGTAAAGTTGTTTGTGAACACGATACTGATTGGTTATTTCAAAGAGATAATGAATTACCAATTAAACTAGAAAAAGGAAAAATGATTGAAATCCCATCTTATCAGTATCACAGAATTATTAAAGGTAAAGGTGATTTAGTTGTGAGAATATGGGAATTTTAAAATAATCAAAAGATATCAACTTTCTCCTTCATAATTGACGTTGACATCTTGTTCAATATCAAGAGTATCGTCCTGATCCACATCTAGCATAATTTCTTGCTCTCCGATAGCCATAAGATCATCAATCATACTTACCTTTTTCTCGTCAAGGTCGTATTTTGCATTTATTTCTAGAGTTTTTGCATCACATAATGATTTATTTGATGTTTTTGGTAAATTTCTGATGTGTGTCAAAATGTAAGGAGGAAGTTCAGTCATCATTGAATCAATTTGATGATCCAACACATTCCAAAATGTTGGTGAACTTTCATCATTTACATCCCAAAAAACAGCCACTTTATAACCTGTAATTTTATTAATACAATAAATTAAAATTCCACGAGAATAGTATCTAAAAAAATGATGCGGATTATTTTTAGATGTGGTACACCATTTTGTTCCAGACCCATAAGATTTCGAGGATTCAAAAGTCAAAGGTCTTATGACAAGCCATTCTTCGTCATCAATGAGTTTGATTACTTCTTTACTTGAACTTTTTACAATAAATTTTGCGTGTGCTTTATGATAAACTTCTCTCAATTGGTCTAAATCAGAAATGGTATTAAGATCTAAATTTTCAACATAATTTTTCTGGTAAAGATCCATAAAATCCAAAATCAGTTCTTTTTCACAATATTCATTTAAGAAATTATTAAAATAGTCAACCAAAAAATTAATTTCATTTAAATTAATTTTTGACTCTCCGAATTTATCTGATATTTTATCAATTCGTAAACTACTGTACACGTTGTTTTCAAAGAGACTAGGTTGAACTCTTTTTTTTAGTTCACTTATAATACATTTAGTCATCAGTGGAACGAATTTATTTGTATCGGAACTATCCAAAAGTGTTAAATAATCCAAAAAAGAAAAGTTCAATTGAGGATTTCTTTGTTTTATTTCTGATAATTTTGCCATTTTGAAATTTTTTTATTTTTGAATTATATTGTTTGTTTCTGAACCAAAACCATATTTAGCTTTTACTCTTTGTGAAATTGGAATTGGATTACCGTCCTCATCAATCCTTACAAAGGTAATGTAGGTTGATAATATCGTTGTTTGATTTCCTGTGTATACATTATGAGTCCTTGCTTCGATGTAAAGTTTTAAAGAAGTATTTCCAATCGTATCAACTTTACCATACACTTTGAGTAAATGACCTTCTCTTGCTGGTTTTTTGAATAAACATTCATCTATTTTAATTGTAACCATACGAGGTGTATCACACACTTGCATAGCCAAAGAAGCTCCAGCAGAATCCAACCATTTTAGTAATGTTCCACCAAATAGATTTCCGTGAAAACCTAAATCTGATTTTTTTACAGGATGTGTCGATATGAGTTCCATATCAACAAATGTAAATCAAAAAACAATCAAGTCAAATAACGTGGATAATAGTTTTCTACAAAATAGTTCACTCTTGTTTGGATTTTTTTGCGACTTTTTGAAGAATTTTTTTGATAAAACTTTGATTTACAGATATAACACTTAACGCAACAATTCTTTTAGCCAAGTCATTTAAATCCTGACTTGAAAATGTCCCAGCATTTATTTTTAAAATGTAATCTAGTATTGGTAAAAGAAATATGAAAAAAACAATTTCATTTACCATCTTAGCTGATTTTGTTGTATTTGATATGAATGTTCGAAACAAATTCATCATTTTTTCCGTACTTTTTTTGATCGAATTAAATTCTTTTGTTAAATTTTTTTCTCTGATTAATCTAGAAATTTGACGAATTTCACTGACGTTTTGATTATAATAAACAGAACATACTCCGATAATAAGAAGAATTTTTTCGGAGTCAGTTAGATTTGGAAATTCGGAACTTAGAGATGCATTTAGAGGTCGTACCAATGCACCTATAATGGCTGAGTACGTGAGTAAAAATTTTGTATTTTCTATACCCAAAGTTTTTGCGGTTCTATAAATGGATTTTGTCGCTTTTTCCAAACCAGAAAAAATTTTCATCAAATCTTCATCAAACCCCTCAGATAAAATTAAATTTTGTGCCATACCCCTATAAATACACAATGAACAAAAAAAAAGTCACACGGTAACCCCCAAACTTAACTAACAATCGCCGACCAAGACTATGAAATTAATTTGACCCGTGTGACATTTAAAATATAAAATACTTTTTTTGTAAATCAAATATTTATTTAAAAAAAATGAGTAAAAAAATTTATTTGACTGAATCTGAACTCAGAAAGTTAATTGGTCGTGTAATTAAAGAACAAAGTATGGGTGGAATGCTAACTCCACAAGCGTTTGCACAAGCCTCCGTAGAAGCAGGACAACTAATTAAAAAAGGTGTGTCGACTGCCTTTTCCGATGTAAGTAAGAGAATTTGGGATTATGTTGCACGTATAAAAAAATTGGCAATTATATTTCCAGATATGACAGATGAAAAGGAAAGAATAGCTGCAAGTTATATGCATAAATATTTACCAATCTTTGCAAACCAAGCGGGTTGGACTTCATACGTTTTAAATTCTTTAACAGGGTATAATAGATTAATAAGTACATTGAGTAGTAAGGGTGTAAAATTAGACCAACTTATAATTGGCTCTCATGGTGACGGGAAACATTTACTTATGACTAATAACGATGGTGTCGCAAACGCTGATTTTTTATCAAGTATTAAAAATATAATAACAAATCAAACTATCATTTATTTTACAGCTTGTTATGGTGCAGACAGCCTTAGACTATTGTATGACGCTGCTTGCAAAACTAATACTACCGTATATGCTTCAACTGGTGTCAATTATTTTAGTTTTGGCTCTGAAAAAGGATTTTACTCATGTTCACCAAAACCATTATTACCAGAAGATAGAAAACAATACGACGATTGGGACTATGCAAAAAAGGCAAAGGGTGGTGAACGTGCATATAATGAACTTTTATTAAGAGGTGGATACTGTAAACCTGTTTCTAGTCCACCTCCATGGTTTGTAGTACCGGGAGCTATGGGGGGAATAGTAAAACCTATTGCGAAAGCTTTAGGGTATGAGTAAGAATGATGGGTAATTTGAAATAAAGAAAATTTAAAGATATTTATTAGAAAAAAAATTATGAACGCATATTTCGTAGGGATCACTCAACAAGAAAAAAATAACATTCTGGATCAACATAAGAAAATTTATGATGGGTACAGATTAGTTCAACAAAACAATACTGAACCACAACCTTTGTATGTTCAAGATTTTGCAAACGACAAGGATGGTTTTGTTGTAAATAATAAGGGTGATGTAAAAAAATATACAAATATGGGTATCAATGAATCTCAAAAAGATTTTGAAACTATTGAGATGGAGGAAGATGATTGTGTTGAATGTGGCATGAAGGAAACTTACGAAGATATGTATATGGATCAACCTTCGGAGGAAGATTTTCAAGAAATTGGATTTGAATTTGAAAAACCAATAACTATCCGTGGAAATGTATACCACAACACAGGTGACCTCGAAAGGGGTGAAAATATAAATTTAGGAAGTATAATGAACACAGAGGATGGTCTTAGATTTATGTCTATGTCAAACAAACCAGAAGGATTAACCCTAGATGAGTTAGTAGACCTTTTAAACCCAATGGATATGGGTGATGCTCATGCGTATCGTGATGATATGGATATGCACCCAGAAGCGGATGAAATAGATTTAGAAGATTTGTATGCGGCATCCGAGTTTTATGATAAGTTAAAATCAGGTGAGGGACAAAAACCAAGTGATCGATTAAATGAACCGTCGGACGAGAAAGACAACAATTGGATGTTTGTTGAAGATGAGTTTACGGAGAGTGAAGACTTGGATGAATCATTTTACACACAAAGAAACAAAATACTTGAAATGTTTCAAAGAACGTCTAGGTTTTGAGAATTTTCCGTGAGTTTTTTGTAGATCAAATTTAATGGGAAATATTGATTTTTTTAAAAAAATGAGATATTTGTAAGAAAAAAAAATTATGGAAATAAGAGAAATTTTGGAAACTAACTTGGTCTCAAATAATTTGGAGGTCAAATTTAGAATAGACGAGGACACCGATGAAGTCATAAGAACTTACACATTTGATTTGGATGTCATTTTGGAATATGGTTACGACATTTTTCCAGAACCATTGGATATGACCGATATGGATGAAGAGTATTTGGATGAGGAATATGAAATGGAAGAATTCGAAACAGAAATCGATGAAAGTGAATTGACATTGTTTATGAATGAATTTTTTTCGATAACTGAAAAACTTCCTGAAGCCGAAAGTTATTAATTGAATATTTATAACTTATGAGTGATATTGATATAAATTACTACATAAGAATGTTACGTTCTTTGATAGGTAATAAGGTTGAATTTGAAGAACAAGATACTGGTGGTACTGCAACTAGCTCAGGCCCACCACCAGCGTACCCAACGGTCACCAAATGGGAAACAGGGATCAAAAGAGGTTCCGCAAACCAGATAGGTAATACCAAATGGAAAGATTCATATACCATAACAAGAGGTAAAGCGAATACTTTATTATAATCAGATATTTATCAAAAAAAAATATGAAAATCACGAAAAATAAAAAATATTTGTATTATAACGATACAATAGTTGATACTGAAACTTTTGAAAAATACGAAAATATTAGTAGCAATCCATTAATTGTTTGTGAAGTTTTACAAAATCAATGTGAATATTTTTACAAAAATAGAATTATTAGTGAAGAAAAAATATTTGAGATAATTCAAAATTTGTCATCTTCTTTTTTGAGTTTAAATGAAATTGATTTTATGACTTATCAAGTAAGGTTTGGATTAAAATTACTTACTGAAAAAACTCAAAATAATTTAGAATCTGGATTAAAATTAATTGAGGAAAATTGGGAATACATAAGAGAAAAACTTGTAGAATATTATGAAAATAGTACAAACATCAAATTATTAAATGAAACCTCCAAAAATATAAAATTACTTTTTTCTGATGAGAAATTTAATTGGATTTTTGAAGGTGTATACGATACTACTAATTGGGTAATGACTAAAATTGAAGATTTTTTACTTAGTTTAAAGGGTGTTGCTCTGTCAACTTTTTTAATGTCTCTAGGTATTGGTGTAGTCACTAATGTTGTTATGTGGGGAGCAATAGCTGTTTGGAAAATCTATAAAATAATTGCTGGGAAATTATCGAATTCTATGGAAAATTGGTTTGATGTTGCAATTTGTTTAGTAGGTGCAGTTTTTGGTGGGGCTGTAAAGTATTTAAAAACTGCAATTAAAGGTATTAGTTTTGCTGCAAAAAATTTAAGGAGAATGAAATCTTTACAACCCATCAGAGACTTATTGAATTTAGGTTCAACCAAAGTTACCACTATCTTAGAATCATCAAAAAACTTTTTAAAAAAATTACGTGTTTCTGGTGTTGATGGAATTTTTTCCAAAGTGGGTAGTTGGTTAACAAATTTTTTTGAAAAAATGATGAATTTTTTGAATGACCCAAAAACATCTAAAGCGGCATTGAATACTGTAGCAGCATCTGCTGTATATGTCGGACTTGATAAAGCGATTGATAAAATGTTAAAATCAAAAGAAAATAAAAAAAATAAACAAAATAATTCTGAGTACGAACAACTCGGCCAAACGATGGGAAATGTAGACGATCCAGAATTAGATGATATTTATAACGATGATAACTAATATGGATTCACAATCAGAAATACGGAAACACATTGATTTTGTTATATTGATCAATCAACAAATACTTATTGAAACAATAAAACAAATTGACAGACCAATTATAACGGAAAGTAAAGGAAATTTGATAAAACTGTTCAAAATTTTTCTCACAGATAAAAATTTATTCAAAGCAACTTTACCAAAACTTAAAAACGTAACTTTTTTTAAGAATGTTAATTCAAGAAGGGATTTAGCAACTGTATTAAAAAATTTATCCCCCTTAGAGTATAAAGGTGCATTCAAACAATTTATAGATCAGCTTAGTGGTAATGATAGAAGCGCATTTATAAAAGGATTATTTAATGGAAAAGAAGATTTGATCAATAGAGTTTTAAACAATGCCTCAAATGGAAAAAATTCAGCACTGAAACGATTAACTAATTACTATGAAAATTTAGGACTAACTCAAAACGAAATTGCTGAACAATTTACTATGGCTACAGGTAAATACGCGGATGATGTTGCCAATTTAATTTACAATAGTACTAAACAAAGTGGTAGTCTAGCTAAACAAACGAAGATGGGAAAGCTACTTGACACACTAAAACCAAACACAAGAACTAAAAAAATTACAATTCCATGGAAGTTAATTGGAATTGTTGCTGGTGGTGGTGGGTTAATATGGTTATTGAATAAATGGGGTGATGATACTGAAATTGTAGATCCTAATGGAAATCCAATAGATCCAACTACACCCTCAGGCTCGCAAGAAACAACTACCCCATCAGGTTCGCAAGAAAAAACCACAAATATAGTTGCAAAAGATGATGTTTTACCGTCTAAAGACGAATTTGTATTATCATATCCAAATGACAAAAATTGGAGATATATTTGTAAAAACGGAAATTGGTATGCTAGATCTATAGTTAATGGACAAATACGAAATTTAAATTGGGGTGTCAAGAACGGATATCCGAGATGGCAAATTTCAATAGATAGATTAAATAAAACGTATCCAAATGCTTGTAAAACAACAACTGGAACAACTGTAACAACAACTGGAACAACAACTGGAACAACAACTGGAACAACAACTACCACACCAAATCGTATAGGAGCTAATGTGGATAGTTTAGTAAAAGTAGATACATCAAAATACCCTGGAATCTACAACAGACCTCAAGATCAGTTTACGTTAACACCACCAAGTAGTGACGGGGTAGTTCTGGGAGGATCGGGAGAACAACAAAGAGAACCACTAGTGATTGAACCCACACAAATTAATCTTACTAGAGAATATTGTAGAAATTTGTATTCATCTATTGAAAGAAATGACCAAAAAAGTGGTAGAAAAACAGCAACACCAAAACAGTTAGGTGAGGTCGAAAGATGCTTACAACAATATAACATTTTCAAATTAGCTGCTTTAAATGTAAGAAATAGGTATGGTTATACTATGTCTGGTGGCGACAAAGGAATAAGATAAATAAATAAAAATTATATGAAAAATATATCACGAAGTCTAAAACGTAATATTTCTGAAATTAGAGAAAAAAAAAATAATCTTATCATAGAACATAGTATTGTTCAATCAAGATTAAAATTTGTTCTAGAACAAGAATATAAAAATAATGACGCTAAATTTATTGCTCTACTTGAAGAAATAATAAATTTAGAGGAACAAGGTTATAATTTATCTCTAATAAATGAAGAAGAGTTTGATTTTTTTTCAATGTTAGGACGTATATTTGGGGGGTCATTTACATCAATATGGGAAGTTTTAGGTGAAAAAATGGCAGATTCTTTAGCCGACAAACTTCAGATCAATAAAACTAATTGGGTTTATAATGTGATTGTTTCGTTTATTACAAGTGTGAATTGGAGAAACTATGGTAAATTATTTACAGATTGTAAATTTTTGACTAACGGAATTTCCGACGCAGTAATTGAAGGTACACTTAGACAAATGCAAAAAGAAAATGTTGATGACGAAAATATTGGTGGTTATGTACTCAGCGCTTTAAGAAATTCAATAATGAAAGAGTTTGCTGAAAGAAAAGACTCTTTAATACAAAAATTGGAGGATATTATCGGTGGAATAATTTGCGGTCAAGTTTCTAAGTGGAAATCTAATATAGCCAAAATTAACATCGAATAACAATTTTCAAAAAAAATCTCTTTTGAAGTTTTCCCAAGTAGATTCCAAATTTTTACCAGCAATTTCAGTAAAAAATTGAGGTTCGTACGGTTGTTTATTTAATTTCATTTTTGCTTGTTCTAAACTTTTGTCGCCCTTTTTTACATTACAACTAGAACAAGATGTCACCATATTTGACCAAGTATTTAGTCCGCCTTTAGATCGAGGAATGATGTGATCAATAGTTAAGTTTCTTTTTGACCCGCAATAAACACACTGATGATTATCTCGAGCATAAATTCTATGACGACTAATTTTGATTGCTTTTGGTCGAAATTTGACATAATTAAATAATCTAATGATCAAAGGTCGAATAAATTCCCCTGAAACCGTTAAAATTTTTTCTAGATCCTCTTTCAAAATTTCCGCTTTACCTTTCAAAATTAACTTCATACTTTTTTGTAAAGAAGTTATATTCAATGGTGTGAAATCAGCATTTAATACTAATACGTGGCTCATTATTTGACTTTTTATCAAAAAATACTAAATTTTGTTCGTAAATCAAATATAATTATGTCATACTGTATTATCAAAAATATTAAAGTCGAAAGTAAAGATACAAACATTCACAAAACACTACCTGTGATTCTTTTGGATAATCAGGATGAAGTATTAGAATTTGAAAATTTTGACGAGGCTGAAAAATTTCGAGTTTTGCTCCAGAAAAATTCTGACTCAAATCACGAATATTTAGTTAAACAGATTTAAAAATGGCACATCCAATTCTTCACGCAAAATCATCTGCAAAAAAATTTGGTGGAAAATGGGAAGATTATATTCACTTACATAATTGGCTTGATGAAACAAAAGGGTGGGTAGGACACTCTATACACCGAATGTTTCGACATCATAGTGAAGGAATTTTTGAAATGGAAAAAATTTTTGGTACATCATTTCAAAATAGTGAAGATAAGATTGTTTATACAAGGTATGTGGGTGAACAACATGTATTGGAAGATTGTTATAATTACATTCCTTCAGCAAAAGAATGGATAGACGCGATCAAATCTGAAAAAAAACCTATGTGGTTTTTAAGAACAGGTAAAATAGAATTAGAAGATTAGATATTTACTTGTATGAACCAAACAGCAAAACAACTTGTAGCCGTAATAAAATACTGGCAAAAAAAATGTTCTAAAGTATATTTTGAAATGGATGGAGAGTTTGGTGGATTTGCATGGGATCACCAAAAGTCATGTCAATGCATTTCAATAGACAATTCAAAGACCGAATTACCATATCCAACTCCAATGCGAGTAGTCATGCAGTATTTGATTGATTTACTAGATTTGGAAGATAGAGCAGTAAATGATATAGATGTGGAAGACCCGAACATTTATGCATATGAATTTGAGTTTAATTTTTCAGAAATGAATTTCAAAGTGTATTGTAATTATTCTTACATTATGGAAGGTAATGAAATAGTTTCAGTGAGAAACGCCAAAAATAATGCAACGTTAACTGAAGTATTGAATGATCTTAAAAAAAATGGAAAGAAAGGGAAATACCGAGTTGATTTCAATGGTAGTGGAGACTCTGGATATATTGATGATAATATGAGTAGTTTGGAAAGGTCTGAGGCAGATAACATTCCAAGTGGATTAGAGGATGAGTTATATGACTTCTTAGGTGCCAGACACCCTGGGTGGGAAAATAATGAGGGTAGTTTCGGGTTTTTTATTATTGACTTAAATAATAACTCAATTGAACTAAATTATACCGAAAATTATGAAGAAAGTGACACCGTAATGATTCATATGGGTTCAATAGACGAATTAATTCAAACTATAACTTCAAGTGACAACAATAACAATTAAATTAATAAAATGAATTCACCAGTAAAACAACTTATGGCTTTGATTAGCTATTGGAAAAAAAAATGTCATGTAGTTTCTTTTAATGTGGACGGAGATCTTTCTAGGATTTACGAGAGACGTGACTACTGTTGGTGTCACCAAGTAGATGGTAATGAATTTAAACAACCATTCCCAATTCCAATGTCTGGTGTAGTATCTTTCATTGCTGAAAAATTAAATTTGGAAATAATACAGTATCACAATATCGATCAGGATCCAGAACTTGTTCATACTGAATTCTTCGAATATTCATTTGACTTCCCAAATAATAAATTTACGGTAACTGGAGATTTTTCATATCTTACTGAAGGAGACGGAAAAAATTACCTTATGAGTACTAAAAAAAATCCAAAATTAGATGAAGTATTAAATGATTTAATGAATGACGGTAAAAAAGGAAAGTATCGTGTTGATTTCAATGGTGATGGTGATGAGGGTTATATCGATGACAAAATGAGTTCGTTGGAAATTAAAGATGAAGTTCGAATTCCAAGTGGACTAGAAGATATATTATATGATTTTTTGGAAACTACGATCCCAGGTTGGGAAGAAGAAAATGGCGGCCAAGGGTTTTTCATTATTGATTTAGACAAAAGAACACTTAGGTTAAATTATACACCAACAATCAATGTCAACGAAGAACTTTTAATTTACACTTCTTCTTTGGATAAATTCATTCAAACGATTAGTGTCGATACGGAGAGTGTCGAATGATTTAGTACTATTGTAGTGTTCACGTGAAAGGTAAATTAAACACTCAATTTCTTTTTCTTTAAGTTTTTTTTCTTTGATCTTCATTTCTATATTCACTTTTTTCAAAGAATCAGTTGTTTGAACATACAAAACGTTTTTTTCTTTAATTTTTGGTATTCGTGATTCAATACTATCCAAAATTTTGTTCAAGCTATCCAAATTAGTTGTAGGTTCTGAAGAAATGGTGTCCAAAAAAATAATTGTAGAATCGATGTATGTTTCTTCTTCCTTAGTTTGAATAAAGTTACAAGAACTGAAAATCAAAAAAAACAATAGTAAATATTTCATCTTGTTTGTTCGTTAAGTACCGATAATATTCCTTGAGTTCTAGCCAAGGTACTATCTGTTTTACGTAATCTTTCTGTTAAATTTTTTACATCTTCTCTTAGTTCAATAACATCCGATGAACAACTTTCGATTTGTTTTTGATAGTTCATTTTGTTGTCGACCCATAAATACCCAACAACTAAAATCAAAATGAATTGAATATACTTGAGAGGATCTTTCAAATAATCTTCAAACGATAAAGGAATCTTCATACTGTATAAATATTCTAAAACATAATTATATTTAAATAAAAAAAATGGCATACATTGAACACAATTTTTTTCCACTCAAAGTTTTCCTTAGAAATGAGTACTTATACCAAGGAAAAAAAGGTCATGGAGAATTCACACCCGGAGTTATTATATCTGTAAGATGTATGCCGGGACAAGCCACATTATTTCAAGTTCTTTTAGAAAATGGAGTTTTAAGAGACAAATTACCAAGTCACGCTCTTTTGACCGAACCTGAATTACCAAATCCAGATTTACCTTTTCATTATTTACAGATTTGGAATTGTTTTTCTTATAATTTTACTTTAATACATTTGTCATACGTATACGATACTCCTGTAGAAGTTTATATGAAAGATAGAAAATTTTATAAAGGAAATTATTACGCTACAATAAATTGGGGTAGTAATGATTTTAATACTGATCTAACATTATCTGAAGATCCATTGGAGCATAAATCTCATCATATTATTTTACTAGAAAATGGTCAAATAGCTCTACAACCAAACAATCGAATTAAATGGTTTGAACCTAGTTTTGTTACAAAACCTTTTCCAGAAAAACCAGATTATCTTGTTAATAAAGATTATTATAATTGTGAAGGGTATGAAAAATGGAATACTGAAGATAGTGAAAGAATGTTTTATGATAATGAATCTGATTTTTCAAAAAAAATAATACAAAATTGTTAATTTAATTAATAGAACGTGATATTTAATTGTTAAATCTATTTGACAAGATGAATTGGATCAATATTATTACAACTCTTATAACCTCAACAACATCAATTATTGTGGCACTTATTGCTGCTGGGTTTTTTAAGAGTTGGATGGATAAATTTAAAGAAAAAAAATCACAAGGAAAACTTATCAAACAAATTCAAAAAGATGAGGTTGTACATTTTACAATTAGAGAACTAAGAAGAAAATATAATGCGGATAGAATTTATATTATGCAGTTCCACAATGGTGGTATGTTCTACACACAAGCTCCGATGCAAAAAGTATCGATAACCTTTGAAAGGTGTTCTGATGGTCTCGAGAGAATGTTCGAAAGATTTCAACACGTATTTGTTTCGCATCACACTTGGTTTATTTCAGAAACAATCAATATGAGTATGTTTTCAACAAACCTAGAAGAAGATGTTAGAGATTTACCAACAAGAAGTTTATTGAAAACATTTGGAAACTACGCTCTCAGTTCAGTACCTATCTATGATATAAATAAAAATTTGATTGGAATACTTTCTTTAGGCTGGGTGTTTTCTGAAATTCCAGATGAAATTCTAGAAAATAATAATTTTACAGAAAAATTCAAAACTGAATTATTATCTGAATCAAATTCGTTAGCAACATATTTATTATAATGTCAGCAAAATTATTTAGTACTGATAATGTAAGTCTTGGTGGTGGTCCAGCGGCCCACAGAAGTAGAGCAGGATATAAGGCGGGTGATTGGTTTAGTGGAAAGGGATACGATTTACATGTAAAACCTGGTACAGAGGTTTATTCACTTACTGATGGTAAAGTAGTAGCTAATAATTTGGATCCCGATAATTGTAAAAAAGGTGTATATGGACATAGAGTAACTATTTTAGCAGATAATGGTGATGAACTTTATTACACACATATCGAAAGTAAATTAACGGTTGGCCAAAAAATTAAAAAAGGAGATCTGATTGGTAAAGTACGAAAAGGTTGTGGTGTTAAACCACATTTACATGTTGCAAGTAAGAAAAAAGATGTTAAGGACTACGTTGATTTCAAAACTTGGGCTATTATTGGAGGCGCAGCCGCTTTAATAAGTGTAAATAAAAAAGATAATGAAAAAGATAACGAAACAGATACAGAAGAAGAAAATGGAGGACAAGACCCCGAAAAAAAACAAAAAGATAAAAAAGAACCAGCAACAGACTTACTCCGACAAAAATATTTTGATGCTGTTAGTATTCCATTCACATTAATTGGGTTGCCGGGTTTAGCTGAAAGCATTCAAGCTAATAGTAATTTAGATAAAGAAATTAGACGTATAAAACAATTATTGTAAAAAAAAAGTCCGAATTACTTCGGACTTTAGAGATTCTAAAACTACTAGGATTACTTAATAGTTTGAGTTGAATCGGTTACTACTGCTGCAGTATCTACAGTTTCAGTAGTTTCTTCAACAACAGTTTCTTCAACGGTTGTTTCTTCTGTAGCTTCTTGACAAGAAACTAGAGCGGTGGCAAAAAGAGCCAAGAAAAGGATGTTTTTCATAAATTTGTTTTTTTTATGATGTAAATATACACCCAAAGTTATAAATGTCAAATAAATGTACAAAAAATTATTTATTTTTTTTTTAATGTCTATTATATTGGACATTCAATAATTTTTTTGATCAAACAAAATATTTACAACTATACGATATTTATGTTTATGAATGATTTAAAGAGAATTTTAAGAGAGAATCTTAAGAGACATATAAGAGAGGAATCTGCGAAAAAAAAACCAGAAGTTCATGTCCCTGAAAATTGTTTTGGTGGGCCAAAGACTTACGCTGGTGGACTTGTAGCTCTTATACAGTTATTAATGAAAGATAATGACAGAGATGCAAAATTAGCTGTTGAAGACTTTAAACAATTCCTGAAAGGAAGTTCTAAAATTGACGGTAAAGTAGTGGTTCAGATTCTCGAAAAACATGGAAAGAATCAGTACATTTCTTTTGCTGGTTGTTTTTAAACCCATCGAATTCGATGGGTTTGGTTTGTGGAGCTAGGTGGATTCGAACCACCGTCCTGTGAATTATTTCACGAGAGGCCTACATGATTATTCGATTATTCATAACCGACAAATAGTTGGTTCTCATTTACCATTATTACCAACAACCGTGGGAGTTTCACTTAGATCGGTAGAACCCCTAACTTAACCTCCATTCCTTTTTGGGTAGAAACCACACCGTAAGGACTTCTGTTGCAAGGTACTTAGTCCGTAACCCCCGGTGATTGTCTCAATTAAGCTACAACCGCGACATCAGACTTCAAGAGTCCGATTGTCTCCATACGTGCGAAAACATCGCCATTTGATTGTTTGAACCAGTTTTTACGAGGTTAATTCAGCCCCGTCATGCTCTCTCAGATCCATTGAAACCAGTCGATTCCTGTTAGCCCCGAGTGAATATAAATATACTAAAAAATTTTGAAATGTCAAGTTCTTGAACTATATTTGCTTCATTATGGAATACAGAAATTATGACTTGTTGAAAACTATTTTGGCAGTCCCAACTAAAACTTATCAAGAGGACTTGATGATCGAGTTTCTTGACAATTATTTGACTGAACACAATATACCACACTACGTGGATGATTATGGGAATGTTTATGCCACCAAAACATCGGAGAGATTTCAAAATCAAGTTTTTCCTTGTGTAATAGCACATACTGATACAGTTCACAATTTGGTTGATCAAATTATAGTTGAAGAATTTATTGGTAAGGACAGACAACAAAGATCCAAGACTTGTTTAAAAGGTGTAAACTCGAAAGGTAAACCAACTGGTATTGGTGGCGACGATAAATGTGGAATTTTTGGAGGACTTACAATATTGATGGATTTACCACATGTAAAGGTGGCATTTTTTGTAAGTGAAGAAACTGGATGTCACGGTTCAAAAAATAGTGATCCCGAATTTTTCAAGAACGTTGGATATACAATTCAACTTGATGCTCCAGAAAATTATATGATCTCTGAAGTTTGTAGTGGTGTTCGGTTATTTGATAGAGATTCAGATTTTTTCTTGAAAGTAAATCCGATTATCACCGAAATGATGATTGGCGCTCAGTATATGTACCACCCATATACTGACGTTTCTCAAATGGTACTCAAACACGGATTGACCTCAATTAATATTTCTTGTGGTTATTACAATTACCACACCGCAAATGAATACATTGTCTTAGATGACCTTTACAATTCAATTGAGGTTGCCAAACGAATGATTGAGTCATTGGGTTATGAAGTTCACCGAATGGAATCAAACAAACGATTACAAGATTTACGTTGGTGATAATTGATGAAAAAGAAAAAGGGGACTTAAGTCCCCTTTTTTGTTGATATCTTAATCTCTTCATCTTTGTAGGTGAGGTAATAATTTTTACCCTCTACAATATCACCCGACAGATATTTTTCGGAGATTACGTCTTCAATTTTTTCTTGAATAGCTCTTTTGATTGGTCGAGCACCATAGGTCTCATCAAATCCAACTTCAGCAATATGTTCAACAACTGAATCTTGACAAGTCACATTGATCTTCAATCCTTTGAGACGACTTGTAAGTTTTGCAACTTCAATTTTAACAATCTCCTTAACCTCTTCTTTTCCGAGGGAATTGAAGACAATAACATCATCAATACGATTGAGAAATTCTGGTTGAAAATATTTTTTCATTTCAGATTGAAGGATTGTTTTTTTCTTTTCTTCTTCAGCGTACCTGCTTGTTCTGAAACCGATACCAGTTCCGAAATCTTGAATTTTTTTGATACCAATGTTTGATGTCATAATAATCAAACAATTTTTGAAACTAATTTTTCTACCTAGTCCATCCGTGATATGTCCTTCGTCAAGCATTTGAAGAAGTGTATGAAAGATGTCTTTGTTGGCTTTTTCAATCTCATCGAATAAAACAAGTGAGTATGGTTTAGCTTTTACCTGTTCGGTAAGTTGACCACCCTGATCATAACCAACGTATCCAGGAGGAGCACCAATCAACCTAGAAACATTATGTTTTTCTTGGTATTCACTCATATCTACACGAATGAGAGCGTCAGGAGATCCAAAAATTTGTTCGGCTAATTGTTTTGCCAAATGTGTTTTTCCTGTTCCAGTTCCACCTAAGAAAATGTAACTACCAATCGGTTTATTTGGGTCTTTAAATTTCAAACGGTTTCTACGAATTGATTTCGAAATTTTGGTAATCGCTTCGTTTTGTCCAATTACTTTTTTTGACAATTCATTTTCAAGATTGGACAAAGTATTCTTATCATCCAAAGTCAAACGGTTCAAAGGTATTTTAGTCATATTGGACACAACATCCAAAACCACATCCACATCAATTGGACGTTTGTTCATCAAGAGTTCTTCTTCAAATTTTTTCTTTTCGATTTCTAGTTTATCCAGAATTTTCTTTTCAGCATCTCTTAAGTCGGCAGCTTTTTCATAGTCTTGTTTTTTGACCACATCCATTTTTTGTTTTTTAATTTCAGAAGCTTTTGTTTTAAGATTTTCAATAATTGGTGGCGCTTTGATATCAATTTGTGATTTGGAACCAACCTCATCCAGAATATCAAAAGCTTTGTCTGGGAACTCTCTATCCGTAATATACCTATCTGCCAAGTTCACACAGAGTTCTAATACTTCATCTGAATACGTGACTTTATGAAAATCCTCGTATCTTGATTTGGATTGCTTGATGATTTGGAGTGTTTCCGTTTTTGATGGTGGATCTACAACAACTTTTTGAAATCTTCTTTCAAGGGCACCATCTTTTTCAATATGTTGTCTATATTCATCAAAAGTTGTCGCACCAATACAATGAATTTCACCACGAGATAATGCTGGTTTGAAAATATTTGAAGCATCCATAGCTCCCGACGAATTCCCAGCACCAACCATAGTGTGGATTTCGTCAATGAAAATAATAACATCAGGATTTTCAACAATCTCTTCAATAATAGCTTTCATTCGTTCCTCAAATTGTCCACGATATTTTGTACCAGCAACAATTGAAGTAAGATCTAAATTTACAATTCGTTTATCCCTTAGATTTCTCGGACATTTACCTTCGTGAATTTGAATTGCTAACCCTTCCACAATTGAGGTTTTACCAGCACCGGGTTCACCAATGATAATTGCGTTATTTTTTTTTCTACGAGATAAAATTTGAGCAATTCGAGTAATTTCTACTTCACGACCAACAACTGGATCCAATTTACCTTCAGCGGCTAATTTATTTAAATCCCGACTGAAATTATCCAATACAGGTGTTCCACCACTTTTTTTACGAACATCTTGTTCTTTTTCGTTCTCATCCATTGATTCTATCATTTTCTTTATTTTTTTACAAATATAGTGAACTATTGATTAAAAAACAATCTTTGTCATATTGTCAGAAAAAATAAATTTTTTATGTCATATTGACTTATTTTTCTGATTGGTATATTGTTTGTATATTTTAGGATAAAATAAAACTAAAAAAACAAAGTTATGAATAAAAATGTGATTATCGGTATCGACTTAGGTACCACAAACTCGGCGGTAGCAATTATTGAAGGTGGTCAACCTATCGTGGTTGCTAATTCAGAAGGTAAGAGAACTACACCATCGATTGTTGCTTTTACTGATAAAGATCGAAAGGTTGGTGATCCTGCAAAAAGACAGGCGGTAACCAATCCAGAAAAGACAGTCTTTTCAATAAAAAGATTTATTGGTAAAGATTTTGATAAATGTAAAGCAGAGTCAAAAAAAGTTCCTTACAAAACAACCAAAACATCAACTGGTCTAGTTGGTGTAAAAATTGATGATAAGACATATACACCACAAGAAATTTCAGCAACTATTCTACAGAAAATGAAAAAAACAGCTGAAGATTATTTGGGTTATGAAGTAACTAGAGCGGTTATTACGGTACCTGCTTATTTCGGTGACCAAGAAAGGAGTGCTACTATTGAGGCTGGTGAAATTGCTGGATTGAAAGTTGAAAGGATTATTAATGAACCGACAGCTGCAGCATTGGCTTATGGTTTAGATAAAAAATCAAAAGATTCTAAAATATTGGTATTTGACTGTGGTGGTGGAACTCATGACGTATCGGTACTTGAAATTGGTGATGGGATTTTTGAAGTAAAATCCACTGATGGTGACACACATTTGGGTGGCGACGATTTTGACAACGCAATTATCAATTGGATGACATCTGAGTTTCAAAATGAATATGGTATTGATCTTACAAAAGATCCAATGGCCCTCCAAAGAGTTAGAGAAGCCGCTGAAAAAGCAAAAATTGAATTGTCGTCATCTTCAAACAGTGAAATTAATTTACCTTACATTACTGCTCGTGAAGGTGTTCCTGTTCACTTTGTTAAATCATTACCAAGAAGTAAATTTGAACAACTGACAAAAGATTTGGTTGACAGAACAATTGCTTGTGCGAAAAAAGCTCTTAAAAACGCTAAATTAAAACCATCCGAAATTGATGAGGTTGTTTTAGTTGGTGGATCTACTCGTATTCCAGCAATCCAAGAAGCGGTTGAGAACTTCATTGGTAAAAAAGCAAATAAATCAGTTAATCCTGATGAAGTTGTGGCTTTGGGAGCTGCTATACAAGGTGCGGTTCTTACTGGTGATGTAGATGATGTACTACTTTTAGATGTTATTCCATTGTCATTCGGTATCGAAACTATGGGTGGTGTGATGACAAAAATTATTGAAGCTAATACAACCATTCCAATCAAAAAACAACAAACATTCTCAACCGCTGTTGATAATCAACCAACTGTGGATATTAATGTACTACAAGGTGAAAGACCAATGGCAAATGATAACAGATCTTTGGGTAGATTTTTCTTGGAAGGTATTACACCAGCACCACGAGGTGTACCACAAATTGAAGTTACAATTGATATCGATGCAAATGGAATTCTTCATGTCACCGCAAAAGACCAAGCGTCTGGTAAGGAAAATAAAATCAGAATTGAAGGTGGTTCTTCACTAAAACCAGAAGAAATCGAAAGAATGAAACGTGAAGCTCAAGAAAATTTGGAACAAGATAAATTGGCACAACAAAGAGTTGAATTGTTCAATCAATGTGATAATCAAATTTTCAACACGAAAAAAAATATGGAAGAGTGGAAAGATAAGTTTACTGAAGAACAATCTACGAAGTTAAATGAATGTTTGGAAAATTTAGAGAAAGCTTATTCTGAACGAAATGAAGAAAATTGTAAAGAACATTCGGAAAAACTTAATAAAGTCTTTATTGAAGTTTCGAACGAAATATACTCAACAATGAAACCAGAAGACGACATGAATACTACAAATGATATTCAAGACGTTGAATTCACAGAAGTAGAAAAGTAATTTTCGTATATTTATGGAAAGACCGACCCCTAAAAAAAGTCGGTCTTTTAATTTAAAAACTATGGCAATATCAAAACAAACAATCGAGGGTACTAAAATAATAAATGAAGTACAATCAAGTAATTTAGTCAGGACTGAATATGATACTAGTGATAGTAGTTTGGTTGTAGAATTTAAAAATGGAACCAAATACTCCTATGAAAATGTTCCCCATAAAATATATGCACAATTTAGATTAGCGGAGTCACAAGGAAATTTTTTCAATATTAACATCGCAAAAGTATTCAAATACAAAAAACTGACTTGATAATATATTTATTATGAATGGAAGGTTATCAAGAAATACTCAAATCATTTGAAACTAGAGATATTCTCAATGGTGAGATATGGAATGATGTTTTTACGGACAATCCAAGACTTAAACCTCAGATCAGAAAAATTTTATTGAAAATTGCTTCTGAGTTTCAAGGATACTTAGGTGATGATATTTTTTTATCGGATGTAAGATTCACCGGGTCTTTAGCCAATTATAATTGGTCGAAGTTTTCGGATATTGATTTACATTGTATCATAGATTTTGAACAATTCGATCCATCAGAAAGAGAATTGTATAAAGAACTCTTCAAACTGAAAAAAACACTTTTTAATGAAAACCATAACATCAGAGTAAAGGGTTATGAAGTTGAATTATATGCAGAGGATATTTCAGAAAAACATGTATCATCTGGTGTTTATTCAGTTCTATTTAACGATTGGATCAACCAACCGATTAAGAAAAAAGTAAATATAGATAAGAAATTTTTCTTACAGAAAGCGGATACAATGATGGATAGAATTGATAATTTGATGATTGATGTTAAAGATCTAGATATTGATACCGCATTGAAAAAAATAAAAGATTTTAATGACAAACTTAAAAAATATAGAAAATCTGGGTTAGATAAGGGTGGTGAACTTTCATATGAAAATATGATATTCAAATTTTTACGAAGGAATGGGTATCTAGAAAAACTTCAAACATTTAAAAATGAGTTAATGGATAGGAAACTTTCGCTTTAACAATTTAATAATTCGATTATTTAACATTTCAGTATATTTATAACATAAAAAACTATGAACGGAGCATTTAGCGCAGGTACAGAATATTTTGAATGTAGAGTTTGTTTCAGTAGTTCAGGATGTACTTGTACCTCCTCAACTCAACAAACTTTACCACATCCTATTTGGTCAACAAATAGAGAAGTTGCAATTATTCAGTTGGGTATGGTACAATTGGGTGGAATGCACGGACTTAATTCATAAAAAAACTAAAAAAAAATAAAATGGCAGATCTAAAACCTATTGGGAGCGAAAGATTAACTGGTAAATCCAAAATACAAAGAATTTTGGAAATTTCTCGTTATAAAGAGAACATCCCTAAAAGTATCAATGAAACCACAAGAACTGAATACAGCAAGGTTTTATCGGACGGAAATGAATATGAGATTGTTAAAGAAAAAATGGGATATGTAATCAAAAAAAGAGTTGATGAATCTTATGATTATATTGAACCTATGAAAAACAGAAAACACTATGGCTCTTATTCAGCCGCTTTAAAACGTTTGAATTTAATAGCTAAAGAGGTAAATAGATTAGTTGAAAATGAAGAGGAAACACCTTTGTTTAATTTAGGTGAACAAAAAAGATTCACATTAAAAACACCAAAGCCACCAGTGCCACCCTCAGTTCCAGCAACAGCTCAACCAGTTGCACCTGCTGAAATGCCAGCACCAATGGGAGACGTGACTTCCGCTGATGATATGCCACCTGTTGATATGAGTCAAAATATAGGGGGTGAAGAAACGCCTATGCCTGATATGGGGGGTGAAGAAACACCTATGCCTGACATGGGGGGTGAAGAAACGCCTATGCCTGATATGGGTGGTGAAATACCTGATATGGGTGGTGGAAAAGAAGAAGTTTCTTTTCGTACAATTCAAAAATTAACAGGAAAACTAGGTCAAAAACTAAGAATGTTGGATGACACAGTTGGTATGACATCTGAAGATGTAAAGTATGTATTAAATTCTATCTTATCTGCGGTTGATTTATCGAAACTAGAAGACGAAGATCGTGAAGATATTTTGGCTAATTTTGAAGATGATTATGATGAAGATATGATGGGATCTGATGATATGGGTGATCAAATTGATGTCGACACTGAAGTTGATGTTGAAGAACCCAAAATGTCAGCACCAAAAGAAGAATTTAGTGAGGAAGATGATGATGGATTCCGTAAAAGAATTAGTCCAATTATGGACTCATTTTTTGCTGAATCTGAGGTTGAAAAACTTTTATCTCGATACTATCGTGTGAATGAAAAGGAAAAGAAATTGAAAGATAAAAAAATAGATGAATATAAAAAAGTGACATTGAATCAAGTAAATCAACTAGCCGAAACAAAAAAACAAAAGGATAGTGCTGAGTTTATTATAAAAGAAACCAAAGGATTTAAGTTCAAAGGTAAGACTAATCTTAAAAACCTAGTTTTTGAAAATAATGGTGAAATTTTGAAAATTGATTTAGATGGACAATTTCTATGAGCCACTTAATTTATATCAACGGACTAGGCCCGAATTATAAAGGAGATAACATTTACGAATTTATCTTTAGTGACTCTTTTGATGTGTGGGGAGATAACTGGGATTCAAAACCAGCTCACGGTCATCCATTACCACCTGAAATGAAATACATAACTAAAGTCGGTATTCTACGTAATACTGAGGTGATACTGGATCTAGTTCAAAATTCTGACTATATGGGTGTTATTGATGCTATGGAAGACATAATAGCCCTTGGTTGGGAAACAGATGAAAGTTGTGGCGAAAATAAAAGATTAGTATTTAAGTTTGGTGAACCCGAACAAAGTATAAAAGATAAACTTTACGAAAGAGATGTCGTATTGGAATTTGAAAAACAAATGTCTTATGTCTAAAATTAAAATTAATAAGTTAGTAAAAGCTGGACTAAGTAGAAATATGGTTTCGCAATTGTCCGAGAGAGCAATGGATGTGTTAATTCAAAAATTTATTTTGGATGAACAAACTACGATGGTTCCAGCAAGCGACCAACGCACAATTCAAGATTTAAAAAATCAGAAAAAAACATTTGCTGTTTACGAAAAAGAAGTAACTGAGGATGAAGAAGATCCTATGGATTTTGAAAAAGGTGAGAGAACTCAAGATCCACACCAAGTTGGCCCATCAACAGACGATGGTTTTGGTAATTACGGCGATGGTATGGATGAAGGCGAAATGACTGAAAAAAAACAAAAGAAAAATCCTTGGGCTATTTGCACGGCAACTATGGGTAAAAAATTTGGTACAACTGAAAGAAGTGATTGGTCTAAAAGACAGATGAAAGAATATGAGAGATGTGTAATGGATGTCAAAAAACAGGTCAAAGAAAATAAGAACCCCCTACTTCCAATCCTAGAAAATATAACTAGAAAACAAATTGAAACCAATTTGTTACCTCAGATGGATAAAGCTTCATTAATTGAGATGGTCGCTAAAAACCAATCTATTGTTAAAAGACCACTTCATAATTCATCCAAAGATAAAACCAAAAAGATGAAAAAACCTCTCGGTTCTATGTTTTCAGTTACTAAAGAAAAATTTGAGAGTGATCTCAAAGAAATGGAAAAAACAGAAGGAAAAACACGTGAATTATCACCCAATCTCGGTAAGACCAAAATTCCTGATTACTTAACTTTTGATCAACTTAATATTAAATTTAAAAAGTAATGTTAAAGAAAAAATTTATTAAAGAAGCGCCGATCGACTATGGTGATAGACCAGAAAGAATGGATTCGGGTACACAGAGGAAAATAGAAACTGGGCAAACTCCTATTTCCAAACAACCTTTTATGCCTAAAATCACAGGAACACAAACATTCGAAGAAGTTATTGCCTCTGAAAGATTTAAACAAGTAATCGAAAACATTCGTAGATATACTGACATACCTGGTCCTGTTGATATGCGAAACATCAGTCAATTACAGATGTTATTAATGTCAGCACTCCGAGAAATAGTAAACATTGAAAAACAACACAAGGAATATTTAGAAAACTTATCAATTGAATTGGTTAGAAAAGAATTAGAAATAAGCCTCTCTGAGATAGAGTATGAATCTTATTTGGTTAGTCCTGATGACATTTCCAACGAAGGTTTTCAAATGGAACCTGAAGAGAAATCCGTAGAAGAAATAGCAAAATTATTTCAAACACCAGAAAAGGAAAAGGATGAAGAAGAAAACCCAGTCGAAAGTTTACTAAGAGCCTTAGAAGAGTTTAATATTGAAAGAAGTAAGAGAAGATTAATTAATATGTTCATTCAAGGTGCTGGGGCTAAAGCCCAATATATGTACCATTTGATTGAAGAAAAATTAAATGAACTAGATCCAAGGTTATTAAATTTATATGGAACATTAATGTCCGTCAATGAAATGTTATATTGGATTTTGAACGAAAACATGCTAGGAAATTTGATGGGAAGTAAAGCTGGTTCGGTTGAAGTCGATACAAATCAAGATCCCCCGAAAGTTGTTGCCAAAGGGGTTATTTTTCCAGTGTTACTACACGAGTTGGTGAAAGGAACGTATGAAGTTATTGGAAAATTCGGATTACCATCAAACCCTGAAAAACAAAAGATGGTTACAGGATACGAGGATACGTTACCTGCTGAGGTTTGGGATTTAAGATTTGGGCCTGTGTTCTGGGAAAGATTATTAAACGTGTATCCTGATAGGATTTTTGAATCAGGACAAAGATTTATACAAAATTATTTGTTTCAAAAATTTGTTATGATGAGTGCTGAAGAATTTATTGATCTAACAAAAATGATTCTTTTGGGTAATCCGAAAGCAAATCAAATTTTGGATAGAATGGTAAAAGAAATATCGGAAAGATTGAGAGAACTAGAAAATGAAGCTAGTAAAAAAGATGAGGATGATGAATTGGGTGATATTAACATTGACGATATCTTCAATCGATAACTGAAATGAAATGGGATTTACTAAAGAACAACTTTTACTTGAATATACCAAGTGTGTTAGGAATACAGAATACGCTTTAAAAACATATTTGCAAACTTATGACAATACACAGTTAAAATATGTTCCTCTAGAACTTTTTCCAGATCAGGCAACCCTTATTAAAGATTACGAAGAACACAACGAAAACATTGCAAAGAAATATAGACAAGCTGGTGTATCTACAGTTACCGCGGCTTGGATTAGTAAAAAATTAGCATTCGCTCTTAAAAACAAACCCGAAAAGGTTTTGTGTATTGCAAATAAGTTGGATACTGCGGTTGAATTTGCAAATAAAGTGAGGGGGTTTATTGACCAATGGCCAAGTTGGGTGGGTATTACCTACAGTAATGAAAAAAATTCCCAAAGACATTTTAAAATTTCTAACGGGTGTGAAGTCAAAGCGGTTGCTACGTCTAAGGATGCGTTAAGGGGTTATACACCAACAATTCTTATTTTTGATGAGGCAGCGTATATTGAGGCTGATAGTGATTTCTGGGCGGCCTGTATGGCCTCGTTATCGACAGGGGGTAAAGTAATTGTTATTTCCACACCAAATGGATACGACCCGATATATTATGAGATCTATGACCAATCTTTAAGGGGGATTAATGATTTTAAAATAACCGAAATGTTTTGGTGGAGAGATCCAAGATACACCAAAGATTTACAGTTTTTAAAAGTAGATGATCTTATTCATTTTTATCTTAACAGAGATGAATACCCAAATCTAGAAATTGTTGATTTTTCAGACACACTACCATTTGATCGAGACTATGATGAGATCCAAAAATTATTTGAAAGTGGATACAAACCAACGTCAAATTGGTTTGAAAAAATGGTCAAGAAATTAAAATATGATAAAAGAAAAGTTGCACAAGAATTAGAATGTAATTTTTTGGGGTCTGGTGATAATGTATTTGAATCCAATAGGATTCAAAGAATATTGGAAAATGATATAAAAGAACCAGTAAACAAAATGGTGAGTGGTGGTTTGTGGTTATGGAAAGAACCAGTTTTGGGACATCGATATATTATGGGTGTTGACGTGAGCAGAGGTGATAGCGAAGACTTTTCAACTTTTCAAATTTTTGATTTCGACGATCGTGAACAGGTCGTTGAATATTTGGGAAAATTACCCCCCGATAGTCTAGCGGATATTGTTTATAAGTGGGCAACAATGTATAAAGCATTTGTTGTTATTGATATTACTGGTGGTATGGGAGTCTCAACCGCAAGAAAACTTCAAGAACTAGGTTACAAAGATTTATATGTTGATGGTATGGATATTGCAAATAAATGGAAATTTGATCCAAAAATACAAGATAAAATACCGGGAATAAATTTTAACAATAAACGAGTACAAATAATTTCCGCACTAGAAGAATATTTTCGTCACGGATTAAAAATACATTCAATTCGTCTTGTTAATGAAATGAATACATTCGTTTATATTAATGGTCGTCCTGATCATATGAAAGGACAACACGACGATTTAATTATGTCTCTTGCTATGGCGGTATATGTTGCCGATTATTCATTTACTCAGTTACAAAAAGTATCACAACAAGCAAAAGTTTTATTGGAATCTTGGGAAGTAAAAACATACGAACAACCTTCATCCCAACATTTTAATCCAGCATTACCAAACACAAATTATAAAGAAAATCCAGCGTTTAGAAATCAACCATCAAGAGCTGACTATGAACAATATTCTTGGTTGTTCGGTGGTGGTAAGCGTTGATTTATAAATCGAAGTATTTACCATTAAAAGATGGAAGATAAAAATTTAACAATATGGCAAAGACTTTCCCAAAGTTTTGGGCCTAACTCACTTCTAGGTCAGGATTTACCTACATATAAATTTGATAAGAAAGAATTACTCAGAACGCAAAGTAAGGATGAATATGAAAAACAAAAACTTCAAGCACAACAAACTTACTATCTTGTAAGTCAATGGGCTAAAGTTGAAAACAATTTATACAACCAAGCGGTATACTATGAACCAACAAGATTGGCATCATACTATGATTTCGAAAGTATGGAATATTCGTTAAGTTCTGAAACACTCATAGCAACACCTGATGGTTTTATAACAATAAAAGACCTTGCAGATAAAGGTCGAGATTACGAATTTATTGTATATGCTTACGATCATAACACCGAAAAAGTTGTACCCGCATTAGCAAGGAACGCTCATTACACACGTGATGAAATGACGTATAAAATTACATTTGATGATGGGTCACACATAATTGCAACATATGGTCACAGATTTTTAAAACGTGATGGCGTTTTCGAGGTTGTTGAAAACTTAAAACCCGGTGATTCTATGATGCCATTTTATCGTAAATCATTTTTTGATAATCAAAATTATAATTGGGTATATGTGTGTAATTCTAATGAAGGACATCACGGATGGGTTTCTGAACACAAATTAATTGCTGAATGGTATTACGACAAAAAAGTTAGTGTTGACGAAGAAATTCATCACAAAGATTTTAATGGTAAAAATAATAACCCTGAAAATTTGCAAATTATGAATATTTCAGAGCACAGGGCTTATCACAGAAAATTGAATAATGAAAAACTTTGGGCTAATCCAGAATTCAGAGAAAAAATGTCAATTGTTGCTAAAAAAAAGGGAAAACTAAGTTGGAATGGGAGGAGAGTGGGTGTCAAGAACCCGTCTTATTTTCACATACCCTACGATTTAATAGTTCAAAAAGCTACTGAGCATAAAACTTTAATGGGTACAGCTTCGGCACTTAATATTTCATACAAAAAATTACAAAGAGAAATAACATATGCTGGGTATAAAGATTGGAGTACTTTTTGTTTTGCTTATGGTATTGGAAAATCGAAATATTCAATCGCTAAGGTTAAAGGTGATAGTTATGTTTTTAACCATAAAATTGTAAGTATTGAACCGCACGGAGTTGTGCCAGTGTATGACTTGAGTGTACCTGGATATAAAAACTTTGCAACTGACACCATATTTTCCCATAACACACCAGAAATCGCGTCAGCATTGGATACATATGCTGAAGAATCAACCACCGTTGATGAAAATGGTTTTATGTTACAGATTTATTCTGATTCGCCCAGAATAAAATCTATTCTAGCGGATTTATTTAATAACGCTCTTGACATCAACACAAACTTACCGATGTGGACACGTAATACCGCCAAATATGGTGATAATTTTGTGTTTCTGAAATTAGACCCTGAAAAAGGTGTTGTGGGTTGTTTACAACTACCTAACATTGAAATAGAAAGAATTGAGGTAGGAATGAAAGGGAGAGCAACCTCAGGATTTGGAGCTGCACAAGCATCCAACGCCGATACAAAAAGTTTAACATTTACTTGGAAAAACAAACAACTGGATTTTAATAGTTGGGAAATTGCCCACTTCCGATTGTTAGGTGATGATCGTAAATTACCTTACGGAACAGCGATGACCGAAAAAGCAAGAAGGATTTGGAAACAATTGGTATTAGCTGAGGATGCAATGCTTGTTTATCGAACATCTAGAGCCCCTGAAAGAAGGGTATTTAAAGTTTATGTTGGTAATATGGACGACGCGGATGTTTATCCATATGTCCAAAGATTTGCACAACAATTTAAAAAAGATCAGATTGCAGACCCAAAAACAGGTAATGTTGACATGAGATTCAATCAGATGGCGGTAGACCAAGACTTTTTTATCCCTGTTAGAGATCCTGCAGCACCTACACCAATTGACACTTTAGCTGGTGCTCAAAATCTGTCAGAGATTGCAGATATCGAGTACATTCAGAAAAAACTCTTGACGGCACTTAGAATTCCGAAAGCATTTTTAGGATTTGAGGAACCTGTTGGTGATGGTAAAAATTTATCACTACAAGACATTCGTTTTGCAAGAACAATTAATAGAATTCAAAAGTGTATGATTTCGGAGTTAAATAAAATTGCTATTATACACTTGTTTTTACTTGGTTTTGAAGATGAACTTGGTTCATTTCAATTATCACTGACTAATCCATCTAAACAAGCCGATTTACTCGCAGTAGAAGTTTGGAAAGAAAAAATGTTATTGTATAGAGATTGTGTCACTAAAATTGAAGGTATTGCACCAGTATCTCAGGCTTGGGCCAAAAAACACGTTCTTGGATTTTCAGATGATGAAATCAAACTTGATTTACAACAACAAAGAATGGAAATGGCGGTAGCGACAGAACTCACAAATACGCCTAATGTTATTAACAGAACAGGTATATTTGACAGTATCGATAAGTTGTACGGAAAACAAGTTATGAGTGGAGAATCATCAACCACAGGTACACTACCTATGGGTGGTGTAGAACCATTACCTCCTAGTGGTGGTGGATTTGGTGGAGATATAGGTGTGGGTGGAACACCACCACCACCTCTAGGGGTACCCACATTAGCACCAGAAAGTAGGAAAAAAACACCAAACATAATCTTAGAAAGGATGGAAATAGAAAATAGAGAAGAAATAGATTTTGACAAAGGTGAAAAAATATTATCATCAATTCAAAATGAGTTGGACAAATTATCAGATGAAACTATTTAACAAATAAAAAACTATGAAATTCGGAGAACTATTTTCAGCAATCGAAAGCCATTTGTTATCCTCTTACAAGAAAGGAATTTTTGAATCACAAATAAACGGCTTCAACAATTTGGTACTTAAAAATAAAAAATTATCATCAATATTCTATCTTTATAATCAATTAGACAAAACCAATTCTTTAGACCGAGAATCAGCTGAATTATTAATTCAGGAAACGGTCAAACAAATTGAAAATATTAAACTTGACGTAAAAAAGAAATTAGTGGAACTATGGTTGAAAGATGTAAAAACTGAGAATGTCTACAAAGATATCGATAATTTGATTTACACAGATATTACAAATTTAGTAGAAACAGTACAGTCTAAAAAGAAATTGATTTCAACACTTACAGAAACAGTTCAACCAAAAGAAAAAGTTAATATACCAATAACAACTCTTTTCAAAATCGCAAATAGAACAACATCAGAATATGTCCAAAGTTTGGATGAGGACACGAAAAAAGAATTGACAAATATTCTTACCGAAGATATTGAGGTGTTAGAAAACAAATATACTGAACTTAAAAAAGACACAATAGAAAAATTAAGACAAAAATTGTCTGAGAATTCTGGTGAAGTTTTTAATAAAATTGAAGAAGTTCTTTATCAGATCGACAGAGAATCGTTTGACAGGATTAATTACGTGAGGTTAAAGTCCTTATCGGACAATTTGTAATTTCAGTTCTCCGCGTCACGTTTTCTTTGAATGAATTGAGCCTTCAAAACTTCTTTTCTTCTTTTTTGAGCCTTACTCTCAAAAGAAAGTCTTGACAATAATCCTTCATTTTGTTTTGTTTTGATAATTTTTCCTTTTAATAATTTCAAGGATTTATCAAGACTAGATGTTCCGTTTACTTTAATTTTAATCATGTGCTATAAATAATAGAAAAGTTAAAAAAAATTTGATTTGTATCAATAATTGTGTTATTTTTTTGTAAAAATAAACGAGTATAGAATATGGATAAATGAAAAAAGGCAAAACCTGTAAATTGAACGGATTTACAAGATTGAAAAGTACGTATGGAACAGTAGATTCTAAAACATTTAAATCTTTGTATTTGAACATACAAAGTTGGGTGACACCTCAAAAAAGTGTCGAAAATTGGTCAAGAGTGGTAAACATTCTAAATAGAGAAATAAAGGAGACCATAAATGAAATTTTAGATCTTACATTATTACAACCAAAATTTATTTTAGACCTAGACCTAAGAACCAGTGGATTAGTTGTTGGGAAAAAAAGTTTTATGAATTTGGAAATAACATTCTTTGTGGCGAAAAATGTAGAATTCAAATCAACATTACTAAAAACACATCTTCAAAATCTTACATCATTTATAAATTCACACAATTTTACAAAAAACACTTACTTTAAATTTGAAAAAACAAAGAAACTGAAAACAATTGATATTATCTAATATTTATCAATAAATTTTTTTATGAAAATATTAAGGTCAAACGAAGTAGGTAGAGGAATTTTAATTGAAATGGATGCTGGATATATTTCAGCAACTGATGAAAGAAATTTGAAAGTAATTCAAGAACAGAAAACTCAATTAGATCATTCTAAACCTTTTGAATTTTATGCTGTACTTCAAAAGTACAACACACCAAACAGAAATGGTAGAGTATATCCTGAAGAAATTCTCAAAAGAGAAGCTGAAAATTATAGAAAATTAATCAAAAAGGGAGTGGCTCTTTCAGAACTTAATCACCCAGAATCTTCACTTATTGATTTAGATCGAGTATGTCACGTTATTACTGATTTATGGTGGGAAAACCAAATGCTTTTAGGAAAATTAAAATTATTGACATCACCGGGTTTTCACGAGAGAGGTATCGTTTCAACAAAAGGAGACCAAGCAGCTAACTTACTCAGGCAAGGAGTTACTTTGGGTATATCCTCAAGAGGTGTAGGATCCTTGAAAAAGGTAGGTGAACAAAATGAAGTTCAGAAAGATTTCGAATTAATTTGTTTTGATTTGGTATCATCACCCTCAACACCCGGAGCGTATCTATTTACAAATATTGATGATAAATATTCGTTTGATGAAAATATTGAAGAAGAAAAAAAAATGAGACAAATATCTACTGAATCATCAAATGACGGTAATCCTATGAATCGCTCTATTGATTTAATGAATAAATTGAATAACTTTTTAAAAAAATAATTTATGGAAGAATCAAAGTATTTTGTATCAAAAATACAATATGATCTACCCGATGAAAATTCAGGTAAGATCAAAAAGATCACTGAAATGAAACTTGTACGAGCAATTTCAGTTACAGATGTTGAAGCCAAAGTAACTGAAAAGTACCAAGGTTTCCAACACGATTGGCGAATAACTTCGGTAGTCGAAAGTAAAATTGACGAAGTGATTGAGTGAAAATTAACCCCACAAATTAGTGGGGTTTTTTTTTGAAAATTTTTTTTACAACAAAAATTCTAAAAATTAATATTTTTTACGTTATGGGTATATTTATATGGAAAAATTTAATATTTCTATGGCAGACAAAAAGTCATTAGTAGAGGAAGCACTTCTTCAGATGAAAAATCTTGAAGATGTTGTTACTGAAAACGCAAAAGGAATACTTGCTTCAACTATGAAGGAAGAAATCTCTGAGTTGGTAAAAGAGTCTTTGAAAAACAAGGCTAAAAATAAATTGAAAGAACAAGACGAACCAGATACTGATCCTGATGATGTGGATATGGATCCTGATGACATGGATATGGATTCTGATGATGAAATGGATATGGATCCTGATGATGACATGGATATGGATCCTGATGATGACATGGATATGGATCCTGATGATGACATGGATATGGATCCTGATGATGAAATGGATATGGAACCTGAGGTTAATATTGACATTGAAGACGATGTGGTGGAAATCCCAGACGACGCTTCAATGGAAGACGTTCTTAGTGTATTCAAAAAAATGGGGCCGTCAGATAGAATAATCGTTAAAAAAGAAGGTGATAAAATTCACCTTGACGACGAAGATGAAGATGTTGAATATATCATCTCAACTAACGAATCGATTTCAGAAAAAGAACGGATGTCAGATAGGGATTTAGATCGAATTATGAATGATATCTTCGAAGATGAAGATGTAGTCGATGATTTTGACGAAGATGACTTGGATGATACTCTTGGTGAAGATATGGATTCTGATATAGATGTGGAAACAGACGAAGTTGTATATGAAATTTCAATGGACGAAGAAATGGACGAAGAAATGGACGAGGAAATGTATGAGGGAATGGACGAGGAAATGTATGAGGGAATGGACGAGGAAATGTATGAGGGAATGGATGAGGAAATGTATGAGGGAATGGATGAAGAAGTAGAGGAAACTATGTATGAGTCCAAGTTTGGTATGAAACCTATTATGTTTTCTAATTGGAAATCAGGAAAAAAATTGGGTTCTAAAACTGAAACTAAAGAATCTACTACAACAAAACCCAAAGAAAAAGAAAAGGTTGAAACTGGTAAGGAAAAATCAAAAAGTCCTTTCCATAGACCAGGTGAAAAAACAGCGCCTAAAGCTAAAAAAACCGAAACTAAAGAAGGTATGGGTAAATTCAAACCAAAGGGTACTGGAATGAATCTTTCTCCGAAAAAATTTGAATACAAAGAAGGAAAGAAACATGACATATCAGCGGTTGAAAAAAGAATTGCTGGAGCATTCTCCAAAGGTGAAACTAAAGAGGCGGCTAGAACTCTAGGTAATGGAACAAGAAACTTTGCTCCAAGAAAAGGTCTACCAAAAATGAAAGTGATTCCCAATTCTGCAATTAGAGAAGAAGTTGAATCTTTGAGACAAAAAAATGTTGAGTATCAAAAAGCATTGAATGTTTTCAGAGAAAAACTTAACGAAGTTGCTGTCTTCAATTCAAATTTGGCTTACGCTACAAGGTTATTCACAGAACATCCTACGTCCAAACAAGAAAAGATTAACATCTTAAGAAGATTTGATGAAGTTGAGACAATTAAAGAATCTAAAAATTTGTACAACGCAGTCAAAAATGAATTAACAAATTCAAATAAAAATGTGGTTACTGAATCAATAGAAAAAATCGAAAAAACACATTCTTCAGGATCATCACAAAATTTAATTGAATCAAAAACTTATGAAAATCCTCAGTTCATGCGAATGAAGGATATCATGCAAAAAATAAATAAATAAACAAAACTAAATAAAACTAAATAAAACTAAAATGGGTGCATTATTAGAAAGCGGTCTAGTTGGTAATATCGGGTTGAAACACCTTAAAGTTATCAAAGAAGACACAATTAACAAGTGGGACAAACTTGGGTTCCTAGAAGGACTTAGAGGCCACATGAAAGAAAACGTTGCTCAATTGTATGAGAACCAAGCGTCTTTCTTGATAAACGAAGCTTCATCAACTTCAGACAGCGGTTCATTTGAAACTGTTGTATTCCCTATCGTGAGAAGGGTTTTCTCCAAACTTTTGGCGAACGATATCGTATCGGTTCAAGCTATGAATTTACCTATTGGTAAATTGTTCTACTTTGTTCCAAAGATCCAAGGTTATTCTGGTGGTACTTCACCAAACGACTTAGGTTGGTTAGGACAGAGTGGTGACCACTATGCTCCGATCGGTTCACCAGGAAACTATCCGGGTAACCAAAATGCGGGTTATACTGCTGGTGATAGTACAGGTGATTACAATCCTTATTACAAAAAAGATCTTTACGATCTATTTTATGAAGGTGATGAGGCAACTCTTAACCCTCCAGGTCTTTTTGACTATTCAAAAGGTAAATGGACAGCAACAACAGCAACTACAGTAACTGTTGCGTGGAATGCTGGTGGAAATCTAGTTGTTTCTGGTTATGGCTCAACTGATTATCGTAAGGTAATCTTGGCTATGAGTGGTTTCTCTAACGCTGGTGCTGGTCAATTGATCGGACCAAATGGTAATACAATGGACACCGAAGAATTCCTTTCTGGATTAAATATCTTTGGTGTGTATGCCAACACAACAACAGCTAGCCAAGCACCAGGTGCTGGTAATCCATTCCTTTTCAGAGTTGTAACTCAGAAATATGGTAAAGGTATCGTTCAATACGGATCACAAACTAACACAACATGGCCAATCGGTAATAACTCTGGTGGTGCATACAATAATGTATGTGATGCAAATGGTGTTATCTATCTCGAAGTGGATCTTCAACAACCAGTTTGTGTATCTTGTGGACAAACAACACCTGATGGTTATACAGGTTCAACATTCTCTTCCTCAACTGCGAATAACAATGCTTTCATTGCTATTTACAGAGTGTACAAAGAACTTGAATTTGAAGATCAGATTGGTGAGGTTTCTTTTGATTTGGAATCTGTCACAGTTTCTGTTACAGAAAGAAAATTGAGAGCCCAATGGTCTCCTGAACTTGCTCAAGACGTTTCGGCATTCCACAACATTGATGCAGAAGCTGAGTTAACAGCTCTTCTTTCTGAACAAGTTGCGGCTGAAATCGACAGAGAAATTTTGAGAGATTTGAGAAAAGGTGCTGCATGGAACTTGAGATGGGATTACAACGGTTGGAAGAGATTAGCTTCTACTGGTACAACCCCTTACACTCAAAAGGACTGGAATCAAACACTTATCACTGCTATCAATCAGTTGTCGGCACAAATTCACAAGTCGACATTAAGAGGTGGTGCTAACTGGGTTGTTTGTTCTTCAGAAATTTCTGCGATCTTCGATGATTTGGAATATTTCCACGTATCGAACGCGGCTCCTGAACAAGATCAATACAATATGGGTATTGAGAGAATTGGTACACTATCTGGTAGATATCAGGTTTATAGGGATCCTTACTTCCCACCGAACCAACTTATCATCGGACACAAAGGTACGTCATTGTTAGATACTGGTTACATTTACGCTCCGTATGTACCTCTACAATTGACACCTACAATGTACAATCCATTCAACTTTACACCTATCAAAGGAATAATGACAAGATACGCCAAGAAAATGGTTAACAACCGTTTCTACGGACGTGTCACATGTGATGGTATTCGTACTTTCGATTTGAGAGAATTGCGTTAATTTTCTCAATGGTAATTGAAAAAAGGGACAATTACTTGTCCCTTTTTTTTTGTATATTATTTTGGAGAAGATAGGATTAAAATCCTCAATGATTTTGAAATTACTTCACTTTCTTTCAGTGAAAAAACACCATTCATATGTGCATAATTCAATGCTTGTTGAATACAATACGCCGCTTGAGCTGAATTAATATCATCAATGAACTTTGACAGATTTTCTTCAGAATCATAATTTATTACCCCAAATAAAGTTCCCAAAATTTTAAGTTTTTCCTGTTCATTTTCCATAATGAATGTATTTACATTAAGGTAGTAAAAAAAAATGAATAATCAACTCAGGGAAGATTTAGCCGTTTGGTTTGGAACCAAAAAAAAGAAGAAAGGTAGTAAAGAACCACAAGGGCCTTGGGTTAACATTTGCCGTAAAAAAGAAGGTGGTGGACATCCACCATGTGGGAGAGGTGACACAGATAAAGGCTCATATCCGAAATGTAGGGCTAAGAGTGTTGCATCAAGGATGACAGACGCACAAAAGAAAGCGGCTTGTCAACAAAAAAGAACTGCAGAAAAAAAAGACACACAATCAGGTAAAGGTCAAAAACCTGTGTATACATCATATAAACCAAAAAAAACCAAAAAAAACGAGGCTATGAGAGCCATTATTAAAAATCTTCTGCAGGAAACAATTAATCGAAAACAAATGCTCGAACTAGGGACATTAGTAGAATTGGAGCACACTAAAAATCCAAAAAGGGCAAAAGAAATTGCCAAGGATCATTTAGAACAAAATTCCAAATACTATTGTCTAATGTTCAGAATAGGACTCATTGATAAAAAAGATGCCAAGAAAATGGCAAAAGAGATTTGCCCTACGATTCAAGAAAATGAAGAATACCTCTAAGGGAATATTTAATATTCTGGGTAATCTTTTTTTCCATCAGAGATCTTTTTAATTCAATTTTTTGGTTGAATTTTTCAATTAATTTTTGGTGGAGAAATTCATTTAAGTAAACATTGTAAGCACAATGTTCATTTACAATGTTTACATTGACTGAGTCAATTGTAATAAACAAGTTTTTATCATCATTTTTGATGTACCGTTTGTTTGTAATTGGTGCCATTAAAAGCTCACTTGTATCATCTTCAATTAAATTTATACAAATTTTAAATGCAATCATCTCATATCTTGATTGCATTTTTGGTCTTAAGTACCTAAGAGTTTCGATGTACTTTTTTTTGAAAAATCGTTTAACTTCTAAATAGATTTTTTTCATTGTCTAAGTTCTTGTCACAAATATAAATTAAATATTCAAAAAACCAAATAAAATTACAACTTCATAACTTTCAAAAACTCAGTCCAAGTCTCAAGGTCAGTTTCGTTTCTACCAATATTCGCAGCATACGTACACAAAACTACATTATCGATAGTATAACCCCTGTTTCGATCTAAACGATCAATAGATGGTTGTTGGGGGTGTTTGTTTTTATTTGATGGAACCATAGGAATTTTAAACCAATAACATAATCCAAGTTGATTTTCATACATTTTTTTTATATCTCCAACGGTAATATTGTGCTCAACTCCACGACGTTTTGAGGTATGGATCAATGTATTTTCCCATAATTTTATTCTTCTTTCAATTTGTTTGAGTGACTCAATTTTTTTAAAATTTAAATCTCTCCGTTTATCTCTTTTATATTGTCTAGTGGTCTCAAGTGTGCATAATTTACATCTTGTACCTCTCTGACTTTTATAGTATTCATCGTAGGATTTCATTATTCCACAAACACTACATTTTTTTTGTATATCCATAAATATAAATATGGATAAACTTGTTTTTTTAACAATAAGGTGGTGAACATCTTTTTTTACCATCCAATCCTTTAATTTTTCCTTTACAAACTTGAACGCCGTAACCCGAACTATAAGCGCTAGGGTAGACATCAAATTTTGCTTTAGCGGCCGATTTACCACGCGCACATAATTTAGTTCCAGTTTTTTTACGACCCTCTTGAACTTGAAGTTGGTTTGATTTAGATTTATTTTCCAAATATTTGATATACATCTCTAAGTCATTCATTCCAAAATAATCAACATCATTTTCATTAAACCAAGCTAATACATCTTTCCAATTAGTTGTTCGATTTATATTTTTTAAACATTCAACTTCACCCCCCATACTAGAGAAAGTCGATTGTTCTTGCATCATATTAGGTTGATTATTAAAATTATTTTTCATAAAATCATAAACTTGATCAATTGACTCGGTTGATGATGCAATATGATCTTGAGCCCAATCATGACCATTATCCAATAATTGCTCAACTTGATTTTTATCATATTTTAATAATTCACTAGCTTGATCTCTAATTTGTTCCAAGTTGGAAAAAAACATATATCTATCCTCTTGTTCAGATAGAATTTTTGATAGTTTTTCGTATTGTTCTTTAGTTAAAATAAGTTTTTTCATTTTTCGTTTACGATTTGAAAAGTTAATTGTCTTTTATAAGTATCTTTTTGTCCACTAGTATTCACTTTGATATCAACATAATATTCATTAGGAATTTTATCTCTAGTATCGAAAATAAAATAGTATTCATTTGGTGTTCTGTTAATTGGTGTCCATCCCTGAACTTCAACTTCCGTTTGTCCTTCCCTCACATATACTCTGTATTGAGCTTCGATGTTTTGTAAAACAAACGCACTTGTGTAAGCTTGTTTTATCACAACCATTACTTTACGAATGTCTGTGTTTACGATTTTTTCATTTTGTTTTATACCACTAAAATCGAAACCATATAAAATAGGGTCTTTTGAAACACTTCCGATTTGATAAAAAGCTGAATAAGATTGTAATACAAATTGATTTTCAATGTCATCAAGATTATTTCCTTGAGCGATAATATTTGTCCACTTGTCGGTAAATTGACACGGTGTATTATATCCTGATAATGGCGGTATTGTAACTTCATAAACCCCCCTACTAATAAGACAACTTGTAAGTCCTGTGTAACCCGATATTGGTTCATCATCTGGATCTAAGATATCCACGATTGGGTTTTGATCTAAGTTTAGATAATCACCATTTGCAAAAATGTAGAGATACAATTTATTGGTTCTACCTTGTACAAAGGTAACTCTATTATCTTGAATCAAATCATCAAATGTGGTTTGTAGAAATGGTTGATAAAAAGTTTGGGTATGTCTTGTGAAAAATCCCACAGAATACGTTACGGTGAGCCCTGTGATGTTTTCTATTTGAGGGACATACGCAATACCCCATCCTGTAGAACCTGTCGTAGAACCCGTTAAAATCGAATTTATTTCGTGGGTCATATCAAAGTTGATATCTTCATTTCCAAATTCGAAATGTTGTGTATCAACGATCGTAAGTGCTGAGTAGTTAAGTCCAGTATTTCCACTGCTTGTGTTATTATTACTGTATATTCCCGGATATGACCAATTTGTAATTGTTGTTGTTTGATACCAGTTTGATGGTCTTGTAGAGAAAGCTTTATTAAAACCCCAACTATCCAGTGCGGGTGTATCAACGTAATCATATCCAACACCTTCGTCCCAAGTTTGTGAATTACCTGTGGAACCTGATGTTTTTGGAATACGGAATAATATTAAATCAAAAGATGCTGTTCGAATTGATCCGTCCGAAGCTTCGGTATTAAGAAGATCTATATCAAAACTTGAAGTGTTTGTCATCTTGAGTGTGTGTGTCATTGCTGACGTACACCCAGTTGATATGGTACCAGATGCAATATTTTCTATCAAGGGTGTTAGATCTAGATCAAAAATAAATCGTGTAAAACCGTTTGGTGCCGTTGTTTGTAGACTTGTACCATAAAATAATTGCATTACAGGATTACGACCCGTATTTACAAAACTATTTTTTTGTATGGTATTATTTTTTGAAAAGTAGGAACGAAAAATCGACATTCATAAATTTTATTATAAATATCAATTTATTCGGATATTTTCATTTAGAGCTCTAAATCTCCAAGGAAAAGAAAATAAATCTGATTTTTGATCTCCAGCCCATGTAAGTGCGTCTGGTGGTAAACTCGGATGAGAGTGAACGTGATTCTGCAAGAACCTAGATATTTTTTCTAGATAATCAAATAATATTTCACCCCTGATCATAGAATAGGTGTTTGGTATTACATTATCCTGAAGTTGTTGTTGTGAAATACCCATTAAAGTATTTGGGTTTGGGGATAGTGACGGATCAAATACAATGTTACCAGTTCTGTGCGACATCATTACTATCGTGTCAGCAGCACTCATCATATAGGTTCCAGAATCAGTCGTTACTTGTTTGGGGGTTATTGTTTCAATAACAAATTCACTAGGTTTTCCAATTAAACCTTTACTACTTACTAGACCGAAAGAAAATCCTTTTGGCCCTTGACCCGGATTAAGTGTTATTTTAGAAATGAATTGAGACGCATTAGAGAACTCAATTGGGTTATTCACACTTGAACCGGGTTTGAGTAAATTTCTGATTTGAATATTGGGTCTGTAAACAAATGGAAATCTATTGTTACCCAAACTAGGGCCGTTTGTTATATTGCCATCGTTGATTTGATTGATAAATGAATTGATTGCTATAACCGTGTTTTCTAATGTTGAACCAAGAAATTGTTGGGTATAAACAACATAAGAAACATCACTTAAATCAGAATCATAGTTGATGTTATCTGTAAGTGTTTTTTCGACAGATTTGAGTTTATACAACGTAATATCACCAGTAAAAGCATTTTGTTGATTATCTAAGTTATAAACATTCCATTCAATAAGATATTGGGTTTCTTGATTTAATTGATTTATTTTGATTAAATCTTGTGATTTTAAATCTTGGGATTTTACATCAAATGATGAAACTTGGATATATGCACGTTTTTCGTTTGCAATTGGAAACTTATTTGTCTTCAAATCCAAAGTTTTTCCAGCTCTGATTAGGACACCATTAGGTTTAACAATGATATCAGAAGTGCCACGACCTAGAACTGAGACATCGTTCAGTTCTGGGAATACTCCAAAACTTTGGACATTTTTTAATGAACCATCTTTATTTTTAAGTGCCAAGTTTTGTTTAATTCTATAACCCAATGAAGTGTTTTTACCAGCCCCTTGAGCATTTTCATACTTCATTGTCATAGGGCTACTATAAGCTCCTTGAACATAGTACGCGTCTTGGTATCTTCTCTCACTATTTTGAAAAATTACACTAATTCTTTCTCCAACTGCGGGTACTTGGGATAAAAACATTGGAAGAAGAGGTGAAACAATAAATGGATCTTTCAACGTGAACTCATCTTTTCCTACCTGAAAGTTATATGCTTGAAGAGCCGATTCGATGTTTTGATCAAAAGGATACGCTCTTACACGGCCTAACATCATAGGATCTTCGTTGTCTACAACAGTTGCTGGATATAAAATTTTATTCATAGTTATTCCTCAAATTATATTCGTGTAATACTTTGTTGTATAGATTTTCAACGTTGTCTAAATGTGTCGACAGATTGATAATCATTTGTTTGGTTTCCTCGAAATCCTCAGCTAAAAAATCCATAGCCTGAACCAATTCATTATTACCACTGGATTTAATCTCTGTAATAATACTGTTTAATTTATCAATATCAATTTTTGGCGTCTGTATCATATTACAAATTTAATCCAAATGCTTCAACTGGAGGTTGTGGTACCCCAAATCCTACAGCTGGTGGTAATGGTACTAAAACACTTGTTTTTGAATTCAAGTATCGTTCCCTTTCTATCCCTTGTTGTGAACCGAAAAATGATTGTGTCATAAAGTTTGGTGCACCACTAGGCATCGCTCCAGTTGGAATTCCAACACTTTGAAACTCTTTGACTATTTCTAGATTTGCTCTGACTTCTGAGAAACCAGATCTGAATTTTGACAAAGGTAAAAATATCGCTGGTATTTGTATTCTTGTACCCGCAAGTGCCACTTGAAATATTTGTTGGATCTCATCAATAATACTCTGACATCTTCGGTAATCTCCAAATAATTTGACCAATATTCCACCTACAGTTAGAAGTTGAAGAATTATAGCTTCTTTTTTGGAGCCATTTTCTTTCAGTTTTCTGATCAAAATTCTTAATAATAAAACAATTTCTTTTTTTATTTCTTGAACCAATATCTTTAAAAATTTAGAAATCACTTTTGATGAAAGGTTGATAAATAATTTACTGAATATTACAGAAAATTGTAAAATGTTTGTAACTTTACTTAGTATTTGACGATATGTGGGTAAAATAGTCGCAAGCATTAAGTAAAAACCTAACAAAATTTTTGGTGATAGAATTGAAGAAAAAAATGCTTGTGGAATTTTCTTCAGTAATTCGGTATCCACAACCAATCTAAAATTCAAACCGGGTATAGAAACATTGTTTTGTAGATTATCAACAAATGTACTTTCTACCGATTCAAATGCTTGTAGAATTTCTCCTGCGGTATTGGCACTCAAAACTAACAATATTTGGTTTGTGATTTCTTCATTATTTACTGGTAATTTGATATTATCACAGTCTTGAAACTCAACAACCCCCTTTCTCAAATTTTCGATTGTGTAATCAATTTCCCTAAGATCGATTTCGTTAAATTGAAAAAAACTAGCATCAACGTCTTGAGTTGGGGAAACCTTCGCAATACCAGACACATCGATTTCGTTTCTGTCATCGAAACATAAACCCAACACTCTTTGCAATAATAATTGATATTTTCCTTTCAATTCAAGTTGTTGTGAGGATAAATTCATTTGTATACTTAAAGATCCACAAACTGAATCAAAAATTTGTCCAAATACATTTTGTAAATCAACAATCTCAAGTTTACCATAATAGTCCGTCAAAAATTGTGAAACGACATTATTTTGTGGTCTGTTAATTAAATCAATTTTGTAAAATGCGCCAGTGTTTCCTAAGTTATCAGTTGTTGTAAATTGTATATTGAATAGTGGTTGAGTTGAAACACCGTTAAAAAATTGTCCTGTCGTTGCAAAATATGATTGTCCGGGTGTTTGGGTTAATTCGTAGAGATCTTTATTAAAAGGGTATTTACCGTTTGTTTGTGTGGTGTATGGGACTCCAGTTTCGTAAAAAATTTTACCTACTTTTGAGTTTGGATTAGTTTGTAACATACCAAACAAGTCAATTGATTGAACTGGTATGTACAATGAATCGGTATTCACCCCAACTTGATTTATTAAATTTGAGGTATCATTACCCAAAAAGGTTTGTTCTTGAGAACATCCTAGTTGATTAATAATTTCAGAAGTAAGTAGTTCTGGTAATTCTGATCGAACTTTATTAATAACTTTTACAAAAATTTTCTTTACTGAATCAACTTTAGACTTTGCTTGATCCACTTTATTTTTTGCTTTATCTAACGAACTAGAGATTTGAGTCCCAACCGAATTCACGCCACCTTCCACTGATCCGATAGCGGAAGTTACTTGCGAAGTTAGGGTTTGAACAGGAATTGTTTTTAAGATCTCAACAAGTTGTTCCAATTTATTTTTTACTTGTCTTTGATATTCTTTCTTTTGATCCTGAATTTTTTTTAATTGTTCAACAAGTTTTTTTTCTCCGATTTCAAGATTGGATTGTCTTTTTTTGACAATTTCTTGTTTTTGGGTTTCAACTTCGTTATAAGCGGCAACAGCTTCTATTTCATCTCTGATACCTTGCCATTGTTGATCATATACACCACCCATTTCATTTGTTCATTTTGTATTTATCATCCTCAAATGATTCAACATCCTTCATAATTAATGATTGTAACATATCCTCATCAATATCGGTCAATGACATATCTGATTGATGACTCAAAGATTTTTCCCAAATTGTAGACTGGAGCTTGGCCAACGTAAGTTTTTTTTCAACAACGTCATTTATGATTTTTTGTTGTTTTTCCAACACAGGACCTATATTCTGCATATCATCAGGTTCTTTTAAAAAAGACAACATTTTATTTTGAACTCTGATCGCTGTAGTTCTTTGTTCTACCAATTCGTTGTAAATTTCCTGCATTAAAGCAAGAATTGAGTCCTTGGATAAATTGATTTCTTTTCTTCTAGGTGTTGCCATACAAATAAATAGTTAAAACGCGATAATTAATCGATAAGTTTATTTAAAACACTTACATACAATTTTTTGAATTTTTTCATAGATGATCTTATTTCTTTGGTATTCAAATTTGTCATCTCTCGTATTGAAAGTAATATAATATTTTTATTGTACTTATTATTTTCTGTACCTTCGAAATTAGTTTTATAATTTTCAAATAATTCCAAAAGTGAAATACCTAGTTTTATTTCGTTATCAGATAAATTTCGTTCATCCAAATAGATCTTAAGTTCAGAAATAAAAACTTGAATTATATCATCGGCTTCGTTTTTTTCATTTTCCAAGTAATAGACCATATCAGGTCGATTTTCTAAAGTAGACGATATATCTTCATATGAAATGTTTCGATTTGTATCTTTTTGGTCTTTTATAATTTGACCCATAAGATAATTTTTACAAATTGTACCGAAATAAGAGTAGGCTTTTTTGTTTTTGGCTGGTTTGAATTTTTCTACTTTTGTCATCAAAAACCCATGAGTGTCATGATGAATTTCGTGGAAATCCATATCTTTACGATACAACTTATATCTCCTAATAATAGAAGATATCATTTTGTCTAAAGGAGCTTTTAAGTAGGTATTGTAGATTTCATTTTTTTCTTCAGCTGAGTCGGTCGCAAGAAATCTTAAGACCGCATCTTCTTCTCTTTGATCAAAATAGTTTTCTTTAGATACCTTTTTCTTTTCCTTTTTTTCTTCGTTTTCGATGGACATTAACCCATTTGTAGTTCAAATTTTATGTTCCTGTCATCTTTAAAGTAAAACTCTTTCTTTGCACAAGCGATCCAAAATTTAATTTCATCTTCTGTCATTAGAGAGGATCCATTTTTGTAGTTCCAGAAAATAGAACCTTCTCTCATCGTTGTGTGTTTGTAGCCAATTCTGGGAATTGTCATTATTTTGGCTGTGTTATATGTCATCCTCAACAATAACTCATAAACAAATGTCAATTTCATAGATGCTTTGAACCCTCCGTACTCTAGAATACTTGATTTTTTAACCACACAACCAGACGTTTGAAAATTTTGGTATTGTAATAAAGTTTCATTTGATAAATACCCAATTTCTTGGGAGAAGTTTGCGGCAAAAGTTGCTTCATTTGTGAAACCAAGAAATACACCCTTATCATCAACATCAACTACGATTGGTAAAAACACATCTACCTCAGGGTAAAAATTAATATATTTCTGAACGTTTCTGAACCATACATTAGAATATTCATCATCGAATTCAAAAAAACTTACATAAGTTGATTGTGCATTTTCAACGCCATGATTGAGTTGAGATTGAAAATTTGGTTCCTTAGTGTACGGTAACAATTTAACATTCAAATTTTCAAAATTGTAGTTTTTTAATTTTTCGACTAAAGTTTCTTCTTCAGTATGAACAATAATTACTTCATTGAGGGATATGTCTTGAATTTGGAGGGATTTGATCGCCTTATCAAAGTATTCATCAAAATCTCTAACTAATCCTGATTTTATCGGTAATATTATAGTTATGTCTAAACTTTCCATTTTAGTTTTCATTTAATTGGTTTAATTGTTGAAAGAAAAATTCCTTTCTTTTAAGTTGAAATTCGTTGAAAATTTTACTTACTTCAGTATCAAAACTTTCAGTCATTCTATAATTGTTAGCGGTAACTTCACCTTCACTGTATAATGTAGTAAGTACGCTATCTTCTAACCATGTTTGAGCAAAGTCTGCAATCACATCAACAATTTGTAATGTATTTTCTACCCAGACACCATTTTTTTCATTCATCCACTCAGGTTTTAAATTTGGAATTTTACCAATTACAGGTATACCAGACGCCATACACTCAATAGGAAAAGTACCAAATGATGATGTTGGATCCAACCAAACACCTAAGAAAGCATCTTTCATTGCATTTGAAAATTCTTCTTCACTCAATCCTCTGAGATCTCTGAAAGTAAAAAACCTAAATTGTGGATATTTGAGGTAAAAACTTTTGATTAAATTGAGACCATCACGTTGTTCTCTAGAGTGAACTAATATGATCGGTTTTGGTGGATGTGTTTGTTTAACAAAACAGTCTGAAATTGTTGGTTTTAGAATATCAAAAGATATATTTCTCATAATTTTGGAAATCTCATCTTTTTGTGTTTCTGAAGTCGCAATACATTTATAAAAACCGTATTGTTGCCAAGCAGCTCCAGGTGTCAATGTTTCTAGAACATGGTCATATGCTTGACAGAGTACAATTTTACCACAAGGTAAATTTTTTACTTGTTCCATAACAAATCCAAAAATTTCAGGTATAACTAAAATATCTTCAGGAGCAATTTGTAAATTTGTACCTTCAATAACTTGAAACTCAAGACCTTCATATTTTTTGAATGACCAACTATCGATCGGTGTGTAATCAGATTTTTCATACAACATAACTACCTTATAACCCTCTTTGGTTAGAGAATTGGCAATGTCGTAAATGAATCTGATGGATGCCTTAGCATTTCCTTTTGTGTCTTGGACAAAAAAATATATTTTGTTCGACTTGGTGTCTATATTGTAAAGAGACCTTTGTAGATTTTGTTTTAAATCTTCACTCATTTTTAAAGTTTTTGTATAAATTTATTGAATAACATTGTATTCCAAGCTAATCGAAATGAAACACTCAAATCTTGTGATTTACTGACCATTTTTTCATCGATTGGTTGCATTTCAGAAAAAACAACTTCAGTTAATGTTTTTATAACTTCGTATTTTATGACAGAAATATGTTGACTTTCACCAGTTCCTGAAAACTCAGGGCGATCGACGAAAGAATCAATCGCATTGATGTTCAAATAGTATTTTTCACCTAAAACGTCTAACATCATATTAAATTTTTAATGTAATCATTTAATTCACCGATAGAATTTATAGTAATATTGGTTTTTATTTCCGAATTATATGGTTTTTCGAATTTAATTAAAGTTTTATTTTTATTAATTTGTAATAATTCAGGTTCTGCCGTAACTAAAATATCAAATTCTTTCCAGATTTTTCTTTTATTCTTATGGTTGTAAAAAATTATTTTTTCAATTTCACATCCGAACTTGGATATAAAAAACAGAGTTGCTGGTTTACTTTTACCAACCTGTTTGGAAATTAATAAAAACTCAACTTTACCAAAATACTCCCTGTAAATTTCGTTTAAAATATGGAACGTACTCATCTCTGTCGATGGCGCATGTCCAAAAATTTGCATAGCGAATTCGTTATACATAAAGTTGTAATACTCTTCATCATTCTTAAAATTGAAATGATTTTTATAGTTAGATGTATTGTATGGTTTATAGATTTCAAATTTAAAATCTTTGTCAACCAATTCTAATTCATCGATAAAGAATTTTTGATAGATCTGTTCTATTTTTTCGAAAGTGTCCCTCAGAACACCTTCAATATCAATTGCTATTCGAAATTTTGGCATATGTTTTTTTTTGTTGAACCATTTTGTTAATCCATTCGTATGTTTTTTCAATACCTTCTTTGAGTGGCATTGTACTTTCCCACCCAACTTTTTCTTTGTATAATTTATTATCGGAGTTTCTACCTCTGACCCCAGTTGGGCATTTAAATCCGTATTTTTTTATAAACTCATCGCCATCAATATTAGTAATTTTGATATTCTTACCTGATATATTGATTGCAAGTTGTGCCAATTCATTAATTGAAACCATTTCTTCTGACCCAATGTTCACTGGCCCTGTGAAATCGCTTTCCATTAATCTTAAAACCGCCTCAACACATTCCTCAACATACATAAATGATCGTGTTTGCTTACCATCACCCCAAACTTCAATTTCATAATCAGGTCTTGATTGTTCTTCGATTTTGATTGCATCATCGATTTCTGCGACTTTTCTACACATTGCTGCTGGTGATTTTTCTTTACCACCAATCCAAGTACCTTGTGGGCCAAAAATATTATGAAATCTTGCAATTCTAACATTAAGACCATAGTTTCGAGAAAATGCTAGATATAAACGTTCAGAAAAAAGTTTTTCCCAACCATACTCCGAATCTGGATTCGCTGGATATGCCGATGATTCTTCACAGTTTGGATTATCTGGATCTAGTTGATTATGTTCAGGATACATACAAGCCGAAGAAGAGTAAAATACTTTACCTACTTTTGTTTTGACAGCTTCATGAGCAACATTAAGATTTATTGTTGCTGAGTTATGCATTACATCCGCATCGTGATTACCTGTAAAAATGTATCCAGCACCACCCATATCTGCAGCAAGTTGGTAGACCTCATCAAAACCTTGGGTTTTCAGGAAAGGTTGTTTGAGATATTTGAATGGTTGTGGGTACCCACTATTGTTGACTTCTAATCTCATTATCGCTTCCACGTTATGAGAATCTCTTAAATCATAGGTGAGAAATTCATCACATATTTCATTTTCAGGGAAGTATTCGTGTCGTTTTAAATCAACTACTCGTACATAATGTCCTTCGGACTTTAATCTTTTTGCTAGATGTCCTCCAATGAAACCTCCTCCACCGAGAACTAAAATATTTTTAAATTGTTTCATAATATTATTTAATATAAATAACTAATCTATCGGTTGGATCTAGAACACTAGGCATTAACCAATAATCAATAATTTTTTTATTTTCAAATGTTCCTAATATTTTATCAATTGTCAGGGTTATTAGTGAATCATCTATTTGAACACTATGTCCCACACCAAATAATCGTACATCATCAATCAAAACCAACCCCAAATCACCAGTAAAATGTTTGTCAATAATACTACACTCTTGTAAAACTGGAAAATCTATCTTACCTACCGAGGTACCAGGGCCAGAGTTGTGACCATCCAACCAAAATAAACTATTTCTAGGTTCTAATCTAAGTATGGTGCTAAGTATGTCTATGGTATCTCCGTACATAACAGAAGTGTTAGATACCTCTTTGAATAACGCTTCGGCTCTATTATAAAGAGGCACATCAATTTCGATTGTGTATACTTTCTCAAAAAGACTAGAAGCTAATTTTGTGGTTTCACCCATATATGTACCAGATTCAATGAATACTGGAAAATCCTGATATGTTTTGTCTATTTTATGTAGACATGTGTCTAGTAAATTTTTTTCTAAAGCTGGCATAAATTCGCGGTTTAATTAATTTTTATATTTTTAAAAAAAAATAAAAATATTCGAAACAAAGTAAATATGTTATTGAATCTTATCGATTCAATTGAAGTATGTTCGGTACTCTTTGAAATACAAATTTGTATTTTCAGGTAAATGATCAGTAAAATTGTGTATATTATCAATAAACTTTAAAGTATTTCGATAACCAATTATTTCGTTCTCTAAGTTACGAATAAGATCTTGAGGATTTCTTTCTTGATAGACTGAAGCTGAAGTAAAAATAACAGAGTTGGGATGATAAAATTGTTGAATGTATGCACCCCAAATGTCATCCATTCTTCCGACAAATGGTAAAACTGAATAATTTTTCAATACACTTCTGTGCAGAAAAGTATTTTGTGAATTATATGGTGTCATTTGGTGTGTTGTGAATGGGTCAAATTTTTCAAATTTTACAATTGGTTTTTTACTCAATCTACAGATCGCATCAATATCTGGATCACCATCCCAAAATTCAGCTTGTACTAAGGGTACAATTTCAATCTTTCCTTTATATTCAATATCGTTTTTGACTTTCAAGTATTCAATAGGAAATCCTCTGTGCCACAAATCATTGTGACTAGTGATAGACAATGGATCAAAGTACGAACAATTAATGTTTTCATAGAGATCGACAATAACCTTTTGTCCAACATAAATTTGATCACCCCAAAAATCGTAAGGGATATTATCATCATCTACTGTTGCAACTATCTCAGCTTGATTGAGGTAAGCGTAAATAAAACCGATATTTCTTCTTTGTATAGTATTCCAACCAATTACGTTAGATATTTTTGGAAATAATGTGTCTTGTTGTTCGGGGGAAAGATAAACTACATTTTTGTAGTTTTTTTCTAGTTTTCTATATTCATTATGTGGTGTTTTTTTATCACCAACTATTATAAACTGAAAACCTTTTTTGTCAGCAATCTCACAAAATTTTAGTGTTGCTTTAGTCGGACTATTAATCGTTGTGGTAACTATAAACTTTATCATACAAATTCTGGTGAGGGTAAACACATACCGTCAGTCCTGCGATTATGACGTTGTGTTCTTTCATTTGTTCTATGATTATGATATGTTGGATATCTTATTGCGGCTGATTTTGGTTTAAATCCTGCTTCGTAAATTTTATTCAGAAAGCAATTTTCCCCACCTTGATTACCTAGAAAACAACCAGATTCTGCTATAAACTTTTTTGTTTTCCAAGCCCACCCACAATGGGCACATGGAACAAACGATCGTACAGTTTCGTCATTCATAAACCAATTTTTATCTATAATTTTTTGAGTATTAAACATATTAAGACCATCATTATCTGATTGTTTATAAGCTTCTGGAGACTGACCAATACTCGGATCTCTCATAGATCGATTTGTAAAAAGTAAAAAAACATTATCGTCACATTCAAAATTCATAATTTCTTCTCCGAATGTCGTGTCGGAATTTGTAAAAAACTTAAAATCCGTATCACTCGATACTTCATTTGTAAAATCATATAACTGTTTCATGGATATCATTCCCGTTTTATTCAAGTTATGGACACATATTTTATCAGAATCATAATCTTTAAACTTGAGATAGTCTTCGTTTTCTTGACACCAAACGTGTATAACATCAAAAAATTTCGAATTCCACTCCAAAGTATTCTTTATTTCTCTTAATCTTTCGTCACTATTATAACGAAATCCATCAATACTTAAAATTTTACGCATACACTAAATTTGTTCAATATTAAATAAATATTCTCCTTTACCCCAATTTTCCGAGTTTTCAGTTTGTTGAAAATTCTGAATATATTTATGTTTATCATTACTAATTGTAACACCACCAGAACCATCACCGTGCCCATAATGGTTCATATGGAACACTGGTAAGTCCAATTTAGAAATGACCCCACACATAGCACCTTTCTTCATTAGGTTACTATCTGCAAAATTTCTGTAAATCATAGATTCTTCAAACCCCTTCATTTTGTACCATAAATTTCTGTGTGCAAGTTGATAGTCTCCACAACAAACAACAGTAGACCACGGATCACCCACATCTTCAGGGATCCTATTTGCGTCAGGTTTTGCAAGATAATTTTGGAAATTAGTGATTAAATAATCACCAAAATCTTTATGATTTTGTACACTTAAAAACTCATGTGGTTCCACATCTCTTCTAGGTGCGGCATACAAGGTGTTATGATCCAAAGAAGTTAAGTTTGGTCGATCAGCAATAATATCGATGTTTGTTGATACAATAAAATCAGAAGTTGCAAGTCTTATACCAATATTTCGGGCTAAAACCTCGACAATTTGTATATTGGATAACCCTAAACCAAAATCCTCGATCATTTGTTTAGTTACTTCTATGTGTTTAAGTCTTCCTTTTTTTGGTACTAGTGATCTTATTTCTTCAATTAGAGACCTGTTCTCTGAATTCCAATCTACATAAATAACTTCATCGTACCTTTCAATAAAATTTATTAAACATAGAGCACTACGATGATTTAAGTGTCCACCATAGTCATCATTTCTAGAAATTATTACAGCAGTAATCGTCATTTTTTAATTTTTTAATTTTTTTAACCAATAGTTTAATAGATCTTTCATAGTTTGTTCCAGTGTATACTCGGGTTTCCAACCTGTAATTTCAAATAACTCTGTAGAATCACCTACTTGTACCTGTATGTCTATCGGTCTGTATAATTTATCATCTATTCTTTGTTCTATCTCGTTATAAGGAATTCCAGACGCTTCAATTAATTTATCTGTAAAATATTGCATTTTATGTACGTCAGAACCACAAACGTTAAATACCTTTCCATCCGAATCTGGTGTCATCATAAGAAGATAATATGCATTTACACAATCTCTTACATCTATAACAACTCGTTCAGTTTTGAGATTACCGACTCTGAGTACTTTTTCTTGTAAACCTAGAACCATTTTAGCTATTTGGAATGCGTCAGATGAAATCGAAAAATTAAAACCTCGACGAGGGCCAGTATGTGAGAACGCTCTTGTAATAAAACCTTTTATAAAACCATTTTTGAACCTTTCCTGAAGATATAAATCTATCGCGGCCTTAGATGCTGCGTATGGATTTGAAGGAGTTAACGGATCAGTAACTTTCAATATCCCTTTATCTTTACAAGTGTCACCATATACCTCAGATGTTGAACAAAACATTAATTTAGTTTCTGTTTTTTCTAAGACAGTGATAATATTCATACTAGCCGTAACATTTTCTTCAAACGTTAAAATTGGATCCGCAAAACTTGTTGGTGGATGTGATTGAGCGGCCAAATGAAAGACACCATCAAAAACTTGATTAAAAAATAATTTATGAACGGAGTGGTAAACTCTAAGATCCAAATTGTGAAAAGTAATAGAGTTGTATTCTTCTAAAGTTAGTATATCAAGTAGATCTGTTTGTCTACCATTTGGACATCGTATCACTCCGTGTACTTCATGTCCTTTTGATAACAAAAGTTTTGCTAAATTTGGTCCAGCAAATCCTGTTATTCCTGTGATTAAAAATTTCTTTTTCATTTCAGATAAATCCAATTTTGTTTGAATAAGTTAATTATATGATAAAAGTTTGGAGTTGTAAATCTTGAAGTTAAAAACATTTTATCAGCTTTCAATTTCAATTTCTCCAATATGTAATTGAATGATGTATCTACTATCGAAATTTCTTTTGCGTTTTCAAAAACTTTGGCCCAGTCAAAGGGGGTAAATTCGTCTGTAATCTCAACTTTTATAACTTTGTAAAGTTTATTGTAAGGAACTGGTTTCGATGCTGTATGAGGAGGGGTACCCCATGTGTTTGAAACAACTACATAGTCCTCATCATCTTTCAATCCCAAAAAATTGTAGTATAGATTATTTTCTTTCTCTTTGTTTCTTTTCCAAGTGAAATGACCTTGCCAACCATTGAAATCATGTCCAACGAAAGAATATTTCACTTCCATACATGAACCAGGTAAGTGTTGATCGGCAAAACGAATTGGATAATATTCAAACTCAGGTTCTCTTACAATCTGACTACTACTCATAAATTGCTTGTATGGAAAACTTTCACTTAGCGTGTAAAACTCTAAGTTTGGTTTGGAAATATAATCTTTAACGAATATAAGATTGTCAGCAACAGGAAATATTACTTTAAACCCCTCTTGTATTTTCAAATCAACAAACTTTTGGAGAAAAAAAATATCTCCAAGACCAGCAGGTTGGTTTATTAAACATGTTTTAAACACAATTTTTTATGTAATTTTCAAACAACCAATCATCTAAAATTTCATATTGGAGTGCCCTCTCAAAGTTTTCTTTTATTGAATTGATTTTTGAATGATAAAGTTCTGGTGTTAGTAATGATAGATCTTCTAAATCATCCAAAAATATTATACCGTCGGAATTGAAATGTTGAACAATTTTTTTAGTACCTTTAAATACTGGGATTGTTCCAGTCAAAAAACAATCTAATATTTTTTCAGTAAAATAGGTATCATACGTATTATTTTCAATTGCTATCGAAAACATGTAGTCAACTAACCCTGTTTCTTTTTTTTCAATTTCTCCGAAACCTCTACCAAACAAGTCTAATTTGTCTCTATTTTGAAGAGCAAAATTATATCTAAACCTATGTTGTTCAGTAGCTTGTTTATCTGAAGTTATCATTGAAATCAACTTAGATTTAGTGTAAATTTTAGGTTCCTCGATATAAGACCCATAAGCTGGAGACCATTTAAAAATAGGATCAAGTTGAACTAGTTCGTCATTGTGTGTCCAAACTTGTTCGTAGGTATTCTTAATTTTTTCGACTTCAGACTTTGCTTGTTCCGATGTACCACCATCGTAGGATTTACTTTCGAGGATCCATAGAAACTTTTTTTTACCATCGTTAGCATCTCCGAATCCAGCCCACATACCGCCATCAATATAAACAGATATTGGATTTTCACGTGAAAAAAAATCCCATTTAATGTGTTTAGAAACTTTCCACCAAGTTGAGCAATATGCATGAGCAAAATTACCCGATAACATATTCAAATGTACCATATTATTATTTTTTTATGAAGAAACCATCACCCCAAGTACCACCATCCCAAGTTTGCTCAACTAATTCGAAACCGTACGGGGATAAGAAATCGATTAATTGTTCAATACGCGTACAGTCTTGGTAGAGCTCGTCTCGATTTATTTCGGACATAATATAGTCAATATTGTGTAAAGTTTTCTCGGCACCTTTAAATACCTCCAATTCATAACCTTGGACATCAATATTTATAAAGTTGAAACCTAAAAGATCAATACCCAAATCGTCTAATCGTTTCATTTCAACTTCTTCAGTTGACTCAAATTTGATATGTGGATATTGTGTAAGATGTAATACTGGATTCAAAATCGAACTAGATTGACCGTTATTAGCTGTTTCAACATTCATTGAAATTTTTTTATTATCATTTCCTAAGGCAATATTCATCAACGTATAGTTTTCACCAATATTGTTTTTTAATACTTTAAAGTTTGATGATAAAGGTTCAAAAAAAATTCTTCTTTGTATACCAAGATCGTTATATGCATTGTTTTCCTCACCGAAGTGGGCACCAATATGAAGAACGCCATTGATCTTCATATTGTATTTATTGACGATTGCGTTTAAGTTAAGCAACATATTCTAATATTCCATTTTTTGATTCTACGTTTATGATAATCCAATTTGATTCGTAAATGTCTTTAAAGTTTGATGGACCACCAGTACCAAACCAAATCGACGGTGCAATTACTTTTTTATTTTCATTTCTATTGAGAAAACTTCCCCACCACGAGAAAGTTGAATTACAAATGATATTATTTTTACACAGCGACATTAACCAAATTTCTTTATAATCTTCATCCTCTTCTACTATAATCATATTGGGAAAGTTCAGATTTTCTTTTACCCAGTTTTTGTCTTCCGAAAAAACAAAAATTGTAGAATAATCTTGTACCAAATGCAAAGCTCTTTGGATGTAACTTAAACCAACACTAGGATGGATGTGAGGGTTCATCAAATAGTCACCTCTTCTGATATGAATTGAGACGGTATTTGAGTCATTCAATTGGGGATATTTATAGAAAAAATCTGTAACTACATCATTAGTAGGTGAAAAAAGTTCACGCACCTCATTATCGTATCCTAAAAAATTTTTACTACTTTGAAAGTATCCAGTAAAAACAGTTTTTTCATCAAATGGTTTTACTGAACTATATTCCCATTCCCAAGGGTTTATAACCACTTCCTTGAATCCATTGTGAGATGTACCAAACTGAAAATTTTTAAAAATATTTTTAGTGTAGTTTTCAATACCTTTACCTTGCATAGGTGTCCATGAATGAGGTAAAATAAAAACTGGTCGATTATGTTTTAATCCTTGACAATAGGCATGTGCTGCCTGAAACATTTGGTTCCCTAGACCACCCATCAACTTACATGAAATATAATTCATCGATTGAGTGTTTTTAATTTGGGTTTATTACGAATTTGGTCAGCGTTTTTATTTTGAATACTTACACCACCACCAGCACTTAAATCTTTATGGTCATTATATGGGGATTCAGCGTTATAAACATATGAAATTTTATCAATGAATTTATAGTGTTTTTTTCCCGCTAATTCGATTAGAGGAAATGAGTATGCAACGTCAGCCCCAGATTTATAATACTCATTATTTTCATCTAAAAAGTTTTCTTTTGGTATATTTTTCCATAAGAATGACTTCCAAGTTCTTAAATGTGAAAATCTGAAAGGATCCGACCTGATCGTATCAGGGTTACATTCTTGAGAAAATCCACTATTTCCATTACTATACATAAAAGACCCGTTGGTTAACCAAATATTTTTGTCGGAATAAGTCTTATTTATCAATGATAATACATCATTACCCAGAAGAAAATCATCAGCATCCACTTCAACTACAATATCTTCATCATCAAATTGAGAAATTAATTCGTCCATATTTTTCAATTTAAACTTTTTTTCATCGTTCTTGATTAAAATGAACCGATCATCCCCGCCTATAAGTTCTTGTGCAAATTCATATCCACCGTCGGTAGATAAATCATCAATCATATAAACGTAGAAGTGATTCAAAGTTTGTATTTTCAAACTTTTTACGTATGTCGAAAGATAATTTTTTGCGTTCCAAAAACACGATACTACTTTGATCATATTATATCTGTTGATTTACTACTCGATAGTATTTGTCCTCAATTAATTGACCAACAACATCACTATTAAATTTATTTAACTCTTCACTAGATGGTGGTGTGGTCAAAGTTTTTTCTATAATATTTCCAGATGAATCAACTTTATAAATCCACGCTGGTTTTCCGCAAAACCAACTTTCGATTGTCGTGCGACCAAGTAATATACCTGCAGTTTCACTAACTCTCTTAATGTAATCTTCAGTTCTCCATGTTGAGTTAAAGTATTTGACATGGGAATTTTGTAGTAAAGTTTCTAGATAATTTGATTTATTATCACCGACAAGCCACAATTCTTTTCCATTTTCTTTTGTGTAAGAAACTAAATCCTTGATTGTGTTTTCTCTTAAGTAATCAATACTACCAACAAATAAGACCGCATTCTCGACTTGAGTATTTTTTTGAGAAAATCGTTCATTATCAACAGGGTTATAAATTACAGAAGTTCTTTCTCTAGGTATTTCATAAACGTCAATAATATGTTCTTGAATTTCTGGACGAATACAAATATATTCACGAATTGTTTCATTAATTACTGGTTTTTCCAAACGTATTACTTCTGAATGAATAGTTGAAATTTTTGGAATATTCGGATAAAGTTGACAAATATAATTTGTTGTAGGTTCGTGCTGAACATGTATAATATCAAAATTCACTTCAGATACTTTATACATTGTATTAGGTATAGATAAGACCATTCCTTCTTGTGTTCTTAAACTCCATTTACCATCACCCAATTTGAACCCAGGTGGTTCTTTTAATGAGTACACCTTGATTCCTAGTTTTTTTGCCATGTCTTCTAAAGGTCGCCCAATATCAGAAAGCACCGAGACATCATGACCTAATTTTACAAGTGTCTTTGCTAATTCGTAAACATAAACTTCAGAACCTGTAAATGTTTTAAAAAAGAGACAAGACAACAAAATTTTTAGTTTTTCTTCTTTTTTCTTCGGTAGAATTTTCGGAAGTTCATTTGAATATCTTTCAATAAATTTAACTCTATTTTCTTCCCACTTTTCGTTTGTCATACCGATAGACTTATGTGTGACACGTATATCAAACATAACTCCAATTTGTACTCCTTCCAAAAAGTTTTGAAATGAAAAGTTAACATCGTAAAAATGAAAACCTTTGACAGTTTCATCAAATCTAGTTTTAATTCTGGATTTACTTAAACAAATAAATAATCCATCAACCATAACAACGTCTTTTAGTTTATCGCCTAAACTAGAACTATATTTTGATTCCCATTTTTTACCATCACTTTCATGATTTACAATACCAAACATTTTACTCCTATCTTCCCACCACATTCCACTTTTTGGTACATACGTTGTTCCAGCCAAACCAATTATTCCGTGTGGATTTTTTTCAAAGTGTCTTGTCAGTTTTTTTGCCCAATTTTTAGTATCAAAGTAAATGTCATCATGACATAAAACAACTATATCATTTGAGGCTTCATTCAAAATTTCATTATAAACTTCTGTTAATGAACGACCGTTTGAATTTACTTTTTCGATAATTTCGACTTTTGGTAAACCACTTGATTTACGAAGTAACTCTTTGAATTCTTCTGAAGAATTTCTTGTACTATATCCTATCGTAATCATAATTAAATTCCTGTTGAACCAAACCCATTTTCACCTCGTTCCTTATCTTGTAAATTTTCTTGAAGTTGTAAATTAACTACAGATCCTACATAGACAGGATATAGTCCACATTGAGCGATTTTTTGTTGTTTTTTTATAACAATTGGGTCTGGTGTTGAGTTGTAAACAATCACTTTTATTTCACCATTATAACCCGAGTCAATTGTTCCCGGACTGTTTAAAACGATCAATCCTTGATTGATAGCAAGACCACTTTTAGTTCTGACTTGTAATTCATTATGTGAAGGAATATCAAACTTCAACCCTGTCGGAATTAAAGCTCTCTGAAACCCATCTAATTTGTACTCAATTACCGAATGCAAATCGAAACAGGAGTCTGTTCCATAATTATATTTGGGATCTACAGCATCAGGATGAATCTTGACGTAATTTAGTTTCATTCTTTGATCCATATTTGATTGATCAGATAATTCAGTCATAAAGTTTGAATTTTCTTCTGAAGAAAGAATTGCTATAAGGTTTTCTAGATCGAACCCGAGTTTTTGTGATAAATTTGACAACTCGTTTTCATCATCTTCTTTTGTAAATTCTTGAGATAGATTTTTTAATTCTTCTTGAAGTTCAGACAATGTTTGATTTATCTCATAATCAGGATCGTCAAGTTTGTTTGTATTACTATTGTCCATTATTTTAATTCTTTTAGTTTTTTTATTAAGTCAACTAATACTAAAACGTCCCTCTCACAATACTCAACAATCAAATTAAGTTGATTGTGTTCCCAGTATGCTTCGTGAACTCTATTACCCGTAATTTCACCTTCTTTAGATGATGGTACACCCATAGCTGAGCACATTAACTCCAAGGACGATAAACCAAAAGGATTACCAAATTTCCAGACATCCATAGTATCTATTGCTCTAATTTCCCAAGGTTTTGTTTCATAACTTGGTAGTAATGTTGAAGGTTTAATTCCGTTTATTACCATCCTTTTAAGTAAGTGAGGAATATCAAAATTTTTGACATTGTGACCACACAACCAAAAATCCGATTTTTGAACTTTATTGAATAAATGATTAATTTCAAATAGAGTTTGTTTTTCATCATGTCCTGAGATGGTTTGTTTGTGAACTTTTCCATCAGGTGTTACAAAAGCAAAACTAGCACAGACTATTTTTGAAAACTCGGGAACAAGTGCTGCTCGGTTTATAAACACTTGTTCTTTTGGTAATTCTTTATCTTCAGGAAATCTTTTCAAAAACCAGTCAAAATAGTTGTGAAATTGCTTAAACAACATTTCATTGTTCTTTTCAAGCTCTTCATAGTTTTTGAATAAACCTACAGTTTCAATGTCAAAAAAAAGGATTTTATTTATTGGTTGTGTAATCATAATATGGATCTGTAAAATTCTGCTCTATCTTTTGTAACTTTTTCTAAACTATATTTTTCGTGGACAGTTTCATATAATCGTTCACCCAAGTCTTTGGCGAAGTTTGGATTTTGAATAAGTTTTTTAACATACTTAAACCAATCACCGTGATTTCTGTTTTCATCTACTAATAATGCGTTTCCGTTGGTAAATATACCATTATCTAAGGCATGAGTCAAATCGATAGTATAAGGTCCGAGATTAGATGCAATCAAAGCTTTCTTGTAAAAACCAGCCTCAATTACTTTCAATTGAGATTTCATTCTATTGAAAATGTGATTCTTGATAGGTGCCAAAGATACATCAAATTTTGTATAATTTTTTGCGTATTGTTGAATCGGTCTTGTCCAAATTCTCTTATAGAATTCGTGAGAAAATTGACTATCATCCTCCTCTTTAAATCTCATTAATAAATTATGATATTCAGGTGATATTAATTTATAATTGTCTGTGAATACTTGTTCATATTTGTACCACACAGTTTCATGTGGTTTAATATCTCGTTTTTTCTGTTCTCCAGTTTGTTGATTAATTTCAGTCACAGTACCTCGTATATCAAACCCACAAAGATAAACTTCAGTTGTGCCTTTGTACTCGTGCATACGAGAAAAAATTGATTCAAGTATAGTAATGTCGTGTAAGTGAGATGAACCACCTAACCATCCAAATCTTAACTTATCTGAAGGTTCTGTAACCGCATTAAATTGAGCCTCAGTTTTACTAATTGCATTAGGAAATACAACAGCGTTTTTATTATACTTTGTTATTTCCTGAGCAAAAATACTCGTTGTTGTCATCACATAATCACTAACTTTTAGATTTTCTATTATCTTTTCGTGAATTTTATTTGACACAACTAAGTCGTGAATAGGATGATCTTTTGTCGGTAACCAGTAGTCATCCAAGTCCATAACTGTCTTTACACCTAATTGACCAACCATTTTAATCAAATTGGCTGAGGTATCATAGTTTTGACCAATAGTTCTGTGGAAATGAACTATATCATATTTTCGCCAAAAATTGATATCGTTTATTTGGGGTTCATATTCAATATCAATATGAAAGTCATTAGGATACATATTTTGTAAAAAAATATGTGGATCGATTGATCTGAATTTACCTTTAGTTAACCAACCCCCGTACGGTCAGATGGGACTACAAGAATCCTGATCTTTTCGCGACCATTTGGGGGTGGAATTGAATTTTGTTGCATAGTTAGAAATTATATTCTAAGAGTTTATTGTACTCGTAAAACGAATAACTCTAGAATTATAATCTAAAATACAATGATTTTCAAGGTAGAAATATAAATATTACTTAATTTTTTTGATTTTTGTCACAACACCTTCAAATACGTGACTTCCAACTCTGAAGGTTAGTGGTTGTTTTGTTGAAGAACTTTCTTCGTACAATAATCCTTTTTCTGATAACACTTCTTCTATTGTTTCTTTCAACATAGATTTTAAAGTATTGTAATCAAAATTAGATTGAACCTTTTTGGGTTCTGCTTTTACATTTCCAGCTGGATCTGTTTTCATTAATCTAGTTGCCGCTTCGACTAATTCATTTGATAAAACAGATTGACTTTGTGATTGAGGTTGTTCTATCGGATGTTCCAACATCAATCTTTTTATTTCATCTGGTAGTTTAGAATTTTGAATTCTCTGTGTCATTGGAACATTCGAGTTTTGTTGTGGAGCCTGTCTTTGTTCTTGTAAAAATTCTTGTGGAATGTTATAGTTTGCATTTACAGGTTCAAACGATTGAACACTAGGCGATGAAATACTCATAGGTGAATTACCTCTTGGCATTTCAGTTTGTTTATCCATAATTTTTTTAGCTACTGCTAATTTTTGTAATAAATCTTGATTCATAGTTATACAGTTTGAGTATTGAACTTTGCATTAATTATAACACTATTCATGCTTTTGTCACCATTAAAATTATAATTTGGTCGAGGTTCATTAAAATTTGAACGCAAAGGTTTATACATAGTGATTTTATCAACTCTAAATAGTCTCCATCCCGGAAGGGGTTGAGTTCCCAAATAACCAGTATGCGACGCTCCAGTTCTGTCCCAAGCTCTTAATACCAAATTATTTGACTTAGAGCGACCTAAACAGACAGGTTCAATTTCTCTTAATCCACGACCACCTGGTTCATCTCCAGTGTAATAAATTGTACATACTTGTTTCTTCTCTATCGAATTTTTTATGTCATTGATAGACGTAGCCTCTATTATAAGACCAGATAGAGATTTAAGTAGTTTCATTTTATTGTTCCACTTTATATGGTTTGTTTGGTTGATACAAATTAAATTTAACGTTCAATTTTCTCTCAAGAATATCAACAGATGTACCTGCAGCTTCGTTGTGTACATCCAAGAAAGACCCTGTACCTCTTCCTATTTCATCACCATCTCCAACGGCTGCGGGATTTGTTGATGAATATTCATTTCCTTGTTGTTTGAAGTCATTTTTGACTAAATTCTTTTTTCTTTCGATATCAGCAATTGCGCTTAATCTGTTTTCTGGTTGAGAAAAATCTAGTGGTTCTAGTGTCATAATTTTTAAATTTTACTGAAAATTTCGTTTATTCTTCTAAGGTTTTCCATAACCTTAAGATCGTATTGTTGTATATTTGTTTTTTTGGGAGTAGTATTAGCGATGTTAAGATTAATATCAGCTGTCGGTGTTTGAATGTACTCGTTATCCATTCCAGTAGTCCGTCTTATTTTTTCAGACCCTTGAACACCCTGTCTTGATGTTGAAAGACATGTGTTAACAAAATCTTTCATTTTATTTTCACCGTTCAAAATAAAAGGCGCATCCACATTTCTTCCTTGGAAGTTATCAAAAAAGTTTTTTATTCTTTTTAATTCAGGATATGATAGTTGTTGCGCGTTTTGTAAACGGACATTACGATTATAACCCTCAGTATTTTGATTGGCGCCTTTTACTTTTGTAAAACAAATTTTCATATGATTTCTCATATCTTCTGGAAAGTTCCAAGTTTTATGATACAATTGACTATTCATTTTCAGAGTTTTTTATCATTTTAATAATATCTACCATTTCCAAATTTTCTTTCTTGGCCATTTTGACCAAAGATTTAATATTTTTTTTCAAAACCTCAGATACTTCGATTTCCTTATTTTTGATATCACCATCCGAATGTCTTTTGGCTAAAATATCTTCGACAACATCTTTCATTTTATTTTTTCTTTCTTTCACGATCATTCGAATATCTGTACCAGGAAGTTTCTTTTTGTTTACTTTAGGAACTTTACCAAACTCTTCAGCCCTATCTTCAGCATTTTCAACACCCATATCCTCAAGAGTGTCTATTGTTTCTTCTGGCGATAAGTCCATAGTCTCTTCCCATCCAAAAGCTTTGGATAAATCCTCTTCTCTTTGAACACTTTCACCCCAATACACTCTGTATCCCCTCGTCAAAGGGTTTCCTGGTTGTGCAACTGAGAATACGGTTTGATCCATAGTTTTACGTGGTGACATTTTGGGGTCGTGTATTGGTATTTTAGAATTACTCAAACTACCATCAAAATCAACCAATTCATCTATTTCACCATTCTTATCTGTTTTAATTTTTGACAAGATTTTTTGAATTTCTTTCTTCGAAAATCTTTTTTTAGATTTTTGAAATTTTTCGAATATTAAATTAAGTAATTTTTCTGATGACTTGGGTATTGACATAATGTCTTCATTAAGTCTAGACTCAGACAAATTTCTCCCGACCGAATAATAAACATCAATATCGTTGATGTTTTTCTTCAGAAAGAAGTACATATTGTTAAAAAAATATTCTTCCCCGTATTGAATCATAATTTTTTTTAATATAAATACTTTCTAAATGTATTTATTACTATGGCTTATCAAAACATTAATCAGTATGTCAAATCAAAATTGTATTTACAACCTGTTTTACAAATTTCTGACATTTCATTGGCCGCTGATGAGAGAGAATACAATGAAGAAGTTGTGTTCTCACCACTTATTATTGGTGCAAATGATGGTGATGTTTTACCTGTAAAAATTGATTTAAATTTTTCTGGATCCTCTCAAAAAATCAATTTGACTTTTGGTGATTACAAAAGAGAAAACGTAATCATTTCTGAAAATTATTATAATCCATACGATTATATTTTAGATTGTTTTTCTGGAAAAAGTATTTGTGATATTGGTTTGACTGGTACGGATAATGGTTTGGTTACGGGAATGACGGGACAGAGTATTTCTTACACCGAGGGACTATTGCCAAATAATACAAAATTTGATCGATTGAAATTTGACCGTAGATTGAAATTATTTCAAGTTACAGGATATACGAGCCATCCAAATCATAGATTTTCAGGAATAACGGCTGAGACCTCGTATGAAATGGTTTCTTATACCGCAAACACCATAGGAACTTACAACGAATTATACGGTGGTTTTTACCAAGGGTTTTATGAACTATTTGGATATGAATACAAAATACTACCTGAAAGATATACCAAAGGTTGGACTGTAGAGATGACATTAAAGCCTAGGATCTACAATCAATATACAACCCCGTCTGGTAAAACAACATTAAATTCATATTACCCAAATAATTCTGGAATATTTTTTTATATGGGAACTCGTGCTGAAAACAAATACTGGCATTTTGCACAAGGTAAAAACCCAACAGATCCAAATTACGATAGAGTAACTAGAAGGCTTTTAGATTTAAGTACTTGTGATTGCAAAACACTTAATCCTGGTTATTCTACAAATTCAACAACTCATTTTGATTTAAGTGTTTCAGGTGCAACAATACAAGTAGGTCAAGATTTATTATGGGCATCAGGTGACATTTGTGTTGTTTATCATAACGAAATTGCATTCCTGACTGGGAATGTTATTGGGTATACAGCATCGACTAATTCATTACAATTTGTTACAACTTATCGTGTGGGTAAAGGAGATTTCAAATACTGGGTTGTGGATAAATTAAATTTCTTGGAATACAATAATTCCGATTGTTATTTTGTTTATCCCCCAACAGGCGTTACTGATTATCACTACACGGAAAGTCCTTGTTGTCCAGATGAACCCCAAGTACCTGTCCCTGAGCAAGACGCGGCTTACAATGGAATGTCTAATGCTTTAGCTATACGATTTAGTGGTGATCCAACTAACCCAAAAATTTGTATACGTACATTAACAATGACAGGTGATTGCATCACAAGTGGAAGTTGTGAAACTACTGGATATGAATCGCAAACAGGTTACTCAATAAATAACTATTGTACAACTAGGAGAATATACGATGATTGTAGTGGGACAACTTATTCTTTAGGTGAAAATTGGGTTCTAGTCGATGTTAGCTTTGAAAGGAACACCGCACTTGATGAGTGTGATTTGGTTTATCTTGGTGGATTAGGTGTAATATCGAATATGGTATTCACAGCATCTACGGATAGTAATTCAGTATCACTTATCTCTCCACCAATAACTCATTACCAACTAAACCCAGAAACAGAAGAACTTGTACAACTGAACAATGATTGGCTTCTTGAAAAGGGGTTTCGGAAAGGTAAATTAAGAATTTTTGTTAATGGTAAGTTATTCGAAACTTTCGATAATGTTGAAGAAATAATACCTAGGGGTTTGTATGGACACAAAGAAACTCAAGTGGGTGTACCATTCAATATTTCTTGGGGTGGTGGTACCCAAGGATTGCATGAAAACCTAGTATTCAGTGCTATACCAACAACCGATTTAAACTATTACATACAAGACCCAGAATTGTTTCCACCAAATATTTTGAGTGGAACAAGTCTTAGTGCTTTAACAACAAATATTCTTATTGAACAAAACTTTGCTGGCACTTTTGATGGGGGTATATCATCATTTTCTATGTATGCAAAACCTCTGACTATTCCTGAGGTTCAACATAATGCAAGAATACTTAAACCAAAATATAATTTTTTGAATCCTTTTTGCCTGAATTGTATTGATTCAACGCCAACACCTACCCCTTCAATAACCCCAACACCAACACCAACTTGAGCGTCAAATGATTCTTGACAAGTCGGTAATTAGTAATAGAACTTTTTGAAAAAAAACAAAGTGTTATTTATTTTAAAATTTAGAAAGTTATTTTTCAAATAAAATTAATTTATATGAAAATATTCATTCAGATAGCATCTTACAGAGATCCTGAGTTGAAAAAAACTATAGCCAATTGCCTTGAAAACGCCGATAAACCTGAAAATTTAGTTTTTGGTATTGCACGTCAATTTCACCCTGATGATAAATTCGACGACTTAACTGAGTATATGACAGATGAGAGATTTCGAATTTTGAACATTCCATACAATGAATCAAAAGGTGCGTGTTGGGCTAGAAACCAAATTCAACAACTATACAATAAAGAACAATATACAATGCAATTGGATTCCCACATGAGATTTGCACCTCACTGGGACACTGAAATGATTGGTATGATAAAACAATTACAGAAAAAAGGATATAAAAAACCTTTGTTAACTGGTTATGTTTCTTCTTTTGACCCAGATAACGACCCTAGTGCTAGAGTACAAGAACCTTGGAGGATGGTATTCGATCGTTTTATTCCTGAAGGTGCTGTATTTTTTCTTCCTGAAACAATACCAAATTGGCAAACATTGACTGAACCAGTTCCAGCAAGATTCTACTCAGCTCATTACGCATTTACTTTAGGTAAATTTACTAAGGAAGTTCAGCACAACCCTGAATATTATTTTCACGGTGAAGAAATTTCAATAGCGGCGAGAGCTTATACTTGGGGTTATGATTTATTTCACCCACATAAAGTTTTAATCTGGCACGAATACACAAGAAAAGGTAGAACTAAACAGTGGGATGATGATAAACAATGGGTTGATAAAAACAATGTTTCCCATTTAACAAATCGAAAGTTATTTGGTATGGATGGATTACCACAAGAAGGACATGACGGTAAATATGGATTCGGAAAGGCCAGAAGTCTCCAAGATTATGAAAAATATTCAGGATTACTTTTTGAAAAACGTGCTGTTCAACAATACACGCTCGATAAAAACTATCCACCAAACCCTTATAACTACTCAACAGAAGAAGAGTGGAAAGCCGATTTTGCAATGATATTCAAACATTGTATTGATATCGGATATTCACAGGTACCTGAAAAAGATTATGATTTTTGGGTTGTGGCTTTTCACGATGAAACTGATGAGACTATCTTCAGAAAAGATGCGGACAAGGGAGAGATCGCAAGAATGATGAACGACCCAGATGGGTATTGTAAAGTATGGAGAGAGTTCCAGACAGCACATAAACCAAAATATTGGGTAGTTTGGCCACACTCAGAGTCTAAGGGATGGTGTGAAAGAATTACTGGAAATTTACCATTTTAAATTTATGATTGATTTAAAAAAAACATTTGAAGATTTTAATATCCAATGTTCGGGTATAATTCATGTCGGGGGGCACCAAGCACAAGAATATCAAACATATAAGGAAATTGGTATACAACATCAAATTTGGATCGAAGCTAACCCGTTTTATTATTCACAAATATTGGAAGTAATTAAAAATGATGAGTTTTCTATCGCCTTTAATTATTTAATTCTTGATGAAGAAAAAGAAGTTTCATTCAATTTGGCTAATAATGGTCAATCATCATCTGTTTTACCACTCAAAAATCATATTAAATACTACCCAAATATCAAGTTTGATGGTCAAATGTTGACAACTAGTAAAAGATTAGACTCATTGATCAAAGAATACAAAATTGAAGTAGAGAACTATAATGGATTAGTTGTTGACGTACAAGGTGTTGAATTAAAAGTACTTATGTCCTTGGGATCATTGTTACAAAACTTCAAATTTATACAATCAGAAGTTAATTTAGAAGAACTTTATGAGGGTTGTTGTCTTATAGATGATTTAGACAAATATTTAGAACAATTTGGGTTTGAAAGGAAGATTACTAAGTTATGGGATAATGGTTCTGTAGGTTGGGGTGATGCTATGTATATTAAAATATGATTAATTTTTGTATTTTATACTGGGATATGGGTTGTGAAATAAGGAAACAGAATTCTATTATTTCATGGTTTGAATTGAAAAAAATGACTTACTATTTGAAGTCAAGAGGTTTGAATATCAATGCTTATTTATTCGAATTCGGTAACAATTTTATATTTGAAGATTCAATAAAAATAAAAGATAAATTGGAATATTATGAAAAATCCAAAAAAAATAATCTAGCTATTAATCACAATTTGAATGACTATAGTGATTTTATAGCAATAATGGATTCTGATTTATTTTTTTGTGAAAATCAATATGAAATGATTTATAATCATTTGACTGAATTAATTGAAAGTAAAGAACGGAAATTTTTTACATATAATTTACTTGATATTGATTATGAAGAAAGAAATCAAATTATTGATTTTGAAAAAAATCAATTAATGTATGAAAAAATTGATGAGTTTAATTTGAAATATTCTTGGAGACATTCTTTTGGTGCTGGTGTATTGGGTGGTATTTTTATCGTACCAACACCAGAAATTAGGAAAATGGACGGGTTCGATGAAAATTTTCTTACATGGGGTGCTGAAGATGATGAAGCATTTGTAAGATTAAAATATTTTGCTACGTGGTATCCTAAAATGAATGAAGGACCATATCATCTATGGCATCCAAAAAATGAAACAGATCCCAAATATTATATTCCTGTATATTCAGATGAATATTTTAAAATTAATAAAGTAAAAAATCCAAGATGAAAAATAATTTAATTACTTTTGTTACATTTTGTGTCGACATTGGTCGTGGTGATTTACCTTTGGAAAATTCTATTCATAGAAACTTTGAGCTTTACAAGGCTGGTATGTATGAAAACATAAATACAAAAGTTCCAATGGTTCTTTTTTCATCCGTTGAAGATTTAAAAATCCCTGACTATAGAAATTTAACAAACTTTCGTCATATACCTTTAACAAAATCATTAATTGAGAATGATTTCCCAAATTTTGAATTATATCGTGAATTTTACCCTGTAACAAAAAAAGACGAAATTGAAAATTCATTGTTTTATTATACACCTTTAGTTGTATTAAAAATGAAAAAAATGATAGAAATATCAAAATTAAATCCTTTTGGAAGTGAAATATTTTTATGGATAGATTGTTTTTTTACTAGAGGATTGCCAAATTTAGATTTCATGAATGAAGAAGTTGATTACCTAATGATGTGTGGAAATGTGAAAAAAAAGTTGAGTAATAACAAATTTGTTTTGTTAAATTGGGGTCCAAGACCTTTTGGTTTTTTTTGGGGTGGTACAACACAAGCTTTGCAAAATATGTACGAACACTACTTTGAAATTTTCTTCGAGTATCTACCAACCAAATTAATGACAGAGGAATTAATCTTTAAAGAAATCAATGAAAGATATCCAAATTTAATCAATATGATACAAGTTGAAAATGCCATTGATTATAAATTAGCTTGTAGTAATTTTATGACAAAATGATAGTATATTCTGATTTTAATAAAGGTCGACTTGGAAATCAACTTTTTTTTGTGGCATCAACTATTGGTATAGCATATAAAAATCATACAAATTTTGGTTTTTCAACTCAAATGGCGTCTGGTACCGATAACTACCAATCTTTGTTTAAAAAAAATTTACCGATAGTTCATTCAGTGCCTGAAAATAAATTTCATCAAAATGGATTTAATTATCAAGACATACAAATCAATGACGTTGAATTGTTTGGATATTATCAATCTGAGAAATTTTTCAAGCATTGTGAAGATATAATTTTAGAACAATTTGATTTTAATGAAAAATTTATTGAAATATGTTCTACACTATATCCGAATGTAACTAACTCATTATCTTTACATGTTAGACGTGGAGACTATTTGTCTCAACCAAACCATCACCCAACATTACCTCTGAAATACTATGAAATAATACTCTCTGAAATTTCGAAAAATTATGAAAATATTCTTATTTTCAGTGATGATTCAGATTGGGTAAAAAGTAACTTTATTGGAGATAATTATATTTTTCCAACATTTGATACTGAAAATGTTTTAAAAAGTTTTGTATTAATGTCAATGTGCTCTGATAACATTATATCAAACTCTACATACAGTTGGTGGGCGGCTTGGTTAAATAGGAATAAAAACAAAAATATTTATTCACCAAACCATAGTCAATGGTTTGGTTCGTCGTATTCCAATTTGGATACTTCTGATTTAATACCTAATAATTGGATACAAATCAAATTCTGATGATACATAAAATAGTTTCTTTTTATCACAAAAACTTGAACCCTGAAATTAAGATTTTACAAAAAAAAGTTTTTGATTATTTAGATATTGATTTAGTTCAATTTGAATTTACTGACAGTCATCCAGTCGCCATTGAATTTTTTTTAGAAAATAACAAATGGGATTTGATTACATTATTCGATGTGGATTGTATTCCTACTGAAAAAAAAATTATAGATAATATATTGGAAATTATTGATGACAATACAATTTATGGTAATGCTCAATTTTCTAATTGTTTACCTTATGTAGGCCCTAGTTTTATGTCATTTAATAAAAAATTATATGAAAATTCAATTCACAAAAAATTTCATGATGGTCTTTATCTTTGTGGAGATAAATTTCATCACTTAGATGTGGGTGAAATTTTTGTAAAAGAAAACTTAAAGTTTGGTAACAAACAAGTTCTCAGTTATCCAGTTTCAGTTGAAGAAAAAAAATGGAAATTTATAGGGAATGAATTATACCCAAGTTTTGAGTTTGGAGTTGGGACATTATTTGATAATAAAACATTTCATTGTTTTCAAATTAGATTTGAGACTAATCAACACATTTTTAAACTTTTTGTTAATAATTTATTAAATGAAAAAAATTAAATTTATCACTTGTATTTATACAGATCTATACGGTTCTGAACTAGGTGGGAGACCTGGTAGATTTCATCATTACAGGTGGAGTCTACTTTCGCTTTTGAAAATGACAGAAGCTGATTTTATTTGTTATACATCAGCCAGTGAATTTTTATCATTGAAACAATTTTTTTTTGAAGAAAATTCTATTTCTGAGGATCAATTGAAAATTGAAATTTTTGATATTTGGAATTGTAAATATAAAAATTTACTAAAACAAACAAAAAATTTGGAATTTACTAAAGGGGGTGACCGTTGTATAGAAATACAATACTCTAAATTTGCATGGTGGTACTATGAAGATAAAACGTATGATTATTATTATTGGATAGACGCTGGACTATCACATTGTGGTTTAATCCCAGTAAAATACTTAGATCCAAAGTCTTATATGGCAAGTTTTTATGAATGTAATCTTTTCAATAATGATTTTTTAAATAATCTTATTGAATATACTCAAGACAAATTTTTTTTAATTGGTAAAGACAATGTCCGTAACTTTTGGTCTCAAACCGTTGATCCTAAATGGTATAAAAATTATGATAATACTATTCACATAATTGGAGGATTATTTGGCGGCAAACGAGAAAAATGGGATGAAATTGTAAAATTGTTCGAAAATTACATTGAACAAATTTTGATTGATGACTTTAAGTCACAAGACAAAGAATTACCACATGAAGAACAAATAATGTCCCTTATGTGGGTAAATCATCAAGATTTATTTATACGGAAACATTTTGACATATGGTGGTGTCCTGATAGTGGTCCTAGAGATGCGTTACCAGAAATATACACACAAAATAAAAGTTTTTATAGAATCTTAGAGGAATTTAATAGAATTTATGAATAATACAACTTTAGTCACTGGTTTATGGAATATAAACCGCCACGCATTATCTGAAGGGTGGTCAAGAAATTTCGATCATTACTTATCGAAATTAGAACAATTATTAAAAATTGACGAAAATCTTATTATTTTTGGAGATAAGGATTTAGAAAAATGGGTATTTGAACGAAGACAACAACATAATACTCAATTTATTGTAAGAGAATTGAATTGGTTCAAAAATGAATTCCACAAAAAAATTCAAAGAATCAGATTGGATTCATCATGGTACTCACAATCAAGTTGGTTACCACAATCAACACAAGCAAAATTAGAAATGTATAATCCATTAGTTATGTCAAAAGTTTTTCTTTTACACGACGCAAAAATAATGGATCGATTTGATTCAACACATTTATTTTGGATAGATGCTGGTATAACGAACACTGTTCATCCGGGTTATTTTACACATGACAAGGTTTTAAATAAATTGAGTAAATTAAAAAACATAACTTTTATCGCGTTCCCATACGAAGCTGAAAATGAAATTCACGGTTTCGATTATTCGGAAATGTGTAGAATGGTAAATAAAAAAATTGATAAGGTATGTCGTGGTGGTTTTTTTGGTGGCCCAAAAGAAAAAATAGGAGATTTTAACCCTCTTTATTATAGTTTGATGAGTAATACATTATCTCGTGGTTATATGGGTACTGAAGAATCACTTTTTACACTTTTGACGTATCAACACCCAGAAATTTTTGAATATTTTGAAATTGAGTCAAATGGTCTAATATCAAAATTTTTTGAAGATCTGAAGAATGATCAACACAAAATAAAAAGTGAGAGTTTAACACCTATCTCTGGAAACAATTTAGACATCAATAATTCCGCACTTTATGTAATCACATTTAATAGTCCAAAACAATTTGAAACTTTAATAGAGTCAATGATTCAGTATGATTGTAATTTCATAGACAAACCAAAAAAGTACTTGTTAAATAATTCTAGTGATGATTCAACATTTGACAAGTATGATGAGTTGTGTGCACAATATGAGTTTATTCATATCAAAAAAGATAATCTTGGAATTTGTGGTGGAAGACAGTTCATAGCTGAACATGCCGAAGCCAACGACTTTGATTACTATTTCTTTTTTGAGGATGATATGTTTTTTTATCCAAAAAAAGGAGAAGTTTGTCGAAACGGTTTTAATAGATATGTGAGTAATTTCTATAATAATGTTCTCCAAATTATTCAAAAACACAATTTTGATTTTCTTAAATTTAATTATTCAGAATTTTTTGGAGATAATGGAACTCAATGGTCTTGGTATAATGTACCACAATTCGTAAGAGAACAATTTTGGCCGGGTAAAAATAGATTACCTGAGTTAGGGTTAGATCCTAATGCTCCTAGAACTAGATACGAACATATTTGGTCACACAATGGTATTCCCTATGTGAGTGGTGAAGTTTACTACTCGAATTGGCCTCAAGTAGTTTCTAGAGAAGGAAACAAAAAAATGTTTTTGAATACAACTTGGGCACATCCTTTCGAACAGACGTGGATGTCTCATATTTTTCAGGAAACCAAAAAAAACAATATTAAACCTGCTTTGTTAATGATGACTCCAACCGAACACAACAGATTCGAATTTTATGACAAAAATTTGAGAAAAGAATCTTAACGAGTATTTATTGTAAAAATCGGATGAATTTTTACATAAATAAAAACGCTAATTTACCGCTTCTAAAAATGCAAGTGGTGAAGGATGGTAGGAGTGAATATCAAGAGTTCATGCGACTACTAGAAACATCTTCAATCTTTTTCACAATGATCAATAGTGAATCAGGTATTCCGAAGATTGTTTCAAAACCAGCGTACATTGTGGAGTTGACTAACGTTGACGACAACGCTCAAGTCGAATATTATGTTTATTTCAGGTTTACAAAAAAAGATACAAATAAGGTAGGAACCTACAAAGGTCAGTTTTTGATTAAATCAACAGAGGGTGATCTTATTTTACCTTTGAGAGAAGAACTGAACATTTATATCCAAGAAAGTTTTATCATTGACAGTCCTTGTTGTTGATCCATTTTTTACTATCTTTGATAGGATAAGTCATAAACAAAAATGATCACAACAGAAGAAATCAAAAGTTTTTTAGAGGGTAACGATCCAGAAGAGCATATAGTCGCACTTGAGTTCGATTATGCAAGTGAAGATATCTTTAAAATCAAGGAAATCCCTAGTAAAGGTAAACAAATTGTCAGGGATACTTTTATTCCGTTTTGTTGGGTTGGTGATTTACGTAAATTAAACTTTTATGGAGGATCAAAAGCTCAACAGAAAGAGGCGATGTCCAAACATAAAATTCTTATTGAAAAACTAGAAACTCACGACAATGAAAGATTAACCCAAGGTCTTACATTCTTGGTAAAATCCTTAAAAGGATATAGAAATCTTATTCAGTTTTTTCGTGATGGTGGTATAGATCCTTGGGGTGATGCGGCAAAAGAACAATTTCTATTATTACCACCAGTTGAACAATATTTGATTCAAAAAGAAAAAAGATTATTCAAAGGATATGAAGAATACAACGATATCACTCGATTTGTATTTGACTTAGAGACGACCGCACTTGATCCAAAAGATGGTCGTATTTTTATGATTGGTATGAAGACAAATAAAGGTTTTCATCAAGTTATTGAATGTCTCACAGAAGAACAAGAAAAACACGGATTGATTGAGTTTTTCAGGACAATACACAAACTTAATCCAAGTATCATTGGTGGTTACAATAGCTTTAACTTTGACTGGCAATGGATCATTGAAAGATCCAAAGCTCTTGGTTTGGATATGAAGAAAATTTGTATAACCCTCAATCCAGAAAGACATTTCTCACAAAAAGAACAATTGCTCAAACTTGGTAATGAGGTTGAGAAATTCAATCAGATTGGAATGTGGGGATATAATGTAATTGATATTCTTCATGCTGTGAGAAGAGCTCAATCAATCAATTCAAATATCAAAAGTGCTGGTCTTAAGTATATCACACAATACTTGGAACTAGAAAGTCCAAATCGTATTTACATAGATCATCAAAACATCGGTAAGATGTATGAAAAAAAAGAGGAGTATTGGTTAAATATTAACAATGGAAAATATAAAAAAGCTGATATTCCTGAGTTTGCAAACTTAGATCAAAGATTTCCATCAGTTTATGAAAAAGTTACTGGAGATAAAATTGTTGAGATGTATCTTGACGATGACTTGGATGAAACTTTACGTGTTGATGAAGAGTTCAATCAAGGTTCTTTTCTTCTAGCATCTCTTGTACCAACGACTTATGAAAGAGTTTCTACAATGGGAACCGCGACGTTATGGAAAATGATTATGCTCGCTTGGTCATACAAACACAACTTAGCAATTCCGAAAAAACAAGAAAAAAAGGATTTTGTGGGTGGATTATCACGTCTTATTAAAGTGGGTTATTCTACCAATGTTCTTAAACTCGACTTTAGTTCACTTTATCCTTCTATTCAACTTGTACACGAAGTTTTTCCTGATTGTGATGTGACTGGGGTGCTCAGAGGATTTTTGAAGTTTTTCCGTGATTCTCGTATATTATACAAACAACTTGCGGAAGAATTACACGAGACAGATCCAAAAAAATCAAAATCATACGATAGAAAACAATTACCTATCAAAATCTTTATCAATAGTATGTTTGGTGCCCTGTCAGCACCTCAAGTCTTTGCTTGGGGTGATATGTATATGGGAGAACAAATTACCTGTACTGGTAGACAATATCTTCGTCAAATGACAAAATTCTTTATGGCACGTGGTTATGAACCACTTGTGATGGATACGGACGGTATTAACTTCTCAGCACCAAACGGGGTTGAAGATCGAGTTTATATTGGTCGAGGTAACAATTGGAAAGTTAAAAAGGGTAAAGAGTACAAAGGCACTGCGGCTGATATTGCTGAGTATAATGATATTTTTATGCGTGGTGAGATGGCGTTAGATAACGATGGTGTGTGGCCAAGTTGTATAAACATCGCCAGAAAAAACTACGCACTTCTCACAGAAAAAGGAAAAATCAAGTTGGTTGGAAACACTATTAAGTCAAAAAAATTACCGGGTTATATCGAGGAGTTTCTTGATAAGGGAATTAAATTATTACTTCAAGGTAAGGGAAAAGAATTTGTCGAGTTTTATTATGAATATCTGACAAAGATCTACAATATGGAAATTCCTTTAGTCAAAGTAGCTCAAAGAGGTAAAATAAAACAAAGTATCTCTGACTATGAAAAAAGATGTAAACAAACAACTAAGGCGGGTAATTTGATGGCAAGACAAGCACATATGGAACTTGTAATTCAAAAAGGGATGAGTGTTAATTTGGGTGATGTTATTTATTACGTCAACGATGGAACTAAAATCTCTCAAGGTGATGTGTCCAAAAAGGGTGATACTATTACATTAAATTGTTATTTGGTAAGTCAAAGCGACATTGATAATAATCCGAATTTAACAGGTGTGTATAATGTTCCTCGAGCAATCTCAGTATTCAATAAACGTATTGAACCACTTTTGGTTGTGTTCAAACCAGAAGTTAGGGATATTTTGTTAGTCACCAATCCAGAACAAAGAGAGTATTTCACAACTCTACAATGTCAACTTGTAAATGGACAACCTTTTAATGAAACCGATCAAGATAATTTACAAAGAGATGTCTTGGAAATTACCGAACAAGAGTTGGAGTATTGGAAAAAGAGGGGTCTTGATCCGAACTACATTTACGATCAAGCTGCAGATGGGTGGGAAAAAGTGGTAACTTACCAAAGTTTAACACCATCAGAAGAAAGTATGTACCAATTGTGATATATGAAAACTAATTCAATACAAGATCCTTTTTCTATTTGAATTTCATCCCAATACTCATCAATTCTATTTTCATCTGGAATGATCAAAACATTGGTCATAGCTTTGATTTTCACTCTATCTGTTGTTTGACTATTTAATTTAATTGTACAAATTTCAACATCTTTTACAACAATAGCATATTCTCCATTTGTTGTATACAACGCTTCGGATACAACGGCTAACTCAGAAGTTTTGACCTGTATTCCGTTAATTATTTTTTCACTTGGTATTGTTCTTATTATTGCCATCTTAGACTGTTGTAATTGGTACTGGGAAGGCTCTGTATTGCATTTGTTTATTCAGACTTTCAGCAATATCTGCTTCTCTTTTCATTAGAAATTCTGGTCTTAATCTTTCAAGTCTTTTTGTTAGTTCCTCTAATAAAATTGTTTTTTCATCTTTAGCCTCCGTAGATAGTGATGCATAATCCATTTGAAGTTCACTATCTGGTGCTTTAAGATTTCCACTGAATTTACCTCTTACACGAGCTAAAGTTTCTTTAGCATAAGCTGTTAACCACCTTCTTACCCATTGTTGAGCAGGATCATTCAGATCTTGCCATGATAGTACATCTAATGGGATATCGGAGGGTAATTTTACAATATCAGGATTATCCTTCAGACATTGATCCCTATCCTTATCATAGGTATCATAATACCAATACCACACTTTTCCTCTATTAAGTTCTGAATTACCAAAGTCAAATTTACCACCGGGTGTATTATAAAGCATAATCGCTTTTTTTCCATTAGGAAGTGCTGTAACTCTATATTGTAGATCTGGTTGAATAATTCTTCTTTTTATATTAATATCTTGTTGACGAGCTAATACATCATATGATGAAAAGAAAAAGTATCCACCACCACCCCAACCCGGTTGAGCATAACCACCAGCACCACCAATTCCAGGACCACCTAATCCTCCAAATGACCAAGGGTCAAAAAGAATGTTACTTTGTTCTGCTGGAGAAAACCATAAAAGTTCATTCAATTCACGTCCAGCTGGTATTTCGTATATTTGTTGATTTGCTTGTAATTGAATGTAATCTTTTTTTAGCACCCACGACCCTGAATTTTGTAAACCAACAATTTTAGAATAAGCGTAAGTATATTGAGTTTCCCAATCTAGTGATCTTCTAACCAATGCATTTGCCACTGATTGTGTTTCCAAGTTTAAACCATATAGGGATGTCCATTGAGACTCAATTAACCAGTCTTGTACGTACTGGGTGTAATCACCAATTGATAATTCCATAAGTGAATCCATCATTTCATCTGTAAGTTCTACAGAACGTAGAGGTGCTCCTAAGAGGTTATAAATCCTCTTGTACATTCTACTTCTATCTGGTTCAGCTATTATTGTCATAAATTACTCTAAATTTGTCGAGTTTCACTAGGTGTATTAGTTAAGGTTCTGTCGGTGTTGGTGTGTTTGTTACTGTTTCACTAGGTGTATTAGTTGGTGTTTCTGTCGGTGTTGGTGTGTTTGTTACTGTTTCACTAGGTGTATTAGTTGGTGTTTCTGTCGGTGTTGGTGTGTTTGTTACCGTTTCACTAGGTGTATTAGTTGGTGTTTCTGTCGGTGTTGGTGTGTTTGTTACTGTTTCACTAGGTGTATTAGTTGGTGTTTCTGTATTCGTAGGTGTTATAGATGGTGTTTGTGTATGAGTAGGAGTTTGTGTTGGTGTTAGTGTATTTGTTGGTGTTTGTGTATTAGAAGGAGTTTGTGTTGGTGTGGGGGGAAAATAAGTTGTATTTGTTATTAGTTGACCCTCACTTGCGGTAAGAAGAGTTCCTTCTATGTACCAAACATTAACAACTTCATTTGGCATAAGTCGTTGGTCATTAATAAGCATATTATCACCACATCTTCTATAACTGATAGAACTTATTTGGGATAATTGATTTTCAATTGTGGATTTTTTACAAAACATTTTTTTTATTTTTTTTATAAATATACGTTGTTACTATAATTTATCAGCCACGTACTCCCAATCAACAACTCTCCAAAAATTTTTTATGTATTCGTCTCTTCTGTTTTGATATTTTAGATAATATGCGTGTTCCCACACATCCAAACCAAGTATTGGTTTTCCGCCATCTTTAACAAAACTCATCATTGGATTGTCTTGATTTGGTGTTGTTATAATTTTTAATTTACCATTATCTTTGAGTATTAACCAAACCCAACCAGAACCAAATACAGTTTTTGCTGCCTCATCAAACTTTTTTTTAAATTCCTTAAGGGTTCCAAAATTTGAATTTATTCTTGATTCAAGTTTTGTTGGTATTTTTGATGGATTAGGTGTCATCATTTCCCAAAATAAAGAATGATTATATGCTCCACCAGCATTATCACGAATTAATTTTTCGTTTTCTTTTACCGATGAAACAATCTCTTCCAACGACATATTTTCATATCGTTTTCCTTTAGTTGCAAGATTAAGTTTGTCCACGTATCCTTTGTAATGTTTTGTATAGTGAACATTCATCGTTGTTGGATCGATAAAAGCCTTTAGTGATGTAAATGAATATGGTAGTGGTTCAACAACAACATTACCTTGTTTAATCTTGGATTTTTTTTGTTCTTCTATTAATCTTCTACGTTCTTCAATTTTCTGTTCAATTAACTCAATTCTATTTTCCAAATATTTCATACTCCACCAAGACTTTAGTGTCTCTAATAAGTATTTTCAATTTCTCTTTTGGTTGATAGATTGAAGTATATTTTCAAGTGCATCTCCTTCAAACAACATTGTATCACCCATAACAGTATTGATAATTCTTTTTTTCTTATCTAGAATGTCATAGATAATTCCTTCGATTGTATTTTCGAATAGAGGGTAATAAACTACTACTGTATTTTTTTGTCCATATCGGTACGCTCTATCTTCAGCTTGAGAGTGGTCTGATGGTAGAAACGACAAATCGTTCATAATAACAGTTTCGGCGGCAGTTAAAGTTAAACCAACACCCGCGGCTTTAATATTACCGACAAAGACTTTAACTTTATCGTCGGTTTGGAATTTATCCACAGCATCTTGTCTTTCTCCTTTTGGTGTTGATCCATCAAGTTTTACCGCGACTTTTTTGAAGTGATTATAAATTGCATTAAGAGAATCAGTAAAGTTACAAAAGATGATAACTTTTTTATCTTGATCTAAAATATTTTCACACAGTTCTATTGTTTGTGCAACTTTTTCATTTGCAATAATTTGTCTGACTTTTGCGATTTTGGAAAATTGCATAGTAAGAGAATCGGATTCACCACCTTTGTCATACCACTCGTAATATTCACCCATTACATCTTCATATTCTTTGGATCTTAATCTCATATAAACTGGTGAGATAATTTTTTCAGGTAGATCTAGTACATCATTTTTTAAACGACGTAGTACAAATGGTTTGGTTCTTTCGTATAGTTCTTCAAGATTGGAGGCACCACTCACATTCCAAATTTTTCGATTTCCTGCACGGAATTGATACCCATTGCAATATCTTTTGACGTAGGCCATCCAGTTTTGTGCGACATTACAATCAACAAGATTAAGTAGGTTGAAATAATTAATGGGTCGAGATGTGACGGGCGTTCCTGTTAACAACCAAACTTTATCTGATATCTTGGCTATATCATTTACAAGTTTTGTTCTTTGTGCTTGTGTATTACAAATTGCATGAGCCTCATCAACAATAATTAAATCGAACCCTGAATTACGTATAATTGATTCTACACCCTTTTCCAAACTATGAAAGTTTTTGAGAATGTCGTAGTTGACAATTACATAATCACCATCTTCCCATTTTTTACCCTCAACAATTGATATTTTTTTGTTGGTATGAAATTCGATTTCTCTTTTCCAATTAATTTTCAAAGATGCTGGACAAATTACAAGTGTTTTTTTTGAGTTCGACTCTAGGGACGCGACAATTGTTGTCATGGTTTTACCCAGCCCCAAATCGTCCGCTAAAATGTATTTTTTATTCTCACATAGGGTTTTGACACCTTCTTTTTGATGTTCGAGTAAAGGTCTATGACTATATTTGTCAAAATCAATTTCTACATTTTTAACCTTGTTGTCTTTGATAACTGCAGCTTTTGGGATCCAAAAGTCATGCAGCCCTTGGGTCTCAAAATAGTAACCCCAAATATGATAAGCGGTTTCTTTTTCAACCAAAAGTTTTTCTATCCAAATTTGACTGGGTACTTCGGTAAACATTTTTTCATCCGCAATTTTATTTGCAAAATAGGAATCTAGTGTCACCCATTTTTTTGCGACCTTTGGTTCTCGTTTATGAAATTTGATGATATACTCGGTCTGAGTTGCGTTTGGAAAGAATTTAATATTCGTCAATTTTTTTTGACGAAGTTTTAGGATATAGTTATTTGCTCCCGAATAATTATCCAATATATCGAGTGCTTGGTTCTCTCTTGCGTTTAGTTGATTTTCCAAAAACAAATAAATCAAATATAATAATAAAATAGATATTTATCAAGTATGGCACAAAATCAAGTTCCAATAACGAGGTTAGGTAAGTTTTTCGGTCAAGAAGACTTCGATTTGGATGTAAATATGGGTAGAGAATGGCTCGATGGGGATATGAATTTCACCATTGTTGTCTATCGTGTAAACAAACAAAAAACAAATCAAGACGATGTCTATGGTGAGGCTCTTCCCCAATCTATCGAATTTTTACCACCGATTTCTGTAAATGCTTATCTACAGATTTTACAACCAGACAATTCATTTTTGGGTAATTCAAAAATATTACAAAACGAACCAGGTAATATAAAATTTGCAATTTATCAAAAAGATTTGGATGATTTACAAATATCTATCAGTTTGGGTGATTACATAGGTTATTGGATTACAGAAAATCAAGTAAGGTATTATTCTGTTGTTGATAAAGGTATTCCAAACTACGACAACAAACATACTTATGGTGGGTATAAACCTTTTTATGTTAGTTACATTGCAACACCTGTAACTGCAAATGAATTTATGGGGATTTAACCATGGCACTACCAAAAAAAGTAATACCAAATATAAATTTAGTTCCTCCAAAAATATTACTTGAGAGGAGAGAACAATTATTGGAGGATATTACAAAAGACGGAACATATCTTCCAAAGAATTTAGGATACGCTGATTTAGATAGGGGGTTTTTGGATTTTGTCAAAAATGAACTTAAAACTGTTGTTGAAGGTAAAGTTATTCCTACTATTGATATTCTTATTACAACACAAAATTGGGCACAATTTACTCAAACATGGTCTTTCCAGGATTTGAATGGTAATACCGAACCACCATTCATTACAGTTGTCAGGGTTCCTGAAGTAAAGTACGGTACAAATCCAGCAACACTATACAATATCCCAAATCAAAAAGAGTTTTTTTATGCTGCTGTTCCCACATGGAATGGTAATGTAAAAGGTTTAGACATTTATAAAATACCACAACCAATACCTGTTGATATTTCGTTTAGTGTGAAAATTATTTGTAATCGTATGAGAGAACTCAATGAATTCAATAAAAATGTTTTACAGACATTTGCGTCACGTCAAGCATATACTAAGGTCAACGGACATTTCATTCCAATTGTTAACGCAAACATTAGTGATGAATCTGTAACCCAACTTGATAAACGAAGATTTTATATTCAAAACTACGATTTTACTTTATTGGGTTTTCTATTGGATCAAGATAAATTCGAAGTCGCGCCTGCGGTATCTAGAGTCTTGAATGTGTTCGAAACAAATTTCAAACCAATAAATAGAAAAAGAAAAGTTTTTCCAGTAAATGAGGGTGTATTTGATTTATTAGTGGAAGCAGAAGGAAGTTCACCTGTGATCAAAACTATCAGTGTTGATTATACAGGAACATTCACAATACTTTCAACTCAAAATGTAAGTTCATATGATTTATTTGTGAGATTGAACAATAGTGCTGAATTCGACTTTTATGGTACCAATGTCACAAACTTTGAGGTGAATACTGGGGATCAATTAAGGTTTGAAATTACACAAGAAAATGCGAATCCAACCTCAACTATTAGCTATGGTGTATCATTGTTAGGATCACCATAAAACTAGATCATACAAAATTTAATTTTCCCCGTAGATATCTCTTTTCTTGGAACAGTTTTGTTCAATAAGTTTTTCCAAAAACTTGTAAATTTTTATTCCATTTTCATCACAATATTTTTTTAGTTTGGTGTGTGAATCCAATGAAATTTTAATGTTTTTGGTATTTTTTTTCATAAAAGATAAAAAAAGATAATTTTTACTTACTAATATAAATAAGTTTTTGAAAAAAAAAATACTTTATCAATCGAGATAATATTTATATCAATAAAACCTAAAAAAAATTACATAGTATGGCAACTACCAATAAAATATTTGTTTCCCCTGGTGTTTATACATCTGAGAGGGATTTGAGTTTTGTAGCACAGAGTGTTGGTGTTACAACTTTGGGTTTGGTTGGTGAAACTCTTACTGGCCCAGCCTTTGAACCTATTTTCATAACTAACTACGACGAATTTCAAGCTTTCTTTGGAGGTACTATCCCCGAAAAATTTGTGAATACTCAAATTCCAAAATATGAATTAGCTTATATTGCAAAATCATATTTACAACAATCCAATCAGTTATTTGTAACTCGTGTATTGGGTCTTTCAGGGTATGATGCTGGACCGGGTTGGTCATTGTCTATTCAAGCAAATGTCGATGGAACAACAGTTGGATTAACAAGTACAGTATCAACATATACAATTAGTTTGTCCGCAACGACAGGGGGTACAGTTACGTTAACACCAGTTGGTTCTACATTGGTCGGAACTAATTTAAACAATCCTTTTACACTATTGAATGGAAACCAATCATCCTTTAATAGTCAATTGACTAATCAAATCACGGCTATTGTAAATGCATCAGGAACTACAAGTGGTACTTCAATATATTATTTTGGTACTGTATCTGATGCTGAGTATAGTGCTCTCGGTGCTTACACTGCACAGACAAACGTTTTTGGTGTTTCAGGATTAACAGATTCGGAAGCCGAATACACATCACCAAACAACGATGCTTGGTATTATTCTAATTTCGATGAAAGTTCCAATGGAAATTATACAGGTTATTCATTTATGAGTATTGTAAGTTCTTTGACTGATACAGGATCAGGTAATTATACTGGTACAATTTCAGGAACCGTGTTTAATTATTCAGGTGTTTCATACTTGGATTATAACGATGTTGTGGTAGCAACACTTCGTTCGAGAGGAATTTCGAACTATGGTTCAGGTGGAACTGGCCCAAGATATCAAGTGACAGGTTTAACGAGTGTTACACTTAATACAACAGGAACTTACTCTGCAGTAACAGAAAACCCTTTTGCTAGATTTGCAATTTCTGGTATAACTGATGGCGCTAACTCACCAGAAAATTTCCAATTTGTGGTATCGTTGTCACAAACAGACCAAAACTACTTACCTGCTGTGTTGGGTAGAACTAATTTTAGTAGAAGTAGAACTGAGGTTCCGTTGTTTGTTGAGGAGATTTATCCGACATTACTTACTTATGGGTACAACAAAGGTTATATTAGAGGTATCAAAACCGACGTTATTGCTACTCCTGGTTTAAGATACACACCAACTACTGGTTCTATTGCAAACTATTTAGAAAGATATAGAGCCGCTGAATCTCCTTGGGTTGTGTCCCAACTTCGTGGTAGTACAGTTGAAAGATTATTCAAAGTGTTAACGATTTCCGATGGTAATGCTGCAAATGCTCAAATTAAAATTTCAATTCAAAACATCTCGTTCAATAATTTAAATTTTGACTTAGGTGTTCGTGATTTCTTTGACACAGATACAAATCCTGTGTATCTGGAAAAATTCACAAATTGTAATATGGATCCAGCATCGAATAATTACATCGGTGTTAAAGTGGGTACTTCTGACGGTGAATATACACTTAACTCTAAATTTATTATGTTGGAGTTAGATGCTGATGCACCAATTAGTTCTCTTCCATGTGGTTTCGAGGGTTATGTGATGAGAGAGTATCCCAATGGATTGCCCCCATTCCCGATCTACAAAACCGCTTATTATTTCCCGGGTGAAGTTATTTACAACCCCCCATTTGGAACAACTACTGGCCCAGTGTCTTCTCGTGGTATGTCCAATGCGGTACAAAGTTCTGGTGACAAGGTAAGAACTACGTTCTTGGGAATCTCAAGTCAAATTGGTTATGATGTTGACTTTTACCAGTACAAAGGAGCACAATACCCTGTAAGTATCTGTGACTCAGAAGCCGCAGAACCTTGGGATTACATCACTCAAGGTTTCCATATGGATTCAGGTGCGACAGTTGTACAAATCGCTGTTGGGCCAACTTCTGGTACTCCTGCATTCCAATGTGGTGATGCATCTTTCCAATCTGATCCTGAAACTTCCGCAAACCCATACTACCAAATCCAAGCTCGTAAGTTTACTTTTTTGGTACAAAAAGGTTTTGACGGTTGGGACATTTATCGTGAGTATCGTACAAACGGTGACTCATTCATACTAGGTGGTGCTGGGTATCAAAGAGGTGCTTGCGCTTCAACAAGATATCCGAACGCAACTGGGTGGGGAGCATTCAAACCTATTAGTGTTTCTAACTTTACGGATTATGCCAATACGGATTACTACGCTTATTTACTTGGTATTAGTACTTTCAATAATCCCGAGTCAACAAATATCAATGTGTTTGCAACCCCAGGTATTGATTACGTGAACAATTCAAATCTCGTTGAAGATGCAATTTCAATGATTACCTACCAGAGGGCTGATTCAATTTATATTGCAACAACACCTGACTGTAATGTGTTCTTACCGACTATTAATGATAATTTTATTTATCCTACAGAAGCGGTAGATAACTTGGATAACACAGGTATTGACTCAAACTACACAGCAACTTATTACCCTTGGATCTTGGTAAGAGATACTGTGAATAACACACAGATTTACATCCCACCAACAAATGAAGTTTGCAGAAACTTGGCTCTAACGGATAATATTTCATTTCCTTGGTTTGCTACCGCTGGTTACACTCGTGGTTTGGTCAACGCTATCAAAGCTCGTAAGAAACTTACACAAGAAGATAGAGACACTTTGTATCAGGGTCGTATTAATCCTATCGCTACGTTTTCTGATGTTGGAACTGTAATTTGGGGTAACAAAACTCTTCAAATTGCTGATACGGCGTTGAATAGAATTAATGTGAGAAGATTGTTACTACAAGCTAGAAAACTTATTTCTGCAGTTGCCGTCAGATTATTGTTTGAACAAAACGATGCTAAGGTACGTCAGGACTTCTTAGACAGCGTCAATCCTATTTTGGATGCCATCAGAAGAGACAGAGGTCTTTATGACTTCAGAGTGACTGTAAGCAGTTCTCCAGAGGATTTAGACAGAAACACACTCACTGGTAAAATCTATCTGAAACCTACTAAAGCGTTAGAATTTATCGATATAGAGTTCTTGATTACACCAACTGGAGCATCTTTTGAGAATATCTAATTATAAATGTTAACAGTTAAAAAAAAACGTAATATCATTTCGGAGGGTTTCGATCAGTTCGGAACCCCCGATTTGAAGTATTATGCCTTTGACTGGGATGATAATATTCTTCAAATGCCAACAAAGATAATGTTGATGGATGATGAGGGTAATGAAGTTGGTATGTCAACAGAGGACTTTGCAAAATTTCGATCTAAAATTGGAAAGAAAAACTTTGAATATGAAGGTCATAAAATCGTTGGGTATGCAGAAGATCCTTTTAGATTTTTTAGGACATTGGGTGATAAAAAATTTTTGTTTGATACCATGAATGCTAAACCAGGACCAGCTTGGTCGGACTTCATTGAAGCTATCAATAACGGATCTATTTTTTCTATCATTACAGCTAGAGGGCATAACCCGAGAACAATTAGAGAAGCTATTTATAATATGATCATACAAAATCATATGGGTATCAACAGAGATTTACTGGTTAAAAACCTGAAGAAGTATAGAAAGATTACCAAGGAAGGCCCAACAAATACAAAAAATCTTATAAATTACTATTTAGATTTAAACAAATACTACCCAGTTACCTTTGGCGATGATGGTAGTGCTTCAAATCCAGAAGAACTCAAAGTAAAAGCACTGAGAGAGTTCATCAACTATGTCAAACAACATGCTAAAAAATTAAATAAGAAACTCTTTATGAAAGATAAAATAAGTAATAGATTTTTACCAACAATTGGATTTTCCGATGATGATATAAAGAACTTAGAAAGAATTAAACAAGAATTTATTAAAGAACCTTTATTAAAAACTTATAACACTTCATCAGGAACAAAAACTAAATTCTAAAAAAAATTAAAATAAATTATTATTAAGAACTTCTTCAAGAACATATAATCTTTTTTTATAAAATTAACCAAATTCATATAGACAATATCACATTAAAAATAAAAGTAAATAGAAAAAAATTTAAAAGCTTATATTTATAAACAAAAAACAAAAAAGTTATGGCTGATTTACTAATGAAAATGCCCGTTCCGTATGAACCGAAAAGGGTAAACCGATTTATACTTAGATTTGATTCAACGTTGGGTATTAACGAATGGTATGTTGAATCTACTGATAGACCTTCAATTGATATAGCATCTGTTGCAATTCCATTTTTGAATACAGAAACGTATGTGGCTGGAAGATTTAAATGGAATGCTATGAACGTAACATTCAGAGATCCTATTGGGCCTTCGGCAACACAAGCACTTATGGAGTGGGTTCGTCTGCATGCGGAATCAGTTACTGGTCGTATGGGATATGCTGCTGGATATAAAAAGAATGTTGATTTAGAAATGTTAGATCCAACAGGTGTAGTTGTTGAAAAATGGATTTTGGATTCATGTATGATAACTAAATCCGCATGGAACCAAGCACAGTATAGTCAAGACGGACTTGCAACACTCGCAGTGACACTTCAACCAGATCGTTGTATATTGGTCTACTAAACTTTAAAAAAAAATATTATAAAAAAATCCTGTATATTAATATACAGGATTTTTTGTTTACTTACAAAAAATATCGATTATCTATTATAGTATTTAATTAATTATGGACGAAAATTTGATGAAATACGGTCAAGAGAATTTTTCTCTACCGCACGATGTTGTAAAGCTACCTAGTGGAGGTAAGTTTTACCCAAATAAAAAAAAATCAGTAAAAGTAGGTTATTTGACCGCTAACGACGAGAATTTGTTAATGGCTACAAATACTGACGATCTGATCATTAATCTTCTAAGATCCAAAGTATACGAACCAGATCTGAGACCAGATGAAATGATTAACGGTGATTTGGAAGCCATTCTTATTTTTTTGAGAAATACATCATTTGGACACGAATACAATATTAGTGTAAATGATCCAACCACAGGTAAACCTTTCAAAGCTGTGATTGGGTTAGACGAACTCGAGTTTAGAAAACCAAACGTAGAACCAGATGATAACGGAACTTGGACTGTTACACTACCAAAGTCACAAACATCTGTTACTATACGTCCATTATTGTATAAAGAAATTACAGATATTAATCGTCAAGCCGATTCTTATCCACAGGGACGTGTCGCTCCAAAAGTCACTTGGAGATTACAAAAACAAATTGTTTCAATTAATGGTGATAGTCAGAATCAAACAATTGCTAAGTTCATCGACACACTTCCAATTATGGATTCCAAGTTTATCAGGAATTTCTTGGATGAGAATGAACCAAAGATTGATCTAAAAAGAATAGTTACAGCCCCGTCAGGAAGTAAGGTCGATGTAGAAGTCACCTTTGGGGCGGAATTTTTTCGTGTATTCTTCTGATTATAGAGCGTACCTAGTTGACGAGTTTTATATTCTGAATCAAAGATGTAATGTATCTTATTCAGACTATTTGAAAATGCCAATTTTTTGGAGAAAAAGATTATTGGATAAGATATCCACAACATAATCTACCAATGAACTTAATAAATATCAAATTACTTATTTAATTTTGTAAATTTAAATATTTATAAAAAAAGATTGATGCAGTCACAACCACCACCACCACCCGGACAAGGGAACAGTTTTTTTGATGAACTTCAAAAAAACGTAAAAGACACTTATAATACCATAAATGAAAAACTTAAAGATATTAGGCGTCAAAACGAACTCCTAGATAAGAGTATTCTGGAAAAAAACGAAGCACTAGCAAAAACTTTTGGTCGTACTCAAGTTGCCGTAAAAGGTCTCCGATTATCGTTAGTTGAATCATTACCAACCATAACTACTTTGGGGGGTGGTCTTGAAGATGCTTTTAATATAATACATAAGACTTCCGATGAACTTGGAACTAATAGAATATTATTAGGTGAAACCACAAAAGACCTCTACGCTGTACAGAAAGCTTTCGGCTTAGAAGGCTATTATATGGGTACATACTTAAAAAATTTCCATGATGCGGGTATAGATGTTGGACTTATTAGGGATAGAATGGAAGAAACTTTGAATATTGCAAGATTAGTTGGGGCTAACTCGCACGCAGTGTTTACAAACGTAGCAAATAGTTTAGATCAAATTAATAAGTATGGGTTTAAAGATGGTGTTGAAGGGTTATCACGTATGGCCGCCAAAGCAGTATCGATGAGGTTCGATATGTCACAGATATTTAGTTTCGCGGAAAAAGTTTTTAGTCCAGAAGGAGCAATTGAAGCCGTAGCTACTTTCCAAAGACTAGGTGTTGCCGTTGGTGATTTAGCAGACCCTTTTAGACTTATGTACCTTGCATCAGAAGATGTAGAAGGACTTACAGATCAAGTTGTAAAAATGACAAGTAAGTTTTCTTATTTTGATGAAAAAAGCAAAGAATTCAAAATTTTTCCATACGCAAAAAGAGATATAAGGGATTTAGGAGCACAAATGGGCGCAACTTACGAAGAAATGGTAAAAATGTCTTTCGCACAAACTAAATTAAATAAATTATCTAGTGAATTTAAATTCAATGCTAATGTAAAAGAAACCGATAAACAATTAATTGCGAATCTTGCACAATACAGTAAAGAAAAAGGTGATTTTGTTGTTAAGGTCAATCGAGAAGAAAAATTGGTTACTCAACTTAGTGAAGAAGATATTGAAGAATTAAGAGGTAGACCAGAAACAGTGGAAGACGTTGCCAGAGCCCAACTTGAAGAAAGTGAATTAATCAAAAAGGCAGCAGAGGGTATTTTTGACCTACTGCGAGGAATAACTGTAGGTGCCAAACCAACACAAGATTTGGCTGAACTTGTAAGAGCCACAAAAGAAGGTGTTAATAAAGCGGCTACTAAAGCGAGCGGAAATGTAAGAGGTGGTATAAAAAAAGTCGACGAGTTTTACCTTGCCATCTCAAAAAATCTCAAAGCGATAATTGATGACTACAATAAGGGTACTATTAATTTTACAGAGTACATAGACAAAATGCAAAAAGCTTCAGAATCATACACTGGTAGTCTTGAAGACTTGTCAAAAAGAATTATAGAATATGATTTCCTAAAAAGTATTGATCCAAAAAACAACCCACTTATTAGCAAGGATAATTTAATTGCAGGTGCTGTAGATTCAGTGATAACTGAACTGCTAAACGGGGCAAAAAAACTTAATGAGGTTTTCAAAGCCATTAATTTTAATAGCACCCCTAGTCAACAAACATCGTATCAATCTACACCTTCTATGAATCAGACAACCCCCCCTTTACAAGCTTATGCAGTTATATTGCCGACACCACCAAAACAATTACCAACTGAATTTACATCAAATAATCAAAATGTTTCGTTTTCACCAATCAATGGAAACATAGAGTTGAAAGTTGTTACAGAAGACGGAACAAAAGTAGATTTAACAAATCAAATTGTGAGTAGTGCTGAGTTCCAAAGAAGAGTCGTATCCCTTATTTCTGAAAGAATGCAAAACCAAAATTACAACAACTTACCAAATTCAACAGCAATTTCGTAGAAAAAAATCAAGGGTAGGTATTTATTTATTAAATAAAATATGCCATCTAGATTAACATTTGATGCGACTTCGGCAGTAAGGAATAGTTTGTTGACTAGAAACTTGAAACCTTATTATAAACCGGGTGCTTTTGGTTATTCAGTTTCTAATAGACCCGGTCAATATGAACCAAGTCAATATTCAGTAATTGATTCACCAGATCAATTAATTGATTTAGCCCCATTTGCGGATGGTCTATATTTAACCAATGAATTTGGCCCAGAGGGTGGTTTCAATAAAGACATAACTGGATTAATTAGTGTTTCACAAAATCCAACAAATAGAGGGCCATATGGGCCGTTTCCCCCATATACAGACGCACTCAAATTATTTTCCACAACCTTCCAAAAGAAAGGACAGATCAAAAACGAATATTCACCAAGAGATGGTTTCATAAGATATTATGATATTGGTGATATTGTCAAAGTACAAAAAAATGCAACATACTGGGATCCCCCTAGTTTTAGACCTTCATCGTATTCACCATTTAGTGTCTTATTACAAGAAATCCCAACTGGTTCAAATGGTCCTCTCACAGATGACTCTGAATTAGCTAAATTAGGTGTTGAGTTTCTTAAAAAAGCATACCAACAAAGAATAGACCAAAACGTTAGAACAGAAACGTTAGGTCGTGTTAATATTTTAAACGGATTACAAGATCCAATTAACTTATCATTAATTGTTGCTGGTAAGAGACCTCTTATCTTTAGAGATTACAAAATTACCTCTGGAGGTGGTAATATTTTATCACAAGGACAAGATATTGTTCAAAGAATAGCTGGATTTACACTACCATTATCACCAATACCCGGTGATTATTTTACTGTTGATAACCAAGAAAGAAATATTAACTCAATACAATCATTGGTAAAAGATAGTGATGGTGGAAAAAGAGGGGGTAAATTTGGTTTATTTGGAAGTCGACCAACATCAGCTTCACAATTATTTTTGGATTATACAGGGGAAGGACAAAGAGCACAATTAACCAATAATTTAGATTATAATAGATATAGACCTAGATATAATACTGGAGGACGTGGGGTTATATCTGTACTTGGAGAGGCAATATTTGGTTCACAAGCACAGGACTTGGGTCAAGGTTTATATTATGTTGGATCTCCAGACAGAGAACCAATTTATCTTAATTCACCACCGGGTGTAGTACCAATTAACGAATTTGATGAACAAATTTTAGCACCAGTATATGGTCCAGACGTTTTAGGTAAAGAATATGAGAAAGATATCCCCGGAAAGTTAAAATTTGGTTTTGAGGGTACAACATACCAAAGTCAGGGTGATATAAGTGGAGGCTTTAGTTGGGTTAAAGAATTAGATTCACCTAACGCAGGCAAAAGAGTAAGAGAGAATGGCTCCGCAGGATCACCAGATCCAAGTTTTCCAAAAAATCAATTCACAGACAGTGAATCTTTCAAAATTCTAGGACCCTATAGCGTTTCAGGTAGCTCGATTTTAGCTAAAACACAAAGACTTGTTAATTCAATGCCACTTGACGGTCGTAGGTATTCACATGTCGGAAATGCAATCAATCAAATTAGTAAAATTTTTGATGATGGTTATAAACAAATAACTAAAGGATCAAGAGTTATAAGTTTTACTCCAAACCAACTCAACACCCCACTTGAATATTGTAGAGTGTTTACCAAAGATACACCTTACATTCAATATACCGATTTACAGAAATCAGATGGTAATATTAGAAAAGCATCATATTCAATCCTTGACAAAACATATCAACTTAATATTGCACCAGAAAAAGGTGGAGATTCAATATTACGTGGAGAGGGTGGTGTGAAAAAATATATGTTCTCTATTGAGAACTTAGCGTGGAGAACATCATCTAGACCAGGTTTAAGATATCAAGATTTACCAAAATGTGAACAAGGTCCGAATGGCGGTAGAATTATGTGGTTCCCACCATATGATTTAGATTTTAGTGAGGATACAAGACCTTCATTTAATGAAACTACTTTCTTGGGAAGACCAGAAATAATTTATACTTATAAAAACACAAGTAGATCTGGAACCTTGAAATGGAAGATCATTGTGGATCATCCCTCAGTTTTAAATCTAGTTGCTCAAAAAGTATTAGCAAAAAATGAAGGAGAGTTAGCAGACCAAGTAATCAATTCATTTTTTGCTGGATGTAAAAAATATGATCTTTATGATTTAGCTAGAATTTATAATAATGTCCCATTAACGGACTTACAAGCTTACCAAGAAGTAGTCAATAATCCAAACGTTACCGAAGAGCAATTTTCGAATGTCAAAACAGAAATTCAACCTGATCCGCAAAGGGTTTCGGTTCAAACCACCCCACAACCAGAATTCCCAAAGGATGCCTTAGATAAGTATGTAAATTACGGATTTTATTTTGATAATGATATCCCAAAAGTTGACCAAGTCAACGCAAACTTTGAGCCTCTGTATAATATTTACACATCGACTCAAAATAAAACATTATACGCCCAAAATGCTGTTACAACACAAAAACAACCTGTGGAACAATTTTTTTCATCTGTGGTTGAAAGTAACTACGATAAAATGAAAGAGTTGTGTCAAGAAATTTATAAAATCCTCTCAGAAAATTCTGAAGTAAAGATTGAGATAGGACTTTTATCTTCCGCATCTGAACCAGGGGCAATTCCTTATAATCAGAAACTTTCAGAGAGAAGGAATAGTTCGGTTGTAAATTTTTTTAATGATTATCAGTTTGAAGGTGGAAAAAGTTTGTATGAGTATATTAATTCACAAAGATTAACTATCAAAACATCAGCTTCTGGAGAAACCACAACAGTAAACCCTAAAAAAGGCCCAGATCAATGTGGAAATTCTGTAAATTGTGGTACTCAATTACCAAGCCGCGAAAAAATTTATTCTACTAGTGCGATGGCGTGTAGACAAACAAACATACGAAGTATTAATATTACATCTGATCCACGGAATCCAGTTCCAGCAAATGTAGCCCCAAATGTGGTCTTAACACAAGATGGGAGAGAAAATCAAGCTTCAGTAAAACCAAATCCCGTCAGTTTTAATCAACCAACGAAGGATCTTTACAAAGGTGCTTCGAAAAAATTGTTACGTTTGCTTTTAAACGAGTGTGATTATTTCGAAGTTTTAAAAGAAACAGACTTTTTTTTATACAACTCATTACAAAATAAATTGAAATATTTTAGTCCGTCTTTTCATTCTATGACACCAGAAGGATTAAACGCAAGATTAACTTTTATACAACAGTGTGCTAGACCGGGTGATACTATACCAACCATTGGCCCAGATGGACAACCAATATACAATGATGCACTTAATACCTCATTTGGGGTACCACCTGTGTTAGTTCTAAGAATTGGAGATTTTTACAATACAAAAGTTATACCTACATCTTTTGGAATAACGTACGAAAAAATTTATGATATGAATCCTGAAGGTATTGGGTTTCAACCGATGATCGCTAACATCGCTATGGGGTTCAATTTCATCGGAGGTTCAGGACTAGCAAAACCAATCGAAACATTACAAAACGCACTATCTTTTAATTATTATGCTAATACTGAAGTTTATGACGAAAGAGCGGAGTCTACGGACACATCTTTCAATGCTTTGGATAAACAAATAATTGAAAAAATTAAAAATAGACTCCCTGTTGTGGGGGTTTCTAATAACAATCAAAATTTACAAAATGCTGGGGGAGATACCATTGGTGATTTTACAAAGCTCGGAGAAAATATTTCAGGAGTTACGGGTACTTTGAATTATAGAGGGTTTGTAAACGATTTTGTAAATGACACACAATCCTATTACACAAACACAATTACTTTTTTTGATAATATTTTAACAAAATATGGATATGGTTTATTATCACTTATGAATACAACAATCCAAAATAACAGAGGATATTCTGAAGGAGTTTTAGGAACAACACCAACATATCTATATGGGAAACCACTTTTATATCAGATAAATGTTGATACAAATTTTGCCATTTTACAATCATACATTGAAGCACAAGATTTAAATATATTTTCAGCCGCGTCAATAAACTCATCTGAAAACGTAATATTCGGCATTGGTGAAATGAGTGATCCTGTAGTTACTCAAACACAAAAAGATTTGTTTAAAAACAATTATCAAAGATATTTGGATACCTACAGATCAAACTTCATAAACGATGCGACTGAAATGGTTTCTGGATTAGTACAATTTCAACAGAATTATGTATTTCAAATCGATAAAATTACGTTTGTCACAACATTACTTGCTGATGGAAAAATTAATTCAAAAGGTGTTGGAATAATTTATGAGTTTTCAGGATCATCAACAACTCAAACACAACTAATTACGGATATTAATCAGTTAGCAAGTGGTAATACCGCGTTCTTGGGTTCACTTAAATCAAGTGGATTATATGTGGACAATTACCAAGTACAACCTCAAACAGTCCCGAATCCACAAACACAAATTTTTAACCTTGACGACCCAAGTCTATCCACATTTAAATCGTCCAATGCTTTAATATCTGCACCGCAACAAGTAGAGTTTTTAATTCTGAATAAAATATACAGAGACATTACAACCTTGAGAGAATTTGTTAATCAACTGACAATAGGACTTAATCGTGATACTAAAGATATAGTTGAAAGATACTATGGAACTTTCCTAAAAAACACCTATGATAATCTTACAACTGACGGAAAAAATCTTTTGAATAATTATAAACTCACACTTGGTAAAAATTATGTAAACTTCACACCGCCTTTTGAAAACAATCAAGAAAGAGTAATTGAGTTTCAAGAGAATCCGAATAATCCGATTACTGCATTTATTTTACAAGAATTATATTCACCGAACAATACAGATACTGAGGTAACAAATTTTAATTCAAAAAAGAAATTTAACTAATGGAACAATATTACAATAGATATAAAGAGTTTCTTATTAATGGACAACAAACTGTGGTACCATTTGTTTCATTACCTTCAAAAGGTACCGATCAACGATACATTTATAAAGTTGCTGTTAGTCGATTGGATAAAATATCCCAACAATATTATAATACTCCTTTTTTTGGTTGGTTGATTTTACAAGCAAATCCCGAGTATGGTGGATTAGAATGGAATATTCCAGATAATTCAATAATTACAATTCCGTTTCCTTTGGTTTCTTCACTGCAAGATTATCAAAACGCTTTGAACAATTATTTCTTATATTATGGCAGGTAATATTCCTAAAACCAATGAAGATGTTTTTGTAGTACAAAGTTATGATAACATCATTCTAGTTGATCCCAACAAAGTAGTAAATCCAAATGGACAAGTAAGTGAAAGGGGGATTAATCAAGAAGATTTTGTAATGTATGCAAATCTTGAAGCACAACTTTTACCACGAACAAAATTAATACAAGGGGTTTCACAAGATGATGGTATTGAAGCTATACAAAATCAAACACTAGCATCGATTAATTTTATGAAACCGGGAGGTAAAACTTTTTTAGACAATACATACACAGATCAAATTACTGGATTTAATACCCTGACTAGTCAAGGTATCAATCAACCAAATATCGAAAACTTACAAAAAACCAATAAATCTAAAGATTTTTTTCTTTCTCAAAATACATTAAATAAACAAGATACTGGACTTTTGGGTATCGAAAGTATTTCAATCAAAAATACAAGATCGTTTACACCAATGGTTGATATTACATTAATTGATATACAAGGTAGGGCTTTATTCGAAAAAGGAGAACAATCAGAGTACGCATTTTTTTTTAACTTACCTTACCCTACTTTTTACTTAACAATCAAAGGGTATTACGGTAAAGCAATCAAATATCAACTTATTCTCACAAAGTTTAATGCGGCATTCGAAGCTGCTTCAGGGAACTATAGAATCGATCTGCAATTTTATTCTTACAAATATACAGTACTAGCTGAGACTCAATTAGGTGCTTTGTTTGCAACACCATTTATGTATACAAGTGAGTTTAAATTTACAACACCACAATCTCCAGCTATTGCCGCAGCTCAGGTTTCTGTTGGCGATGACAAAAAAACAGTCATCAATAAACAAACAACTAGAGGTCGTCAATATATTGCCAACGTATACAAAAAATATAAAGCACTTGGATTATTAGCACCAGATTTCCCTGAAATCACATTCCCAGAATTTAGAGCACAAATACAAGCGTTACAAAAAAACTTAGAGCAGACATTCGGACAGTCTGATTTCACACCATTAACAAACGCTGACGATTATTTTGAGATACTTCAAAGTTTTAGATCGTCTATCACAGACAGAACATCAAATTCAAGTTGGTTTAATAAATTTATTGATATTGATAAAGTTTTTATTCTTCAAGAAACAAATAATAAACCCTTGACCGAGGTTTGGATTTTGAATCAAAAGACAAGATCCAATAGTCAACTTATTGAAAATGCTTTAAGTGAATTAGAAAAAATTGTTACACGATACAAAAATGACTTACAAAAAAATCCTACATTTGGTGAGAATGGTAATTTCGAAATAGAGAAATTGAAATATACAAGTCAAATAAAAACGATTGAACAGATCAATGCGAATAAAAGTAAAGACAGAGCTAGTGTTGAACCAAATAGTTTTGTAAATGTCATTTCTTCTGAAAACATCGATTGGATAGCCACTTTTAAAAAACGATATAATAGAGAACCCATTGCGGAGGATGAGTGGATAACTCTAAAAAATACAGAATCTCAATTATTTGGAACTATTCTTGATGAAACGTTGAAAGGACAAACGTTTCCATCTTACACGTTTGTTTTTTCTGATAATGTCGGACAATTTGAAGAAATTATTGATAAGACGTTCGAAGAATTAGGAAAACAAAAATCAATTATAATTAACAAATTATCAACGTTCTTAAATAAAAAAATAGAAGGCCCAAATGGTTTGGGGTTTAGACCAACCATGAGAAATGTGATGGGTATTATTTTTGCATCTGTCGAAGCTTTTTATAGATTATTAAATCAAGTACACAGAGAAGCTTGGGCACAAAGAAATAATCCAACAAAACGACTAGCTTGTTATGGACAGGGTGATGAAAAAATAAATCCTGATAATAAAGAAAATGTGAACGATTATGTTTACCCGTGGCCGTTATACTTGACAAAACAAGTCGAAAAAGATGGAAAACAAAATTTTGTTGTTATGTATCCTGGCGAACAATCTGAACTTGCAAAAACAAAAGCATCAGATTACCAAATATGGCCCGAGGTACAATTCGTCGAAGAATATATGAGAGGATTATCTCAAAGTAATCAAAGCAATGCCGAACAATCTGGAACTTTTAGTGATAATGATATTGGACGATTAATTAACAGGATTTCAGTAAACGCTGTAGACTTTCCAACTAGTAATGCGATTTTAAGTGATCTACAAGATGTTAAATTTCTTTATGAAATTTACGAAAGGATCTTACTTCAAACTTTTTGGGATAGACTATCAAGACCAAACGCAGAAAAGATCGGGGTTGTAGATAATCTTTCCGAAATGGAAATGATCAACGTTAGGAATGCTTTGAATTCGTTTTCAAATCCGATAATTACAAAACTATTGAAAAATACAGCCTTCAGTTCAACAAACTATTTACAAGTATTAAGAAATATATCAAATGAAGGTGTTGGTATTTCTTGGCAACAATTTATTAGAGGTATTTTTACATCTGACTATTTGAGAATAAAAACTCAAAAAGATTTTTCAATATTACCAGTATCAACAATTAATTCTGGAGTACAAAATTCTAGTAAAGATACAAGTATTTTAAAAAATGTTGGTGAATTTGTAAAAAATACATCTTCAAGCGAAACTGATTTATTGGATTTATATCCATTCGTGTATAATACTTGGTCACAACAAAATCTATCAAATGTTGTTAGTAATTCTTCATTTTATAGTACAACTAAAAGTTTATACCTCAATTCGGTAACAAACTATATTACAAACTTTGAAAACATAGCTAACGCAAATACCAATAGTAATAGACCATTTGTTAACAATTCATATTTGTATTTTACTGAACCAAGGATTATTATTACAAATAATCAACAACAAATTGGCTCAAATGCGTTTTTAGATTTTAATAGTTTTTATACAGAAAAAAGAATAACATCGAAATATTTGATAACTGAAGGGTCATTAAGTTATAATGGAAATACTGGAAATCTAACCCCAAACCAAACTGTATCGGTACTAAACACACCATATTTTACAAACGCATTTGTTGAGGGTGTACAAAACGATAGAAATGATGTCCCATATCCTTATTTAAAAACAGCATATCTGTTTTTGAATAGTTTACCTTTGTCTACTTTAAGAGAACCTATGAAGGATATCAATCCAACCGACAATACACTCAACACCTCCAAAGATTATTTGTTTGCAACACTTACAAAATTCGGAGCAATTCATAGATTACCATATGCTTGGATTTTAAAATATGGGTCGATTTGGCATCGATACAAAAAGTTTGTTGAAACAGGCGAAGATATCTTAGATTCCGTTTGGAAAAACGTAAATGTTGGTGAATTGTATTATCCACCAACTAGTGCTTTGACACATCAATACGTCACGAAAGATATTAATAAAAATAACATAACACTTTATGGTGAGATAGATCTTTTGAGTCCAGGATCTGTTGAATCAATATACAAAAAATATGTTGGATTTTATCCTTCTTTAATCAATGATGTTTTATTTTTTTACACAGGGTTAGATTACTTAACAGGATACACAAATAATGATATAGACAACTTGGTTTCAGAGGGTTTAAATATTGGTGCAACAAATGCCTCTATGAGAGAACCAATGGGTTTTGATGTTAATTTTGCCAATCGATATGCCTCATTGGATTTCCAAGGATGGTTTTCAACTTTTGATATAAGTGGATCAACAAAATTTAACATCAACGCTCGAAACAAAACAATTATTTTACCAAGTTTTGGAACGAATTATAATCAAGTTCAATATGAATGCTTCAATTTTGGAACAAGATTGATTATGAATCAATCTATTTTTGGTAACAGTGCGGTTAATGATGGGTCAATTAGATTTTTTTGGGGGGCATCAAACTTTGGATATTTCGATAATAGTAGTATCACTAAACCAAAGTACGACGAATACTTTAACTTTTTACAACCAAATAGGAATAACAATGATTCGTTTATATTATCTGATATGTATTCAAACATTGAAGAAATTTTCGGGGTCTTTAAAACCGAAATACTAGATGAGTTCGAAAAAGAATTTTTAAATTTTTCAAGATCGAAAAGAGAAGTTACAAGTCAAGAGCTCTTGAATAACGACTTCGCAAATCGAACGTTCCAACAAGTTTTTGCAAATTGTATGCTGGTTGATCAAGTAATCAAAACAGATGTTACACAATCAAATTATGTAAACGCATGTGTAAATAAACAAGGAAAATCAATGACTGAAGCAATACAAGATTTTTTAAATTATAATATTGCTTTTAGATATGGTAATCCTAGTAATTTTGATCGTAAATTATTTGGTAGTGTGACAACAGATAATCGATATCGAGTTTTTGATGGTTATGTTTTTAGTCCGTACATAAGAGGTACATTACCAGGTGACGGATCTGGAATTCCATTATTACTATCAGAAACAAATAATATCCAAGCTTGGACAACACTAAAAACATATGTCGGGTTTGCTTCGGTAGATGGTATGAGATATACTGATAATGGAAGTTATATTACCGACTTCTTCATTAGCATGAACATTGGGTTTACACCTGAAAATATTCAAATTGTAGCACCACTCGTGAAAATATTTGCAACACAAAAATTGTTGAACGATGGAAATTACGATCAAAGAAATTTTGTTTCAGACATTAATGACTATTTTATAGACAAAAATGATTTTTTGAATTTAACTTTGAATTCTCTTTTCAATAAACTTCAAAAACAATTACCACAAGTAGAAGAAACAACAACAAAACCACTATTATCAACAATTAATGGAGTTCAACCTAAAATTGAACTGTACCAAGCTTTCAAGTCATTTAATGATAAATGGATTGCTGGTTCTAATTTTGACGAAAAAACTATTTTTGAAGAAGTATTATTTTTAGATAGAGCTAATCGTGATATCGGCGATGTGCTTATCGATGTTCAAAAATTAAATGAAATTTTCCAAAGTTATGCTAGTTTAGATGTCAGGGTTATAGATTTTGTTAGTAAAATTTTGGTAGACAATAAATTCTTTATGATGCCGATGCCAGCATATATCAATTGGTGGGGAGATGGGGAAGTGAGCAATGGTATAGAACCAAAATCTCAAAGTGTTGAAGATATTGCAAATAACCTATTTGGAATTTTCAAAAACGTAGATACTCGATATTCCAAACCTGCGTTTTTATGTTATTACGTTGGAAATCCAAGTGAACACCTTGATTTAAGAGAAAACACCAACTACGGTTGGAGAACAGATAGTTTTGATTTTGGAATTGCATCGCAAAATACATTAGCAACATCAAGTGTGAACCAAACTAATTGGGCAAATACCAACAGGGTTGTTGGATTCAATGTTGATTTCGGTACACGTAACCAGGGTATATTTAGTTCTGTCAATATGGAACAAACTTTGGGTGCGTCAACAACTGAAGCAAATAAATTAATAACAGAGGCAGTATTACAGGCGGGTGGAACAAGATCAAGTTTGGGTAGTGTAAGTTTATACAATATCTATAAAAGTAGAAGTTATAGCGTAAGAATTGAAGCAATGGGTTGTGCACTTATTCAACCAACAATGTACTTTAATTTAAAACATGTTCCTATGTTCCGTGGTTCATACCAAATACAGTCAGTCGAACATAAGATTGAAGCTGGATCGTTTAAAACATATTTCGAGGGGGTTAGAATACCAATTTATTCAATGGCAAAATTGGATGAACAACTTATATCTGTAAATAATAATTTATTGAGTGAATTGATACAACAAATAAGACGTGGAAAACAAACAAGTTTAATTTCTTCAAAAGCTACAACAAACAACATTAGTATAGGTAACTCTATACAAACAGATATTAGATATAAACCTGTACAACCTATATTTTGTGATTCTGCGATAAGATCCTCTGAGGCGCCATATAATACATGGGATGGTGTTGAAGGATTTACAACAGGTATCACATATGCAAACTTCTCAACTATATTGAAACAAAAAACTACAGACCCAAGAGTAAGAGCAATGGTATTTTACACAGCATATTTGAATGGTCATGATGATAATCAATTCAATACATTCAATTATGATTTGGGTGGAACTCCATTGGGGGGATTTCCAATATCAAAAATAAATTACGGAGGTTTAAATAATTATATGTTGAATGTTTATACTTGTAAAGAATCTCCCGACGGTAAAAGGGTTCCCTACGCAACGTTTTCTAGTTTTGAAAAATCAATAGAATTTATTAAAAACTTATATTTCACTACAAACACAAATAATTTACTTCTCGCGGACAACAATATAGGATATAACAATAGGTGGGAAACGGAGGCTGACTTTATAACACATATGCTCACATTATGGTCTTACTATTGGCCACAAAAAAGATTCAAAACACCAGAGGACTTTAAAAAATGGAAGGAATTAAATAAAAATTCGACCACTAAATTCTTAACAATCGGAGAAGAGGTTTATAAAAAACTTAAAGAATTCAATTTGATTTAATTGAACTATCGTATATTTATAATGAAAAAAATTATGGAACTACAAAATATTTTGGACAACTATTTGGGCAAAAGAACACGATACACCCAAAAACAAGTTGGTAATGGTTTTAGTGAAGTTTGTGACTTGGACACTGGAGACTGTTATACTGTAAGAGAAAGAGATGGGTTAATTGAAAGAGTAGATAATACTATGAGAACAAATAGAAAAATTCAAGTTGAAACATCTCATGGAATAAAACAATTACTAAATGGATAAAACATGTCTATAGATAAAAAAATAATTCAAGAAATTAAACGTCACTACCAAATCAACAAATATGTGACGGAACAAGAGGCACCACCACCTTTACCTGGAGCACCAATGGATCCAAATGCTATGGGACAAGCACCACTACTTGGAGCACCAATGGATCCAAATGCTATGGGACAAGCACCATTACCTGGAGCACCAATGGATCCTACCTTACCACAAGAACCACCAACCCCAGAAGTCATTGATGTTGCTCAAGATGCTGAAGTTGAAAAAATCGGATCTGATGGCAAAAATATGGAAACAGAGTCAGGTTCAGAAGAACTTGATATAACGGATCTTGTTAATGCACAAAAAGGAATTGAAACCAAACAAGAAGAATATTTTGATAAGATGTTCAAACAATTGGACACACTCCAATCTAAAGTTGGTGAAATGGATCAACTTATCGACAAAATTAATTCATTGGAAATGAAAGTTGAGAAATACAGACCAAAAACCGCCCAAGAAAAATTAGAGTTAAGAAGTCTAGACTCTGGCCCGTTTAATCAAAAACTTACAGACTTTTTCGATGAGAAAGAAGAAGATCTCGAAAAGTCTGGAAAAAATGAATACATTTTAACTTCTGATGAGGTTGAGAATATTGTACCGTCGGATGTAAAGAAAAGTTTTGACATTACATTACCACCACCACCCTCTAATTTCAAATCCTATTATTGATTTTTTGAAATACTTGTTTATATTAAAAGGGTCATAAAGACCCTTTTTTTATTTTATATTTTTAACCAACTTAAATTTTTACAAACAACATGATGAGTTCATTAGACGCCGTATTGGCACAGTACGAGAAAAACCAATCAGGTGATGGTTTATCTCAAGAGGAAAAAATGAAGAAATACTTCGCTTGCATCCTCCCACAAAATTCGTCCACAGGACAAAAACGAGTTAGGATTCTTCCTACAACAGATGGATCTTCACCATTCAAAGAAGTATACTATCACGAACTACAAGTCGGTGGTAAATGGGTCAAACTTTTTGACCCAGGAAAAAACGACAACGAAAGATCTCCGTTGAATGAACTCTATGAAGAGTTGAGAGCTACAGGCAAAGAATCTGATAAAGAGTTAGCAAAACAATATAACTCTAGGAAGTTTTATATCGTGAAGGTGATTGATCGTGATGCTGAAGAAGAAGGTGTAAAGTTCTGGAGGTTCAAACACAATTACAAAAACGATGGTATTCTGGATAAAATTATTCCAATCTGGAGACAGAAGGGTGATATTACAGATCCAAAAAAAGGTCGTGATTTGATTATTGAAATGAGAAAAGAAAAATCTAACACTGGTAAAGAATACACCGCAATTCAAACCATTATGCACGACGATCCAAGTTCCCTACACAGTGATGCTAAAATTCAAAAAGAGTGGTTGGCGGATGAATTGACTTGGGGTGATGTGTACTCCAAAAAACCAATTGAGTATCTTGAAGCTATTTCTAGAGGTGAAACACCAAAGTGGGATCCCAATCAAAATAAGTATGTATATGGTAACTCGACCGAAGCGGAAACTTCAATGGGAGGAGCACCAGCATACGAAGACCCTCAAGTTAACGCAGAACCAGACGAAGATCTACCTTTCTAAAAAACAAATGTCAAAGATATACATTGCATCAGACCACGCGGGTGTTGATTTAAAAGCACTCCTTGTGAATAGAATACAATCGAATGGTTTAGTTGTCGAGGATCTTGGCCCCGACACCTATGAAGCGGTCGATTACCCAGATTATGCACACAAGGTAAGTAAAAAAATCTCAAATGAACCCGATAACATCGGTATTCTACTGTGCGGATCTGGTAATGGCACATCAATTACATCCAACAAATGGAAAAATGTACGGGCGGCAATTTGTTGGAACTCAGAGATAGCGACCTTGGCAAGGTTACATAATAACGCAAATGTTTTATGTATACCTTCCAGGTTCGTCTCTGCAGAAGATGCAATAGACATCTTAGATTATTTCTTAGAAACCAAGTTCGAAGGCGGAAGACACGAACGTAGGATCAACAAAATTCATATTCCAACACATTTAATTTAATTTTATGGCAATTAAGAAAAAAGATTTTTCTGATATTAAGAAAAAATTTTCAACATCAGCAAAATACAAACAACAAGAATATTTCGATTTAGGTCGTGAGTTCTTAGATGCTGTGGGACTTCCTGGTCCTGCGATCGGACATATTAATATGTTTTTAGGACACTCAGATACGGGTAAAACAACAGCATTGATCAAGTCAGCAATTGACGCGCAGAAAAGAAATGTTTTACCTGTCTTCATTATCACTGAACAAAAATGGGATTTTGGACATGCTAAAATGATGGGTTTTGAATGTGAAGAAGTTGTGGATGAATCAACGGGTGAAATAGACTGGGGAGGATTTTTCCTATTCAATAATAACTTTCAATACATTGAACAGATCACCGATTACATTAATGAATTACTTGATGCACAAGAAAAGGGTGAGATTGATTACGATCTAGTTTTTCTTTGGGATAGTGTCGGTTCTGTACCTTGTAAAATGACATTTGACGGTAAAGGTGGTAAACAACATAATGCATCCGTTCTTTCAGATAAGATTGGTATGGGTATTAACCAAAGAATCTCAGGATCTAGAAAAGCCGAATCCAAGTTTCAAAATACTCTATTGATTGTTGCTCAACCTTGGGTAGAACTTCCCGACAATCCATTTGGTCAACCTAAAATTAAAAGTAAAGGTGGTGAATCCATTTGGTTAAATTCCTCGATTGTGTTTCTATTTGGAAACCAAAAAGGTGCTGGTACTACCAAGATTACAGCCACAAAAGACAAAAGAACAGTGAAGTTTGCGTCTAGAACCAAAATTTCTGTTTTGAAAAATCATATCAATGGATTGGGATATGAAGATGGAAAAATTATTGTGACACCTCATGGGTTTATTTCAGGAAAAGATACAGCAGAAGAAAAAACATCGGTTGAGAAATACAAAAAAGAATATGCTGATTATTGGAAAGAAATTCTAGGTTTAGATGGTGAGTTTACACTCAAGGAAGAAACAGAAGTTGAACATGAACAAGAGTGAAAACATTATTGATCGATGGAGATAATTTATTCAATCTCGGATTCTATGGTGTCAGAGAATTTTTTGTCGATGGAAATCACATCGGAGGACTTTTCCACTTCATCAACGCAATTCGAAAACAACTGGACGAACACGATTACGACAAAGTCTTCGTGGTCTGGGATGGTGACCATAACTCACAACGACGTAGAGAATTATACCCAGACTACAAGTTAAACCGTAAGGAGCGACTCAATGAGTTTCAAAAGGAATCATTCAACATTCAACGAAACAAAGTTCAAAATTATCTAGAAGAATTTTTTATTCGACAATTAAGGGTGTCGTACAATGAGGGAGATGATTTGATTTCTTATTATTGTCATAGGGCGACCAAAGAAACCATTACCATTTTTTCTTCAGATAAAGACCTCCTGCAGCTTTTAAGTCCTCGGGTATGTGTGTACTCACCTATTCATAAAAAGTACTTCTACGAAGACGACAAGGTCAAATTAGACCATATTGAAGTTCCACATTGTAATCTATTGGTGGTGAAAATTTTACTCGGAGACAAATCGGATAATGTTTTTGGTATAATGAACTTTGGAGAAAAAAAACTTGTAAAATTTTTTCCCGAGGTACTTGAAATCCCGACCTCAATTGACAATATTTTGTCAAAAGCAAAACAAATTTGTGAAACAAAAAAAGTTATAGGACTTGAAAACTTAATCAATGGAACCTGTAAAAAAGAAACAAGTGGAGAACAATATTTTATCAAAAGAAAATTGATTATGGATTTACAAGATCCGATGATCACACAAGAAGCAAAAGATCTGGTGGACGAACACATTCGAGAAAACATAGATCCAGAGGGAAGGAGTTATAAGAACGTAATCAGAATGATGACCCGAGATGGATTTTTTAAATACATACCAAAATCGGACGAAGGATTTGTTGAGTTCATTCGTCCCTTTATGAAACTAACTCGTAAAGAAAAAAGAAAATTCAACAGAGAACAAAATAATTAACAAAAAAATTTGAAAAACCAAAAAAACACCTTATATTTAATTAAATCAAAGAAATTATGAAAGAACAAGAATTAGTAAAGTTAGAATTTTTGATTACACTTAATAATAATATTGTAATTCAAAGATATTTTAACGTAAAAAATTACAACAAAGATGCCGAGAGGTCTATGGATGTATATGAATATCTTAGGGATTTTTCTCATGAGTTTTTACTCGATCAAAAAATGAGAACAACTGTTTATATGATGGATCTAGCTAATGAAATTATGGAGGATCCATCCATACTAGAAACCTCTATGACCGAAGGCCCAGAAGTTTTTTACTTTAAAATTTTAAAAGATAATATGACAATTTGTCATAGATCGTTAGATGCAAAAATTTTCCCACCTAAAATAAGATACACCGTAGATATACGCCAGCAAGTAAAAAGTGTACTTCGAGACCTAACTGACATATTTTCATCTGAAGAATTAGAGACAAATTACCTTGACTATAGTCTAGTTTGATTGTATTTATAAAAACATAAAAACATAAAAACATATAAAACATGTCAAGGAATTTCGAATATTTAGGTGAAACATTTCAAATACAACTCATAAATCAACTGATTGTAGAAAAAGAATTTTCACATACCATCCTTGATGTTTTAGAGCCAACACACTTCGAAAACAAGTATTTCAAAACACTTGTTCAACTCATCAAAGAATACTACATAAAGTATGAGTGTTCACCATCATTTGAAACTTTATTTCAAATAGTGAAGAGTGAATTTCCTCAAGAGTTGATGTTGAAAATCTTAAATGACACAATCACTAAGATTCAAAAAGCACCAAGTGACGGTACCGCGTTTGTTCAAGAAAAAGCTCTTAAGTTTTGTAAACAACAAGAACTCCAGAAAGCTATCACAAAATCACAAAAGATTTTGGATAGTGGAGAATTTGAAAACTACGACAAGTTAGAAGAACTAATCAAAGCAGCACTTCAAGTAGGTGAAAATAACAAAAATGTTTCTGATGTCTTCAATGATTTGGATGATCTTCTTAGAGAAGACTTTAGACACCCAATTCCGATGGGAATACCTGGATTAGATAATCTTTTGAAGGGTGGTTTATCCAAAGGTGAGTTGGGTGTTATATTGGCCCCTACCGGGGTTGGGAAGACTTCGATTCTCACAAAAATAGCAAATACCGCATTTAATTTAGGTTATAATGTGCTCCAGATATTTTTTGAAGACAATCCGAAGGTCATACAAAGAAAACATTTTACTATATGGACAGGTATTGCACCTGATGATTTACCAAATCACAAAGAAGAAGTTTTAGCTAAAGCAGATGAAATTAAAAACAATTTCCAAAACAACTTGTATATCAAAAAATTGGCTTCGGATACGTATACAATGACACAAATCAAAGGTATGGTTCGGAAAATGATAGCGGATGGTAACCCTGTTGATATGATTGTTTTAGATTATGTTGACTGTGTGGTTCCAGACAAAAACTTGGGGGATGAGTGGAAAAGTGAGGGATCTGTAATGCGAGGATATGAGGCTATGTGTCACGAGATTGGTGTTGTTGGTTGGACAGCCACACAAGGAAATAGAAGTAGTATTTCATCTGAAATTGTAACGACTGATCAAATGGGTGGTTCAATCAAGAAAGCTCAAGTTGGTCACGTGATCATCACAGTTGCAAAAACTCTGCAACAAAAAGAAGCAGGACTTGCAACAATAGCTGTGACAAAATCAAGAATTGGTAAAGATGGTGTTGTGTTTGAGAATTGCAAATTTGATAACGAAATGCTTATCATTGATACAGAAAATTCGGTGACTTTCTTAGGGTTTGAAGAAAACAAAGAAGAGAGAAAACGTGATAGAATTAAAGAACTGATGGAACAAAGACAACAAAGATTGTCAGAAAAAACAAAAAACTAAACTAAATTTATTAACTATGGAAAAGATTTTAACAGAAAATCCAAATCGTTTTGTCCTATTCCCAATCCAACATGAGGATTTGTGGAAGTTGTATAAACAAGCCCAATCTTGTTTCTGGACAGCAGAAGAAATTGATCTTCAACAAGATTTATCAGATTGGGAAAGATTAAACGATGGTGAGAAATACTTCGTCAAGAATGTATTGGCATTTTTCGCGGCATCAGATGGCATTGTAAACGAGAACCTTGCGGAGAATTTCCTTAAGGAAGTTCAATACACCGAAGCCAAATTCTTTTACGGTTTTCAAATAATGATGGAGAATATCCATTCAGAAACATATTCACTATTGATTGATACATATATCAAAGATAAAGAAGAACAAAACACATTGTTCAATGCGATTGATACAATTCCCGCAGTAGCGAAAAAAGCGGAATGGGCATTGAAATGGATTAGTTCATCTTCGTTCACCGAACGATTGATTGCGTTTGCGGCGGTTGAAGGAATTTTCTTCTCTGGTTCATTCTGTTCAATTTTTTGGTTGAAGAGACGTGGACTTATGCCAGGGTTAAGTTTTTCGAACGAATTGATTTCTCGTGACGAAGGTTTACACACAAACTTTGCAGTCCATCTGTATCGTCATCATATTGAAGATCAACTATCCAAAGAAAGAGTTTTGGAAATTCTTACCTCAGCACTAACAATTGAAAAAGAATTTATTACCGAATCACTTCCAGTGGATCTTATTGGTATGAATTCAAAATTGATGTGTCAATATTTGGAATACGTCACAGACAGATTACTAGTTGATTTAGGTATTGGTAAGGTTTATAATTCTGAAAACCCATTTGATTTTATGCAAAATATCGCTTTGGAAAATAAGACAAACTTCTTTGAGAAGAGAGTTTCAGATTATTCCAAAAGAGGTGTGGGTGATGTGATTGAAAACAAAGAATTAAATTTTGAAGAAGATTTTTAAAATTGAAAAGAATGGAAGTTGTAAAAAGAGACGGTACTAGAGAATATGTGAAGTTTGAAAAAATTTCATCAAGAATTAAAAAGCAAACCTATGGTTTGAACGAAGATTATGTTGACTATTTTGAAGTATCCAAAAAAGTAATTGCTGGTTTGTATGATGGGGTCACAACCGAAGAACTAGATAGATTAGCAGCTGAAACCTCAGCCTCGCTGGTGACCAGTCACCCAGACTACTCAACACTTGCGGCACGTATTGTGATCACCTCGTTGTACAAAAGGGTTGATAAAAGATTCACCAACACAGTTGACAAATTATACCACTACATCAATCCTAAAACAGGGGATAAAGCTGGTATGATTTCAGATCAAGTATACAAAGTAATTACTGAACACGCAAAAGAACTAGACGCTATGGTTGTTCACGATCGTGATTTTAATTTTGATTACTTCGGTTTCAAAACATTGGAGAAGAGTTACTTGTTAAAAATGTTTGGTGAGGTCGCAGAAACTCCTCAACATTTATACATGCGAGTTGCTGTTGGTATTTGGCTTGACGATTTGGAAATGGTTCAAAAGACCTACGATATGTTATCACAAGGATTGTTTACTCACGCAACACCAACACTTTTTAATGCTGGGACAAAAAGACCACAACTAAGTTCGTGTTTTTTGTTAGATATTGACGATGACTCAATTCCTGGAATTTATAAAACACTGTCAGACTGTGCGGTAATCTCTCAAAATGCTGGGGGTATTGGAGTTAACATCCACAAAATTAGAGCTAAAGGTTCTTATATCAAAGGTACAAACGGAAGTTCAAATGGTATTGTACCGATGTTAAAGGTCTTTAATGAAACCGCCCGTTATGTTGACCAAGGGGGCGGTAGGAGAAAAGGATCAATTGCTATCTATCTTGAACCTTGGCACGCTGATGTATTTGACTTTTTGGATTTGAGAAAAAACCATGGAAAAGAAGAAATGAGGGCACGTGATTTGTTTTTAGCAATGTGGACACCAAATCTGTTTATGGAAAGGGTTGAGTCCGATGGTTTATGGTCGTTGTTCTCTCCAGATGAAGTGCCAGGTTTGATTGATGCTTATGACTCACCTGAAGATAAAAAATTCACCGAACTCTATACCAAATATGAAAGAGATGGTAAGGCTATCAAAACGATCAAAGCTCGAGAACTTTGGGAGAAGATTTTGGATTCACAAATTGAAACAGGCACTCCGTATATGTTATACAAAGATGCTGTAAACTACAAA